TTCATGGTTGGTTCCTCCTTGATTTTTTACGGGGTTTATGTTATTTTTAGTAAAGAAAGATTTTAATTTGCTTTATTTCTCTTTCTTTAACTGTCTATATTATAACTCAAATTTTAGATTATATCTATTGACATTATACCCTAAAAACGAGATTATATTTTGTATATATTGTGCATTATTTTTTAGATTATATTGAAGATAGGTGATAATGTGCTTAAATATAAAATCAATTTAATATCGGCGTTACGTGATGCCGGATATAGTACTTATAAAATCAAAAAGGAAAAGATTTTTACTCAAGCGCAATTGCAACACATGCGCGAAAATCATCTATTGACACATGATACATTTGATAAATTATGCCGTCTGCTCAACTGTCAGCCCGGCGACATACTCGAATATGTACCGGATGAAGATGATAAGTAATTTTATTTCTTTAACTGTCTATATTGTAGACTATAAATTAGTCTATGTCTATTGACATAATGCACTAAAATCAAGTCTATATTTCATATATATTGTGCACTAGTTTTTAGTCTATTCAAGGAGAAAAATAAATGATAAAATACAAAGTAAACATACTTGAAAAGTTAAATGAAAAAGGCTTTACTACCTATAAACTTGCAAAATCTGGTTTAATAGGAAACGCAACAATACAAAAATATAGAAATAATGAAGTTGCATATGGTAAAAATCTGAATTTGCTTTGCAAGCTTTTGAATTGTCAGCCCGGCGACATTATGGAATGGGTTCCGGATGACAAAGAAGATTAAGTACGAATTTCTTTTTTATTTGACATTACATGATATTTATTATATACTTGAATTAAAGGCGGCTGGACTTACAAGTCATAAGGCTATGCCCGCCCGGTTATTAATTGGCCGGATTAGCTTCTAAAGCTTCATCAAGTGTTGCGTACTCGATGTTATCAGCCGTGCCAATATAACCGTAATCGGTGTACATGTATACACCCCCTTTTTTATAAAGGCTTGTTGCAGCAAGCCTTTATTTATGTTAGTTAAGGTTTGTTTCATTCCCTTAACTTGATTATATTATACAGTAACAGCACTGCGATTGCAAGAACTTTTTATTAAAATTGTACGCAAAAATACAGTACTGTTACTGTTTTTATTTGTGCATTATTACCATACTATAGGCGGTGATCTTATGGCGGTATCGGAAGCAAAAAAGAAAGCAGACGCAAAATACCACGCTAAAAAAATCGCAGACGGAACTAATAAAAGACTCGGATTGACAATTAAGACGGCCGACTTTGATCTTATAGAAAAACACTGTACTGCCGTTGGAATGAGTAAAGCAGCTTTTATTGTTGCCGCTGCTCGTTATTGTATAAATCATGGAATAGATTTGACAAATACTAAATAATTATCAGGAGGAAAAAGGATGAAAACTATGAAAGTAAAACTTGCATTGCTTTTATCTGCACTAGTTTTATTGTTGTTCGTGCTAACAGGATGTGCTGAAACTCAATATGAAAAGGATTCTAAATCAGGCTTTAAAAAATTTTCTAGCGGTCAATTTAGTTCAATGACTGAAGGCGAAAAAAAAGCTGTTAATGATTTTTTGGAATGGCAAGAAAAAAATCAAAATTAAGTAATTTTAATTTTCTCAGAGCCGCCGTTGCTGCTACTGGAATTAGTAAAGCGCAACTAATTGTTAAAGCTATTAAATACTGTATTAAAAATAACATTAACTTAAATGATGATTAATTTGAAAGCGTGAAATGTGTCTAAAATTGGGGGTGTCCTTTATTATAAGACACCCCCCAAAAAAGACACCATAGCTTAATGAAAACAAGTCTTGTGCATAAACAAATCACCCTATAACAAAATCATATCGTTCTGTGATGTCATCAATATAATTGCTGTCTGGATTATAAATCATGTAAGAAAGTACAATAGATCCATTGTCTATTTGCTGACTTAATGAGCGATAGCCGATATAATTATAATTTACGTCTGCTGCATTCAAAAGTTTACCGTCCCCCGCCGTTTTATTGGTCACAACCCCAATACATCTTTCAATAATTGTTATGCCGTTTCTTGCCGCCAACATTTCCGCTGTCAATTCAGACGAATCATATAATATATAGTCTGTTAGCCCGTCCGCTTCTATTTGCCGCAAGAAAAAGTTTTCAGTTGCCGAATAATCAACACAATTATAGATATTTTTATTCTCGCCGCCTGTTGTGCTCGTAAACAAGAAAATCGCCATCAATACAGACAATATCTTAACCAACATATAAAATCCCCCTAATTATTTGATGTATTGAGTTTATAGCCAAGACTGTGTAAATACCGCGCCGCCTCATCATAACTTTTAAATAGATACCGCAATCCATTCCCAAATTCTACCTTGGCCGTTTTGTCGTCATAGATAAACACAATGGCTTTTGATTCCGCACTATAAAAATATTTACAAGTCATTATTTTACACGCCCCTCAATTGATTTTATTGTTATATAATTTTTTGTCACTAACTAATTTCAATATTTTTTAACGCCCGACAAGTTTTTCTGATTTCCTTAACCGGCGGCGCAAACCGATCAAAGCCCCCCGCCAATGCAACTTCAGCCGCCGCAACAATTTCTCTCCCGCTTGCAGACTCTATTTTTAATTTGTATGCGTTATGTTTAGGGACGCTCTCCAAGTCACACACTAGTTTAAATGCGCCGCCCAAAACAGTATTGTCAGTCCTACCCGTCTTTAACATATAACCAAACAAACCACGCCGCGCCTTACTTCCCGCCGCCTCTTGGTAAAGCCGCTTCAAGTCCCAATATGTTTCTATGACTGATATTGATTTCATCTTTGTTCACTCTTTCTTTATTGATTTTCTCGTTATATGCTTTTATTTATTAAGATATAACATGCACTACCTATTTGTTATGTCTTAATTATATCATTATATAACAACAAAGTCAATATATTTATTATTTAATTATGCACAAAAATATAATAGCCGCATTGTGCATATTGATTATATTGTTATATATCGATAAACAATTATTTTCTTATCCGCATAATTTTTATGGTTCCGAAATGTTGTCAAACATAATAATTTAAACATTGTTCTAAGTCGCCCCCTTACTCTTTAATACCGTGGTTTATTTGTAATATTTATAATAAAATATATTATTTATTTTATAATTTACAATTCAAAAATTCTCGCTGCTTTAGTTTTTAATACAGCAATCAAAAATCTGTAGCTAGATATGAAATAATAATATAATTCCATCAATCTATTTTCCGTATTCCGTCAATGTTCCATTTATATTTTTCTGCTAACAGGTTATATATTATTCGCTCTGTAACACTGCTGTAACTGTATCAATTAAGTTTGCAAACTCTATGTCATGCCTGTCCATATCGCTGCTAAGTGATAGGTCATAATCTATTATCACATTGTTAACAGCGTCAGCCCCGTATTGATCAATTAGTGCATTGAGTTTAGCTTGGTTTGCCTCATACATGGCAAAGTAGTCTTGCCACCAATCAAAGCTATCTTGATCAATATTATATGCGTCCTCTTGGGCGTTATAGTGGATGTAACTGCCTATTGCCCCGCTGTTTCCTATGATTTCTTCAGTCAATTCTTGATCTGTAGTCTGATCAATATATCTGATTTCTTCTAGCTTTCCTGTTTCGTTGATGATAAATTTCATGGTAATTCTCCTTTATTGATTTTCTTGTTATATGCGTTTTTGTCTTTGTTTTGTGATTATATTATAGCACAGTATAACAATAAAGTCAATAGTTTATGTTTTTTTGTTTTTTAATTTTGTAAAAAATACAAAAATATCATTTTCGATTGAGTTTTTTACAAGCAAAATTTTTAACATAAAAAGGAAAATAATAACCAAACACCAACAGTAAAACAGGCATACAGCATAAAACAAGGCCAAAACTGGACAAAATCTTTTGTTCGGTTTTTGGCGTTTTACGAACAAAACATAGCTTCCCAAAATGGGGAGACAATGGGCCTTTTGTTTGTTCATTCATACGGGGGGTATTTTACAATTTTATCGCTTTTATTTTTTGGGAATTGGTAATAGTACATCTACTCAACATCCAGTGCCAATTTTCCTATCCAATCCCCTATCTAACCCCAATTTAGCATCGTATCAAATATCGCAGAATATCCCAAAATAGAGCACGATCACATCCCTTCCGACCTTTATAATTTAACTACTGTTATATTTGTTTTCAAACTACAATTCTTAAATCATTACCAAAATGGGATATTATGAAATAAACACTCCGATGGCCTCAAAATTTATACCGAACATACAACAAGAAATTCAATAAAACTCTTGACATATAATTAAAAATGTAGTATAATATAAACATAAAGAAGTCCCCAAAACAGCGGGATTTTTATAAAACATCATATAACAATAAATTCAATTTTAAACGAGGTTGTTGCGATGAAAAAAATTGAAACTGTTGATCAGGAAAAATATGTGATTGCTCCATGGGTTGAAGAATATGTTAAATCTAAAGTAAAAGATGTTACAAAACCAAAAGAGTTAATCCCCCCTATTATAGATATAGATGATGTAGAGGAAGATCTATCTAACAGAAATCCAACAGATCCAATTAAATCATTGGACGATGTTGAGCGGTTAAAAGAATATATTCTAAATCGCAAGGGACATAAAAATGTAAACCTCCGAGACTATGCTTATTTTGTACTATCACTTAACATATGTAGACGGGCGGGGGATATTTTAGCATTGCATGTATATGATGTTTTAAATATAGACGGTTCTTTTAAAACACACATTACATTTGAGCATGAACAAAAGACCGGGAAAAAATCTATTATATTATTAAATTCAAAATCAAAAGAAGCATTGACATTATATTTTAATTCTTTCAATGGCAAATATAAAATGTCTGACTGGCTCTTTCCAAAATCTAATAATCCATCTGAACATATGTCTGTAGATGGTATGCGACGTATGCTTCAACGAGCAGCGGCAGCACTTAATATTGATATGCACATGGGAACACATTCACTAAGAAAAACAATGCCATATCATATAATTAGCACTAGTAAAAATACAGAAGATGAAGTTATAGCATCACAAGTTTTAGGACATAGAAATATAAAAAACACTTATCACTATATTTGTCGAGGTCAAGATATACTGGATCAATACATGGAAATACATGGATTATAACTAATATATTATAGACTCTAATAATTTATAGACTGTATCAGGTTACAGACTATAACAGGATACGGAATATGTCAGGTTACAGACTATAAGTTGATATAGTAAGATTACTCAAATGTTGTTTTGCGTCAAGCCGCAAAGCCAACATTCTCGTCATTCACGAAATTGGCTGAAGCCATTTCGTTCATGATTAATAATAATAAAATTTATTTTTTAATTCTATGACAAGATACGAATTATATCAAGTTACAGGACACAAACCGTTACAGAATTAAACCGGGTTACAGACTGTATCGGGTTACAGTATATTAATACAAAAAAGCTGTTCAGTCCCTACGGGATCACATTTGTAATGATTATTAATATAGCAAAAAATAAAAAGTCCCCATTTTGGGGCAATAGTAGCTTGTTTCTTGTAAAGCTAATGGATGGTAACTAGCGATTTTCGTAAAGTTCGTGGTGGGTATCTATTGATTTTTACCAATTACTAGCGATTTTTTCCAAACAAAGGGTTGATTTAATGCCATATATTGCCAACGGAAAGGTGATTCCAAGTGCTGGTTCACTTGTTATCACACCTGAAGAACGAATGCGTAAAGAGAAAATTGAGGAAGCAAAACAACTTCGAGCAGATGTTTATTATAATACACGTGAGCATGGTGGATTTATATTTATGAAAGCAGACGAAAGCGTGCTTCAACATATGGATTCTGCTACAGTTGGAAGACTTGCTTATTTGAGTACATTTTTATCTTTTGAAGAACAAAGATTGTTAGATCCAGATGGTACTGTTTTTGAAAAAAAAGATCTTTCATCTATTCTTGGTGTAAGTCGTCCTACTGCAAATAATTTTTTTAATCAATGTCATGATGCTGGTATTTTAGATGATGATGGAAAATATGGAGTGTTACTTAAAGATATTTTTTATAAAGGGAAAAGTAATGATCATAGAATAATTAAGCTGTATCAAAAAACAATCCGTCAGTTATATAAAAGGTTACCATACAAGAATCATAAATATTTGGGGTATATCGTGCAACTGGTGCCTTGGATAAACTATGAGTGGAATATAGTTTGTCATAATCCATTAAAAAAAAATTATGAACTCGCAAAACCTATGATGTTAAAGGATATATGTAATATTCTTAATTATGATGAATTACATAGCCATAGATTGACAGAAGCATTGACAGGTACTTGGTTTGAATGGGACGGTGTAAAGCAAGCTCTTTGTGCAGTTGTAAATGTAAACACAGAGGATGCTAGACAAAACAGCTTAATTGTCAATCCACATTTGATTTTTGCTGGGACTGATTTTAAAAAAGTTGAAGAATTTGGAATGTCGTTTGTCCCAAGAAAGAAGGAGTAAACTGTAATGGAATTGAGTCAGGTGCAGCAGGAAGCCATAGATTTTTACACCGGCTGCTGTAATGTAATTGCTTCAGCTGGTAGTGGAAAGACGAGTGTTATTGTAAATCGAATTGCAAAACTTATCGAAGATTACGATGTAGATCCAGGAAAAATCCTTGCTATTACTTTTAGCAAAAAAGCAAAGGAAAATATGGTTGAGAGATTAACTAAAATGGTTCCTGAATATGTAAACTTTATTAACATCGAAACATTTCATTCGTTTGGATATAAGATTATTCGTCAATTCACAAGAGAACAGTTTGAAATTTTAGATGCTGATTGGAAACGGGTTAAGATTATTGAAGAAATTTATCAAGCAATGTATCAAACAAGAAAAGTTGATGGAAGGAAAATTGCAGACATTCTGCATTACATATCCGTACAAAAAAATCAAATGAAAAAACCAGAGTCAAGTGATAGATATGGAAAAATCTACAAGAAATATGAGAAATATAAAGCCAAACATAATCAGTTAGACTTCGATGATATGTTGATAAAGTGCTATGAAATTTTGAAAACAAATGAAAAAGGATTAGAATACTGTAGAGAAAAATATCAGTTTATTTTGGCAGATGAGATGCAAGATACAAATGCAGTACAATATGCAATTTTAAAACTAATTGGGCTTAAATACAAGAATGTGTTTATTGTCGATGATCCGCTGCAATGCTGGGATGGCGAAAATAAAGTTTTGCTCAGTGATGGCACTACAAAAAAGGTCAAAGACTTACATATTGGAGATTGTGTTGAGACTGCATATGAAAAAACAAGTAGATTTTTCCCAATTACAAACATTTCAAGTTCTATCAAAGATAATGCAATAGAAATAATTACTGAATCAGGGAAATCAATTATTACAACAAGAGATCATAAGTTTTTTGCCGGAACACCATTTTTTTCTGATAATACATGGTATTTATACTTAATGTATCGAAAAGATAAGGGATTTAGACTGGGGATAACGAGCGGAGGATTAACTAAGCATATTCGTGCAAGAATAAGTTCGGAACATCCTGAGAGATTTTGGATCATTAAACAATATGATAATAAATCTTCCGCAGGATTTGATGAAGAATTATTGTCTTTAAAATATAGAATCCCAACGCTCCCCTATTTTAATATCGGTAGACAGATTCGTTTGACTCAAAAGCATTTGGATGATATTTTTAAAACATTTGGATATGGTGGATTTAAATTATTAGAAGATTATAATATGGATTTTAATTTTCCAAATTATGTAACGCAAGATTTCAAAGATAAAAATAATTCTTTTGCAACCATAAAACTAACCTCTAATGTTATTAAGAACAGAAACGTTGTATCCTATGAAAAAAATTTAAAACGAAAAGAAAAAATTAGAAGAACATTTTCTAATTACAAAGAGGCGTACGAATTTGCTTACAATTTAATGTATGAATTGAAAGTCGATATGGTAGTAGAGAGGATGTCGGCAAATGATAGAAATATGTTTAATGCTGTGTGTGCAACAAATCTTATGCCAATGATGGAAATTTTAATTTCAGATAATGGACAAATTGTTCCTGAAAGAATTGCCACTATTAACTTGTTGGAAGGAGAATATCATGTTTTTGATATCGAAGTTGCTCATGCTGGCAATATGATTGCAAATGGAATAGTAAGTCATAATTGTATTTATGGATGGAGAGGATCAGACAACAAGTTTGTATTAGACTTTGATCAAGAATGGCCCAATGCAAAAACCATCCAGTTAAATAAAAACTATCGTAGCAGTTCAAACATTGTACAGGCAGCAAATCATTTTGCTCGTTGTATTCCAGAATCAAATCATAAACATTATGTTGAGAGTATCGCAGATAAAGGATCTTTTGAGGAACCCCATTATAGTGTATATTTTAACGAAATGGAAGAAGCTGAAAAAATTGCAGATAAGATTAATGAACATGTTGAAGAAGGATATAGTTATAGTGATATCGCAATTCTGACACGAACAAATGCTCAATTGCAGAATTTTGAAACTGCATTATATCAAAAGAAAATTCCTTATATGGTTGTTGATGGAATATCGTTTATAGATCGTAAAGAAATCAAAATTGTAATTTCTTATTTACGTCTTGTTTGCGATATTAATGATGATGAAGCATTCGAGTATATTTATAATCGTCCTACTAGGTTTTTAGGCTATCAGTTTTTACAGGAAGTTAAGCGGGTTGCAAGAAATGAAAAAAGCTCTTTGTATTGTGCTATGTCTAAAGTTATAAAGTCAAATTTTCGTTATAAAAATGCGAAGGAAATTTATAGTATCGTGAATCAGCTTCAAGCTGGGGATTATAAAACAGTGGCAGACATGATAAAAAATATGCGCGAGATTCTTGATTTAGATTCTTATGTGTCTAAGGATTTGGGCGACAACGACGACAGTAAGATCGAGAACTTGAATACACTGCAAAATATGGCTGTTAATTATAAAGATGCAAAAAAATTTGTGGCATTTTTAACTAAATTCACTAGAGAAAAGAAAGTAAACAAGGATTCTGTGAAACTTATGACGATTCATAAATCCAAAGGGCTTGAATTCCCTATTGTATTTGTTGCTGGTGTAAATCAAGGATTGTTACCTCATGAAAAGAACTGGGATCTAAATGAAGAAAAGCGTTTGATGTATGTGGCCATCACAAGAGCAGAGAAGGAATTATATGTTTCTTCTACACAGTTTTATAACAATAGAGAAATGACGGAAAGCGAGTTTGTTTCTTATTTATTTGACGAATAACAATAAATACAATTATAGAGGGTGATATTAAATGAAACAGAAAAAAGGAGAGTTATATGGAAGAATATTTGTGTCAATATTCATGCCAATTCTGTATTTGGAATGAATATTGTGAAGACGAACAACCTTGTGATTTTTATGATGACGGACAAGATAAAATTAATCTGTCAGATTTAGAAATCGAAAAACATATTGAAGATGAAAGAACAAAATATAGAAATGAATATAAAGAATATTTAAAGGAGTTTTATTTAGGATGAAAGATATAAATTTTATTTCAAGAAACGACAGGAAGTATTATCGATTAAGCGATTTTAAGAAATATATCCGCGAACTCAATATACAATATTCGGTAAAAAAAGCAAAAGCTGAATATATTCTTGAGGCGGCAGAAGATGGTATTACTTATCGTTATATAGATTTGGAAAATCTGAAGAAGATTGCAAAATATAATTTTGATTGCAATGATTATCGACATACAGTTGGAGAACAGTTATTTGAAATTATTGGGGAGTTCGAGACTGAGAGCAATTCTCAACAAGAAAATATACCTTTCTCTAATACTGAAAGTCAAAATGAAGCATCTAATATTTTAAAATCTTTTGTATCTCAAAAATTTGGGGTGTTGCGTGTTGTGATTCAAAATGACAATCTTTGGTTTGTTGGCAAAGATGTTACTGGTATTCTTGGCTATACAAATCCAAGCAAAGCATTGTCAGACCATGTTGATGATGAAGATAAACTCAATAACGAATCGTTATCGAGTTTAGGACAGCGTGGTGGTTGGCTCATTAATGAAAGCGGGCTTTATTCACTTATATTGTCCAGCAAACTACCTACTGCCAAGGAATTCAAGCGTTGGGTTACAGCAGAGGTATTACCATCTATTCGCAAGCATGGAGCATATGTAGATTCTCAGACATTAGAGAAGATGATTAGTTCTCCTGAATTTGGGATTAAGCTGTTGACCGCATTAAAAGATGAACGTGAAAAGAATAAGAAAATTCAGGAAGAAAATAATCATCTTACTGTTGCTAATAAGATTCTTTCTCGTCGGTCAGCAACATGGGATAACAAGAGAATTGTGTCTGCCTGCATGAGAACATTAGCTGCATTCCGTCTAAATGGCGACTGTCAGTTTGCTTATAATATTTTGTACAAAGAACTTCGCTATAAAAAAGGAATTTGTTTGAGGAATCGTAGTGGTGCAAATCATCTAATTGATCGGATTCACGAAGATGAGTGGAAAGATGTTATGGAAGTTGTGGCAGGAATTTTTGAGCGGAATGGACTTGATATTGCAAGAACTATCAATGAAGTTAATGCAGAAAGGGTGACAAAGGCATGAATAATACTAAAGTTGATCCAATAATTTACCTTGATAATGCAAGCACAACAAAACCTTCCCGTTTTGTAATAGATGCAGTTCTTACAGAAATGTATGAGCAATATGGTAATCCGAGTAGTTTACATGATATTGGTCGAAAGGCAAAAATCGCTGTGGAAGAGTCCAGAAAAATTATTGCAGATTCCATTGGAGCAAAACCGTCAGAAATTTATTTTACATCGGGTGGCAGTGAAAGTGACAATCTTGCTTTGCGCGGCATTGTGCCTCATCTTAAAGAAATTGGACGCACTACAATTATAACAAGCCTTATTGAACATCCTGCGGTTCTAAATACTTGCAAAAATTTAGAGAAAGACGGACTTAAAGTTATATATATGCCAGTGGATCAAGACGGACGTGTTGATATTGAGGAACTTGATAAGGTTATGAGCCAGAACAAAGATGATATCGGTTTGGCATCTATTATGGCAGTAAATAATGAGGTTGGTTCTATCCAATTGATTGATGATATTGGAGATTTATGCCAAGAGTATGGCGCAATTTTTATGACTGATGCTGTTCAGGCATTGGGACATATTCATTTGGACGTAAACAAAAGTCATATTGATTTAATGGCGATGTCTGGACATAAAATTCATGCCATGAAAGGAATTGGAGCTTTATATGTCAGGAATGGAATCAAACTAACCTCTCTCATTACTGGTGGTGGTCAGGAAAATCATCTTCGTGCTGGAACAGAAAATGTGCCGGGCATAATATCTATGGGTAAAGCTGTAGAGCAACTAAATAGAAGAATTAATATTAATACAGCTTACTATGAGTATTTGCGCGATCTTTTCTTCTCTGAACTAAATCTTCTTGATGTTTACTATATAGAAAATTGTAGTGGTGGAGTTCCCCATATTATTAGTCTTACCATACCAAAGTGCGAAAGCGAAGCTATGCTGCTGCTTCTAAATCAAAAAGGTATCTATATATCTGCTGGGTCGGCATGTACGGCTGGTTCACTTGAACCTTCACATGTTTTGAAAGCTTTACATTTAAGTGATCAAGACGCGAGCTGTACAATTCGTATTTCAATGAGCATGTATAATACTTCAAATGATATGATTCGAACAGCACACGCAATTTCTGATTGTGCTCAACAGCTTCAGTCCATGCTGGAATAACTCCACAATGAAATGATAATTCTATGAAGAAATTTTATATTGTAGAAGAAGGATCGAAATTATATCAAGATTATAAAGATTGGATAGATACTTATTTGAAAAATAATAAAAGAATTTTTGACTTTATGAGAGAACATAGAATTTACGCTACAGAATATTTCTCAAATAATTATCGTTTTGGAATTGTGCCAAAGGTATTTGATGATGAAAAGTTTGGAAACCAGTTTATAAAGCATATATATCCACATGGATTAAGACTTTTTAAAAAGAATTCCTTTATCGGAAAAAACTGGGTAAAATATGCATCTACAATGAAATTTCCTATCTACCCCTCCCCTGCTCGGTATAACGAATATTATACAGATCGTGATTCTTCAGAACTATTATATTATGATGGTTTACTATATGCTTCTATTGATGCTGAAAATATTTCAGTTCCAGACACGATATTTCATGAGATTCAAGAAAGCGAATTTTATAAAATAATGGAGGACTTATAGATGATCAAAATTTTTGATGGTGATTTGTTGGACGCAAAGGAAACTTATATTGTTCATCAAGTGAACTGTTATGGAGAAATGGAATACGGAATAGCTTTGCAGATAAAGAACAGGTATCCAGATGTATATCGCCGATATCAAGATTATTGCAATGAACATCCAGCAAAAAATTTAATTGGAAGAATACTTTTGATTCCTACATATGACGGGAAAATTATTTGTAATATATTTGGTCAAGAAAAAATTTTTTATGGAAAGCAGTTTACAAATATTTCTGCTTTAAGCAGGTCTTTTAAAAGTCTTTCCAAAATTGTTCCTCGGTTTGAGACAATTGCAATGCCATATTTGATTGGTTGCGAAAAAGGCGAAGCAAGCTGGGAAATTATTTATCCCATTATTCAGAATATATTTGCAAAGCATACAGTTGTTTTATATAAGCCTATATAACAATAAAATCAATATGTTCAAGGAGGAAATTCAGTGAAATGTGAAATTTGTGGTAAAGAAATTGAACAAAGTCAATATAGTAATGCTATACTTTGCAGCTCGACATGTTTTGAAACACATTTTTGGAAAAAAATTATTGAAGAGAAAGATCAGCATATTATCATAAATGGAAAATGTTTTTGTGATGGTGGAGAAGTAAAGTATCCTGATCGGTATTCGTTTTTAGGATTTGCTGGTCGTAGATTTTGGATTAGATTTTTTAATGGAAAGGAAATCACAACAAATAACCTCTGGTTTCAGGGAGATATTCCCGATGAGTTTAGAATTGAGCTTTCAGATAATGCAGAGTTTTATACACCAGAACATGTTAATTTTGGAGACTCTTTGATCGGTGGTGAAACATATTAATACAAATGCAATTTATATACCTTCTTTGGATGGAAAAGATATCTATATTTCAAATCATTTAGATCCTAAAAACGGATATAGATTAAGAAATAAAAACGGCAACTTAAATATGTCTCGGTTTATCAATACCTTAGATTATAGTCTTGATTTAAATAAATTACGGCAAGTACATAAAAATATTTTCCCTGTTGCAGATACGAATCAGTTAGAAACGGTTTTTTCATTTGATAATAAAGAGCAAGTTTATAATGAATTTAATTCTAGGGGAAAAGAATACTCTTACCAAGTTATCAATGTTACCTTCAAGTATAGTAATAAGGAATTCAACAGAGTGCGAAATTGTTATTATATTCGTTTTGGATATAGACTTGAAGATTTGGAATTTAGAGATTGTATTGCTTGGGACAATGACGAAGTGGTTGGCGTTTTAACTGGCGAACCGGTTAGTACCCCTCTTGATAAAGATAAACTAACATATTTTGAATTGAAAAATGGGACATATCAAGCTAAAACTAATATCTTAACAAAAAATAGTGTTGCAGATATTCGTGCCGACATTTATGAAAATGGGTTCATATGTGAAGGAATTAAATATGTTCGTTTTAAACGAAGCTCTGGTTCAAGTCGTGTTGGGAAATGTTTGTTTATTAACGAAAAACTATATGATGCTATGCACGAATGGGAAATGTGTGGTATTAAGGTAAATGAAGGACAAGATATTGATTTAGCTGCTCTAGAACCTTATATTGCATTAACTCTCAGTAGTATCATTGATACAATTCAGATTAGACCGGAAAATATTTTAGTTATAGATGATTATGAAAGTATTTTTCACGAAAAAGCTATTGCTACAAAACTAGTAGATGGATGGCTTGTATCAAAACCGGAAGATGTAGAAATTGCAAATAGCATTTGGGACGGACAATCTTTAATGGATCGAAGTCTATTTGGAGAGTATTCAAATAAGGGAATGCTTTTATTGCGAGCTAGGTTCTTTAAATCTTGTTGTTTTAATACAAATATTCAGCAATGGTTTGCTGATCATGGAATTAAAAAAATTAGCCAACTTAACGGGTATACAAGAGCAAAAAAAATAGAAGATGTTAAATTGATTACCACACCGAGTTCTATTAAGTATCTCAAATTTGGATCATTAGATCAGTGGCTTGATACTTTAGAAACAACTTTTGGTATTGTAAAGTATGAAAAGAAAACACATTTTTTTGATGGTCGTATGGTTCAAACACATTATCAGTTAATTAACACATTGCAGATGACTTATGATGAGGTTGAGAAATTTATTCAACCATCATTAGAATATGTAAAAATGATTAAGACTGATCCCGCTATTTTACGTCATCAAATTAGTTATCAGTACCAGTCCCCAGATGATGTCTTTTATACAAAAGCAGTTACATCTAAAAATGACATCATTTACAAGTTATTAGGGTTAAATGATAGATTTTCAAAAACAAAAATGTATCGTAATTTTTGTAATGATTTGATTAAATCTTTTATTAAAAATTTGCGTTGCGGTCATGTTTTGGTTCATGGAAATTATAGCACATTATGCGGCAATCCAATTGAAATGTTAAAAATGGCAATTGGACAATTTGACGGTATATCGATTATTAAAAAAGGAACAGTTCATTGTACAATGTTTGAAGACGGGAAGGAATTACTTGGTTCTAGAAGCCCACATGTAACAATGGGGAATATTTTGGTTTCTCAAAATGTAATTCACCCAGAAATTGCTCGCTACATGAATCCTACAGATGAAATTGTATATGTCAATAGCATTCAAGAAAACTTGCTTGAACGGTTAAGTGGCGCCGATTTCGATTCTGATACAGTAATGTTGACTGATAATGAAATTCTTGTAAATGCTGCAAAACGAAATTATGATAATTTCCCTGTTCCAACTAAGTTAGTTGAGTCAGTTAAAACAAGACGAAAATATACTAATCAGGAAAAGGCAGATTTAGATATTAAGACCAGTGTAAATAAAATTGGCGAAATTATTAATTTATCACAGGAACTTAATTCTATCCTCTGGGATCGAGTTAATAACGGAGCAACTATTGATGATGTAATGGAATTATATTGTGATATTTCACAATTGGATGTTATGAGTAACCTTGAGATCGATTCGGCGAAGAGAGAAAATCCTGCCAATAATACTCGTGAATTACAATTGTTGAAAACCAAATATGATGTTCGCGACAAGAAAAATCGTCATATTCGGCCGCTTTTTTTTAAATATATTGATGGATACAAAGGTTATAGAAAAGATTATTACGTATACATAGAACAGGATGATGAATTTCAAAAGTTGTTCAGGACAGATAATTATAAAGAAGCATATGGAATTAAAAGACAATCTATAAATAACATTGTAGTTGAACGTGGAAGAATGTCTTATCGGAAACATGAAACTTCAATGGACTATTTGCAAAAGTGTATAAATCGGTTTTATATGCCTCGCGATAAGGAAGCCAATCATGGACTTTCATATATTCTTATTCCCATTAGTGCTACTTCTGGAATTTATCAAAAAGATGTTGAAGAAAAAATTATAGAAATTGCAAGAGCAGCAAAAAAAGAAATAAGCTTAATATGGGAAAATACAGGATTAAATAAAAAAACGAAAAGAGAATTGGCATATGAAATTCAAAAAAAATGCTCTGAGGCATTACAAAAGGTTCCGATTAATGAAAAAACAATGAGGAAACTACTTGGAAAATTAGAGCATGAGTATTTAGATATATCAAGATTTTTATTTTATTTACTATTAGAACAAGTACATGGTTTCATGTTATCAGGGTTTTACCAGATCATTCAAAAAAGTACATCTACGGTAAGTATATTACAAGAAGATAAAGAAGGAGATTTGCAGATATATGAATTTCATTATTTTAAAATCCAAAGCGAAAGTGAGGATTATGACTTGAATTATAATAACCAAGAAGAATTTGCAGGATATGTGAATTGCTTTTTGAAAAAATATGGGATTTCACAAAAGTGGCTATCCGAACAGCTTGAAATCAGTAAAACAGTTTTAAGCGACTTTTTGACAGGTAGACAAAAGTTATCAAAAAGTAATTGCTATAACCTTATTTCTTTCATAAAAACATACGAAAGCAACATGAATTGGCTTGAAATTAAGTAAATTTACGGATTTTTTTCCGTAAAAATAGACTTTATATTCAAAGAAAATCTTTAATATTGCCCCAAAATGGGGATATTTATTGGATTTAGCTAACTGCTCCTAAGGGTACAACAACTAAATACCCTAATATTATGGACTTTTAATGGTTCAAATTTATTGTGAAGGAATGAAAAAATTGATATCTATTACGAAACCAGAGTCAGAGAGGGTGCGCGAAGTATATCCACGTGCAGAAATTGTACGTACTTGTATTCAAAAGAGTAAACGTCATCATTATTATTTGCCAGAGGAAGAAAAATACTTACGTTTGATTATAGATACAAATGATGCTGCGTCTATTATTTGTAAACAAATTGATCAAATGCGTGAGCGCAGACGCAAATACCGTCACTGATGGAGGTATCGAATGAAAACAAAAGGATTTTATGATATTGATATGGAAATTAACGAAGAAACACTTCTGAAGTATTCGGGGGTAGATGAGTTTTTCTATTTGCGTAATTTGCAAAATAGAAAGCTATATCTTTCAGAAGATATTGATGAGTATATTATTGATTCAGTCGTGCGTCACATCTTACAATATAATGCTGATGATAAGGGTTTACCTGTTGAAGAAAGAAAACCTATTTTGTTGTATTGTTCTTCTAATGGGGGTTCCGTTGATGCTGGATTTGAATTAATTGATGTCATCATGCAAAGTAAAACTCCAGTGTATACTATAAATCTTGGATATCAATATTCTATGGGATTTTTAATTGGTCTTGCTGGTCATAAACGTTTTGCTTCTAAGTCAGCAAAATTTTTGCTTCATGATGGGACAAATGTAATTATAAATTCTGGAACAAAAGCGCAAGATCAGATGGAATTCAATAAGAAAATTGAGCAGCGTATCAAAGAATATGTACTTGATCGAACATCTGTCACTAACGACGAATACGATAAACATTTAAGAACTGAATGGTACTTATTTGCAGATGAAGCAAAACAATGGGGTATGACTGATTATATTATTGGCGAAGATTGTGTCCTTGATGATGTCGTATAAAGGTGATTGAATGGCAACAAAAAAGAAGAATATTATAGATTTTTCACAGGAGAAGCCAATAGATTTAAGTCAAAATCCGTTTTATGGCTTTGATCTGGATGCCGAACAATTACATTTTGCTAATTCCATATGGAGTTCAGATATTGACATCGTTTTTTGTAATGCGAAAGCTGGTACTGGTAAAACAACTATTGCAGTTGGTGTTGCAAATATGTTGGTTCAATATGGTGATTATGATGAGATAATTTATATTATGTCTCCGTATGGTGAAAGAAAACAAGGATGGCTTCCGGGTTCTATAACTGAAAAAAGTTCTGTATATTTTGAAGCTTTTTATCAGGCGTTATTAGATTGTAATGTTAATTTAAATACTGCTATTAACACTGATAGCATGGTAAATCAAAAGAACGGAACCGCATATATAACTTGCATTACCGATACTTTTCTAAGAGGTTCAAATTTAAATAATGCTGTTATTATCATTGATGAAGCACAAAATTATACCGTTGCACAGTTAAAGAAGGTATTAACCAGAGTAGGAAAACAAGCTAAAGTAATTGTGATAGGGCATGAATTACAATGTGATTTAGAAAATCCTGCTGAAAGCGGGTTTATAAAATATATAAATCACTTCTCTGGAAAAGACAGAGCTGCTATTTGTAATCTGAGTAAAAATTATCGCAGTTGGATTAGTCAATATGCAGATGAGCTAAAAGAATGATTTCATAGAATATTAAGCGTTCCTATTCGCTTTATCTTGTGGATCGTTTTCAAAATAACAATAAATACAATTAACATTTTGATTAGAGGTATTAAATTATGATTAATAATTTTATTTGTGACAACTGTAACCATTATATGGTTTGTGAAAAATTAAAGACATTGATGAAGTTTCATGAAAGTGCAAAAAAAGATCTGTTAATAACACTTACTATGGAAAGTTGTATGGACTATGAGGCCGTTTCCGATCATGACGCGGAAGCCGATAATATAAATGACGGGTAATTATTATATTTAAGGGGAGCGATAAAAATAGAAAGATCAGAATTTTTAAGCCGACAACTTGATTTACTTTCTAATCGTTTGCATGATCCTACTATTGAATGGCAGGATATCGCTGATTTACGTTCTGAATACATAGGTGAAGAAGAACATCGTGATACGATTCGTAAAGGGGCCAAACTGTTATATGAGTATTTACAAGCTGGATGGGTTAGAAATCCAGAAGAAGGCACAGATACTATTTCTCATAATACAGAAAATAAAATACATGAGCTACAAAAAGAACGTTATAAACTCCAAACGGAAAAAATAGAGTTAAATCGTTGGTTGCGCGAAAATGCACGTGATGAATTAATTACAGAACATATTTGTCAGGCCATTGCAAAACTTGATCCGTTTATATTCCCAGAGCCAATTATTCCTGAACATGGTACTCGTGAATATTTGTGTTGCTTTGGTGATTGCCATTATGGAATTGACTTTGAGATTAAAGACTTAGCCGGTAAAGTAATCAATGCATATAGTCCAGAAATTTTTGAAGCACGTATGTGGGATTTATTTGGACAACTTGTAGAAATCATTAGTGAACGTGGGATTACTGAGCTTAACCTTTGGGACTTAGGTGATAACATTCAGGGTATTTTACGGTTAAATTCTCAATTAATGAAGCTTCGGTATGGAATTATAGATTCCAGTATTTTGTACGCTGATTTTATTTCTAAATGGATGAATGAGTTAAGTAAATATGTGAAAATAAAATTCCAAATGGTAATTGATTCAAACCACAATCAATTACGGATTTGTAATGCGCCTAAGAACGCTTTCAAAGAAGAAAATATGAGTAAAGTTATATTGACGTTGATGAAACAGCGTTTAAAAGATAATCCGAACATTGAGTTTATTGAGAATCCAACTGGTATGAACTTTGGTGAATTAGCTGGTTTTACAGTTCTTGCAATTCATGGTGAAGTAAAAAATTTATCTGATTCATTGGCAAAGTTCTCAATTGCTTATAAACAACCGCTTGATTATATTATTGGAGCACATTGTCATCATTTTACTAGCTCTGAAATTGGCCGACGCAGCGAGGCAATTCAAATTCGAAGCATTATTGGAATTGATCCATATGGATTATCCTTAAATGCAACTTCCGATGCTGGATCTTCTTTATTCGTATTCGAGGAAGATAAGGGCTTAGTGTGTGAATACAAAATTATTTTAAATTAGATACAGCAGGAAATTGTTATACATAATATTATGCTGTAAAAATGAGGTAGATTATGAATAGAAGTGATTTAGTTTCTGACATTTCCTTACGAACAGGATTTACAAAAAAGGATATTTCTAAAATTGTAGAAGCATATGAAAATTCTGTAATTGATGCTATTCGCAACGGGGATTCCGTTCTTCTACAAGGGTTCATGCGTATAGAACGGAAAATTAAAAAGGAGTATATTGGACATAGTTTTGGTGCAAAGGACAGAAAAATAGTTCCAGAACATGAGTATGTTAAAATTCGTCCGGGAAGTACGCTTGCGGATTGTATTAAATAAAGGGCGGGGGTCTTATCCCCCGTCTTATATGAGAAGATAGCTCAACTAGAAGAGCATTTGGATAGAGTCTAAAAGAAAAAGGTTCAAGTCCTTTTCTTCTCAATAAAACTTTTAGAATTAAAAATTTTGATGCAGTTTTATTCGAATTGTGTCCGGATTTCTATTATAATATATATATATATATTATTTATTCGTAGAGAAATACCTCCTTCTTTCTCTTTCAAGGTTTTATATATGAGAACATTAACCATAGTCTCATTTTAATATAGAAGCTATTATATTTTTTAATCATTTTTTAGGAAATACTTGTAAAATATGATAAAATATGACATAATAATTCTATAAGAAGGAGGGTGACATCTTTCATGCCAGAATTTAATGATTTACTAAGCGATATTAGGCAAAATAATTTTACATTTTTAATAGGTGGAGGGGCATCACTTTCTTCAAATGTAAAATCTCCGTACGACCTTGCATATGGATGGTTTGAAAAATTATTCAACTATATGATTAAAATTCAAATAGCCGAAACCGATGAAAATAATTGGGTCAAACCTATTTTGTTGAAAAAAGATACGTGGAAGCATCCAGATACTGGAAATCATATAGGAGAACAACGGAAAGCTAGTGAATATCTGACCGAACATCAGATTGCACTTGCGTTAAGCAAAAGAAATGATGATGATTGGCTACGACTGATGAGTTTTGTAATTGATGGCATTGATAAAAGTTATTATAAAATTGCAACAATGCTTGAAGATTTGATGCCAAACAACCAAGGACGTAATATTCTCAATCAGTTAAGTGCTCACATTTCTGATGGGGCATACCCTCATTATGGATATAAATATTTAGCGTTTTTTTTTAAGTAAAATGTCTGTTAGTATTGGTAGGCATGATGCCGTGATAACCACTAATTTTGACAATATGTTATCCGCGGCTTTTGATGCTTTACGATACGAGTATCCAAAATTGCGTAATGCTTCAACAATTCCTATTTTGATAACCATGGGTGACGACGAAGCACAACTTAGTAGGTTTAATGCATGGACTGTCAATCCAGAACAACCATTAATTTTTCATGTGCATAATTCTCAGCATTTTAATCCGAGAAATACTGCAAGAGATATCGGACATTACCCACAAAAAACGGATGAAGCATTGTATGAATTACTTAACAATCGGTGTTTGCTTGTCATGGGCTATTCGGGTTCTGATGAGGGACTTATGACAGTAATTAAAAATTCTAATTGTCAAAGAATATATTGGTTGAGTCACTCTGGTGTTGAACCAACAAATGCACCGTTCAAAAGGTTAAAACAAAAGTTTGGTGGTAATTTGAAATTGTTAAACTGCAAAGACAAAGAAATGACTGCTGGATGTCCAAATAATTGTCCGATTGGATTCGATAGTTTTATTTATAAACTCGTTACTGAATTGTGCCCGGAATTTCATCAAAATAGATTCTCTAATACAACTGGTGACTGTTCGGAAGTAGATAGGCTGAAAATACTCAATTCTAAAACGCCGGATCAAAAAATCATTAAAAATTCAGGACAAAAATATCCTTTAAATACATATGAAGATAAATCTTGGTAAAATAAATAATGTAAGGGAAGATGTTAATTATGTCTAGACAAAGTTCAAAAGCAACAGAAAAAAACACTATGGTATTATCGGTAGGACATGCCCACAAATTAGCGGAAATCGCATCTGCAACGCAAAATTATGTAGATTTACAGTCCATTGCCGAAGCGGTACTTACTGGTGCTAATATTTTTGGAAGTGCTGCGGAGTATCACAATTTAGCAGCGGAATATGCACGTATTGATGATTATTATAATGCTTACAAAATCGTAGAAAAAGGAATTACTCAGCAATATAAATATGATATTGATTTGCTTGCTGATGCAATTCACTATGGCTCATACTGTAATAAATATTCTGAATGTGAGCATTACAAAAGCGAATTGAAAGCAAGACCGCGAGGAGCATGGAATTGGCGATCCTTCACATTTCTTATAGAATATTTAAATGAAAAAGCAGAAACTGCTGAAGTCGAAGATATTATGCCTATACTTGATGAAGCTCTCGAAATATCCCAAGAATATCAACGAGTATTAAAGACAGAAGAAAAGGCATATATTGCAGAGTGTGAAGTGCGACTGTTACGCGAAAGATATATTCGAGAATCTCAAAATGTGAATTCGTCTGATTTGGCCGATGATGAACATAGACTTGCTAAAGAAGCATTGGAAAAAGCCATATTTGGTTTTGATGATAGCAAATTAGATAAATCCATAGTTGCTGTACAGTGTGCATTAAAATATTCTGATATGCTATTCGAAGAACGTAAATATCAAGAAGTAATTAATGTTTGCGCACAAGCCCTTGAGTACGTTGAAACGCAACCGTCAGCACGTGTAGCTTATTTTAAATATATTTCTGCATTATCAAAAGATGCTCTTGTACGTCAAGATAATGCATTTGCTGATCATAAGCGTGTTGAAGATATCCTTAATGAGTTTTCGGTTGCCTATCAAGTTATCAATGAACCAACATATGAGAAAAACATAAAAACACGTGCAACGTTTTTGGCGGCAGAAGCGGGTATTCCACTGCCAACAGTGTTTAAAGGAAGCTCCCCGTCCTTAGATGGATTTCTCTCTAAACTCATAGAAAGTTAAAATTACATGCTGATGGATAACTATTTAGCCGTTTTGAATTAGCGTAAAATCATGGTATTAAAATATAACTCCCAAGCTTTGTTACTGAAACATGTAACAATTTGCTTGGGAGTTATATATATTACGGGGTTAGCCCCTATAATTAATGTCTGATCCAATAAATTAGAGAGGTGGCAGTATGGCAAGAAAATCAGGCAGGTCAACTGCCAAGCAAATTCCTAAAAAGCAATGTTCAACGTGTCAAAAAGAGAAACGATTGGCCGAGTTTTATATGAGTTATAATCCTCTGCATAGCGATCATAGAATGCCAATTTGTAAAGAATGTATTAGAAGTGCTTGTTATAATGAAGACGGAGATTTTGACATTGATAATTTGTATTCTATTTTAAGACAATTAGATAGACCGTTTTTATGTGATCTTTGGGATAGTACAGTAAATGAAGTCCGTAAGAATAGTGGTGTGCAAGAAGTATCTTATGATTCAATTATTGGAAAATATATTAAAAATATTTCCATGCAACAACATAGGGCGAAAACTTGGGATGACAGTGTTTTTCAAACACAAAAAAGCATATCGGAAAGCACTCGAAGAAAAAACAATTCTTACAGTGAAAAGGTTTTTTATCTGAATGATGAAGAATTCAATGTAAGCGAAGATATGATACGTTTGTTCGGTGAGGGATATACTTCAAAAGAGTATCAAATAATGCAACGTATCTATGATGATACAAAACAGGATTATCCTAATATTTCTAATAATCAAAAGAATTTACTTTTGCGCTATGTAAGATATGCAGCCAAAGAAGAAATTGCAACTAGTACAGGTATAATTGCTGATGCTGAAAAATGGGCGAAACTAGCCTCTGACGCATTAAAACAATTAAATTCTATTGATACACAAGGTGGTGTTACTTGTTTCTCTGAATTTTTTCAGAAGTTTGAAAGAACAAAAGATATTACAAGAATACTACCGAAATTTAAATATCGTCCAAATGATGCGCCAGATTTTATCATTCTGTGTTATATCAATTATTGTCGCAGACTTGAGGGCAAACCAGAAGTAGACTATGCGGATGTTTACAAATTTTATGATGAAAAGGTAGCCGAGTATATTAAACAATATGGAGATCCATATGGAATTTTTACTGATGATCCTACACTGAAGAATCGTGAAAAAATCGAAGAATTTATTGAATTACCGGATGATTATTATGGTGAATAGATATGACGAAAGAATATATTAAGAAATGTGATGAATTTGCAAGTTGGTGGATTTGGTATCCCGATCTGGCCCTTGATTTAATGGCTCCAGAAGAAGGTGGTATAAAATTACATCTTGATCAAAGAATTTTTATGAGAGCTGGAGCAAGATTTTTCAGTGAACATGGATGTTTCAACCGTGGATATGGTAAAACTTTTTTGGAATTTGCTAATATGGTTATCGTTGCAATTCGGTATCCTAATATCGAATTATCGTTAACCGCTCAGACAAAAGAAAATGCTGCGGCATTGCTAAAGGATAAATATAATGAGTTGGTTCGTTATTATCCAATGTTAGCAAATGAAATTGTAAAGACGAGTTTTATTAAAGGTGATGCATTAATTGTTTTTAAAAACGGCGCAAGGATAGATGCACTTGCTAATGCACAGTCCAGTAAAGGGCAACGTAGAAAACGTATCAGCATAGAAGAATCAAACTTGATGGACAATGTTGTATTTGAAGATGCCCTTGAACCTGTTGTTGAAGTTGGACGAACTACTTGTGGCAGATTGGCTATTGTGAACCCAGAAGAAATGAATCAGCAAATCAATTTTTATACAACCCCGGGATTTCGTGGTTCAGATGAATACAATAGAAATCTTGCTATGTTCAAAGATATGAGAGATTTAAATGGTAAGATTGTTTTAGGGTCTAATTGGATGCTTGGTTGTTGGTATGGACGTGGTTCAAGTAAAAGTACAATTCTTAAAAAGAAAAAAGATATGTCCCCTATTGCGTTTGATATGAACTATGGAGGAAATTGGGTAGGTAGCTCTGTTGGTGCATTGGTTAACATTAACCGTTTTATGAATTGTCGTACTCTTACAGAGCCAATTTTAAGTTCGTCGAATTCAAATGATGAATATTATTTGGCAATGGACGTAGCACGTTCACAAAATAAAAATAATAACCAATCATCTATTGCGATCGGTAAAGTAATAAGAAGTTCAGATGAAAAAATTGAAGAAATTCAATTGGTGAATATTATTCATGTTTCAAATATGTTAAACTTCGGTACACAGGCCTGTATTGTAAAGAGAATTCGTAAGCGATATAATGCCAGAGTTGTTGTTGTAGATGGGAACGGATTAGGAACTGGATTGGTGGATAAATTAATGGAAGAAACGTATGATCCAGTGACAGGTGAAACATATCTGGCATGGGATACGATCAATACTGATGCTGTTCCAGAAACTCAAAAAGCTGAAAAATGTCTTTATGATTTAAAAGCAACTTCATGTCAAACAATAATTATTACAAATTTTATTGATATGGTTGATTCTGGAAAGTTACGTTTTTTGGAAAGTAAGAATGGTGGCGATTATGTCATTCGAGATGACAATGATTTAAATTCTAAAGTTATGCCTTTTGTTCAAGAGGAACTCTTTTTTCAAGAGGTTGGCAATTTGAAGTTGGTTCAGAATGGTAAAAATTTATCTGTCGAAAAAGTCGTTAGCAAATTTGATAAAGACCGCTTTTCTGCTGTGGCCTATCTTCTGTATTATATTGTTAAAGTTGAAGACACAGGAGGGAAAAAGAGTGATGTAGATATCAAATCATTTGCAAAACGGCTTCAGGCATTAAATCGTAGGCCAAAAATGTATTAAGGAAGGCGGTGACAACATGCCAAAGAAAGTGATTTATTCAAAACTAGATTATGATAGAGATGTACAAAACTTTGAAAATGCTGAGAATGGCAAAAGCCGCCTTGATCTTAGTTCATTCAAAAGGCTGATGGTTCATGATTTGTGTGCAAACACAGATGTATTGCGTTCTTATAAAATCGGTGGCTATCCGTTAGAGCGTGTACAGGATGCTTTAAATAATCCAATTAGTCATAGCAGCATGATTATTGATGTGAGTCGATATTTAATGAATGTATCTCAGTTTTATATGCGTTTGAATAATTATTTTTCAAAAATGGGGTTATTTAATTATAATATTGACGTATATGATGTTAAAGTTGACGAATTAAACACACAAGAAAAACAAGTTAGATTTCGTGATTCTTATTATGCTGTATGTAGCGAATTTGAAAAAATTGGGTTCAAACATGAAATGCAAAAAATAATGTCAGTTTTGGCTGTAGAAGATGTTTATTATGGATTGATTTTTGAAGACAGCTCGGATTTTTTTATTTTAAAAATGAATCCATCTATTTGCAGAATTAAACAGGTACAGGATGGCGTTTATAATTTCAAAATTCGTTTGAGTGGGATCAATCCCCTTGAAATTGGTACATATCCAGATTATGTAAAGCAAGCATATCTTGATTATCGTTCTAACACTGGATATTTTGATGGGTGGTACATCCCCCCTGCTGATCGACAAGTATGCTTTAAATTAAATGAATCATGTTTATACCCTATGCCTTTACTTTTAGCTTTAGTAAAAGACGTTTTGGATTTAGATACATATAAAAAACTAAAATTACAGAAAGCAAGAGTTGATAATTATAAAGCGATTGTAATTGAAATTCCTATTGATGAAGATGCAGTAGATAAACCTTTATTGACAGACGAAACATTGACAGTTTTTGCAGAAATGAATAAAGCCAACATGCCAGATGATATAGGTTTGATTCATTCGCCCGGAAAAGCCACTGCTGTTAGTTTTAAGGATAACACCAATAATGCAAATAATTTAAGCGATGCAATTACAAATATATATGATAATGCTGGTGTTTCCAGTGAGTTATTTAATAGCGGATCGTCCGGCACAGCTTTTAAGCTGTCCATTGAGAACGATGCCGCTTTTATCTATGCCTTTTATCGTCAATGTGAGAGATATTTTACGCGCTTTATAAAATTGCGAAAATACAACAAAACAGCATATAAATTTGCATTACGTATTCAAGATTCTACAGTTTTTAATCGTTATGATGTTGCTGACGCAATATTAAAAGCAGCACAAAATGGTTTGGGTTTTAAGATAGATTATGGTGTCGCTTTAGGAAAAACACCAAGCAGACAACTTGGAGCTTTGTTCTTAGAAAACCATATTTTAAGATTACAAGATGAATTGATTCCATTGGCTACTTCCTATACATCAACTGGGGAAGAAATTATGGGTCGCCCTACAAACGAAAGTCAAGGGCTTGATTTAGAAGAAAGTGGAGAAATTACAAAAGATTCTGAATCAAATTTAAATCGTTAATATCACCTTTTTGGTGTTATTAAATTTATAAGAAAGGCGGTGATGAGGAAAGTGAATCACAAGCGAAGAATGTTACCGGTTTCGTTTACAATCAATGATTATGTAGAATCAGAAGATTCCCGATTTCTTGTAATTACAATTGATGTTTTACATACGGGATTGAATTTTAACGGTAGTATTTTTGATAAAGAAGTTGTTGATGCTAATGCCGATAGTATCATGAATACACCAGTTTTAGGGTATATTGCTCCGAATCCAGACGGAGACTTAGATTTTCAAGGTCATCAATACAAAACTGTTAAAGACGAAAATGGTAAGGATTATGTGTATGCTGGTTCTGCTTATGGCGTTATCCCAGAATCATGTAATTATCGCTGGATTGAAAAAGTTTGTTCCGATGGAATTTGCCGTGAATTCTTTCAAGTTGACGCTTTGTTATGGACTAAATTTGATGATGCAACAACAATTTTTAAACGAGATGGATGTAAGCCTCAGAGCATGGAATTAGAACTTTCTTCAATCACTGGCGTAGAAAACGATGATGGCACATTTACTTTTACTGGTTTTAAGTTTGATGGATGTTGTTTATTATCGTCAACAGATGAGCGTATCCAACCAGCCATGATTGATAGTATGGCAGTATCTAAATTTACTGCACAATCTATTGCACAAGAAATTAAAACTAAATTGCAAGAGTACGCTGCTTTTGTTGAACACTCAAGTGAAAATCAAAATAAGAAGGAGGGCGAAAGGATGCCTAAGATTCCTGAAACTAATTTTACCTTGAATCTGATGGAGCAGTTGGATGAGATTCGTGCCTTGCTTGACGATAAAAAATATCGTGATAGTTGGGGGTATGAATGTTCTCAATATTATTTGATTGACGTTCAGGACAATGAAATTATTGTTATAGATCGTGCTGACCATTATCGGATTTATGGTATGAAATTCACCGTAATTAACGATAAAATCAATATTGATTTCAGTTCCGCTGTTCGCAAGAAAACAAAATATGAAAATTTTGAAGATGATGCAAGTGATTCTGAACCGGATTTGGTTGAACAGGTTGTATCTGATATAGCTACATATATGAATGAGCGGATTAATACTGCTGAAACAAATTATACAACTATTAAGCAAGATTATGACGCAATAAAACCGAAGTATGATGCTTATGTTGTTGCGGAACAAAAACGTGAAAAAGAAGCTATCGAAGCAGCAAAGGACGCAGAATTTAAAAAGTTCGATCAACACCTGTCCGATGTTGCTGATTATACGAAATTGAAGAATGATCGAGATAGCCATACTTTGGAAGATATTCAAAGTCAGTGCGCAATTTTGTTTACACAGAAAAATTTAAATAATAATTTTAGTCGTAAGAATAAAGAATCTGTGCCTTTAACCGCAGATGTGTTTGAACAAAATCCGCAGCACGAAATCAATGCTCGTTATGGTGTCTTGCCAACGAAGAAAAATTAATTTGAAAGTGAGGTATTAGAATATGGATAAGAATTATACCATCGTTGAGACTTCTAAACTCGCTGCCGTTCGTGGTGGCGGTCATATGTATAGTCTGATTTCTGATTCCGATGTAGAAAATGGACATATTGGTTTTGTAGGAGATTTGGCTACAGATGTTGAAGGACTGGAAACACACGAGTTTTTAACCCCATCTGCTGCCTTGATTGGTAAGGATCGCCCTGTACTGATTGCTAATCCTGAGTGGAGTTATGATGAATCTTCTCGTAGTAACCATGCTATGCGTAATTTTATTAATGAGGCTGATCGTCCTTTCCGTGCTTACGATTTGACTGCTCGCGATATATATGGAGTTACAAAGGAAGGCATTAACTATGGCGAAGGAGACGCTCCTGAAGTTGGAAAATATGTAATTCTTGAAGATGGAAAAACCACTTTGAAAATGGTTGAGCAAACGGCTACTTCCGGTCAGGGATTTGTTGGTAAGATTATTGGCACCGCAAAGCGTGGTCTTGGTTGGACAACTGAAGGAGACAAACAGTATGGTCATCCTTATATTATTTACTTTATCGAGATTCTGCGTAACGATATTGTGGACTAATTAAGAAAGTGAGGTATTAAATATGGCTTGTGATATGAGTAAATTGGCTAATTTTTCTACCGAGCAGCAACAGTTGATTGCTACTTGTGTTGATAGCTATACTGGGGATTTGGCTAATTATGTTGCATCTAATGTCGATACTGCTGCCGGTAGCATTGACGATAACATTCGTAGCCGTTTTGAAAAAGAAATTCTTCATGGTGAAAAATTTAATTATCGTGTTTATCGTAAATATAAAAATGATATTTATGCGATTCTTGAAACTGTCTTGGATCAAACTCTGCCCGAGGGATGGAAAGAGAACGAATTCTTTGATCGTTTTGTCGAAACTATTCGTGTTGACTTGGGTGATAAGAATGAGTTTTACGCAGAGGATAATGGCTATTTTACTGTATCCAAATTCAGTGGTAATCACTGGGATACTATTCGTGAGCGTATGGATCTAGGTACATCCTTCTCTGTTCCTACTTCTTGGTGGGTTGTTCATTTCTACAATGATTTTGAGCGGTTTATGAAGAATATTGATTCTTTTGCAAAGATGATGGACAAGGCGCGGAAGTCCTTCTTGCAGGCATTCCAGAGCGCAGTGTATGCTGCTTTTAGTAATATGAGCGATATGGCTCCTGAAGGATTTGTTGGTCATGGTGCACTGTCTACTGACACTGAGCGCGATAACCTGCTTGAGCTAATTGACAAAGTTGAAGCTGCAAATGGTGTAAAGCCAATTCTGATTGGTACTGGTGCTGCTTTACGCAAACTACAGAAGAATATTGATGAAAACTGGATTGCTACTTCTGCAAAAGAAGAGCGCAAAGCCAACGGTATTGTGTCCAGTTGGGAAGGTTACGATCTCATGCCTATTCCACAAGTGTTCAAACAGGGTACATTTGATTTTGCTTTGTCCACTACAAAGATTCTTATTGTTGCAACCAATGCAAAACCGATTAAGTTTGTCTTTGAAGGTGATTCCCGTCTGAAAGAAACTAATGATAATCGCGATAATATGGATCAGACTTTAGAGGCTCAGATTCAGGTTAAGGCTGGCCTTGCTACCGTTACCAGTGATTTCATTGGTTATTGGGATTTGGCATAATTAAAAAATAAATCTATATTGGGAGGCGTTAATATTGGCGCAAAATCAGGATACTAAAAATATAATTCCTGAAAGTGGAGCGGTAACTGAACAGGTTGCCGCTCCTTCTACTTCTACCGTTCTAAGTGATGATACTAAAGTTTTGGTAGAGGCACGTGTTTCTGCTGTTTATTATACTTGTCCAATTACATATGAAACATTTGCATGGTTGGAAGTTGGAGACAAGCAGGAAATGACATTTAAACAGCTTCGTATTATGAATACAAAGCATCCACGTTACTTTACTGAGAAATGGCTTTTACCATGTAATTCGCAAGTTTTGAAGAAACTGAATTTAGAAAAGTATTTTACAAGTAAAGTTAACCGTACTGATATGAAGAAATTATACGGTTCAGATGTTAAGGCTGTGGAAGAATTGCTTTCCAGTTTAGGGTCTGACGCAAAAGCAGAGCTGGCATCAAAAGTTGGAAAATATGTGAAGGATGGAAAGATTATAAATGTAAAGATTATTCGGTTACTTGAAAAGCAGTTGAATATTGAACTGATGAGCCTTGTGTGATGGAGGTGATTCCCCATGGGTACACCTTTTAAGGAACTTTATGAAAGTGTATTATCAAAAATTAAGGATTATGATTTTTTAAATTTAAATGAAGAAGAAATTTACGAAGTATTGTCTGACTATTTACGTCCCGCAATTGCAGCTTTTAGAGGTTGTAAACAAGATTTATCACAACGAGACGATATGCAATTTCACTGTAAATTAACGGATACTGAAATTGAGATTTTATCAAACTACATGGTAATAAATTATCTTGATAGCAATTATATTCGTGTTCCTCTTGCTTTAAAACAAACGCTTTCGAGTAAAGATTTTAATGCATTCTCACCAGCAAATCAGTTAGATAAGATGATTGCTATGCGCGAAAAATATCGCAAGGATAATGAAACGCTTTTATCTCGTTATCGTTGGATTAATCGAAATACATAATGGGAGGTGATTGTCTGTGGGTGGTTATAAAAATTTTCTGAATAGGATGAAAGCTGGAGGAACTACTATGCGAAATGAACAATTAGAAAACGCATTACACCTAGTTCGTCAAACATTTGCAGACGATCCTTCCTATATTCCTGATGGAGTTACTGTTTGGAATACAGATCGATTAATTCATCCTCGTATCTATTCAAATAAATATCGCTCTACATCCCCCGCTCAAGCCAACATTCAAACTATGATTGATGAGCCATTTTATATGGGTGATGTAATTCCATGGCCTGATCACGGATATTGGTTGTGTGTAAATTCTAATAATTTACATAGAATTCAATGGGAAGGGACATTAACATTTTGTAATTACACAGTGAAATTTTTCTCTCCGTTGACAAATGAAATTGTTGAATATCCGGTCAGTCTTATTAACTCTACACAGTATGGCAGCGGCGAAACAGAGCGATATGATGATAAAATTCATATGATAATTGGAACATCACAAATGATCATGTATATTTCTTTCGACGAGCATACTCGTTTAATTGACAGCGGGTTCCGTTTTCTAATAGACCGAAACTTGGAAAACCCTACTGCTTTTGAAGTGAAACAAGCTGATATGGTGAGTTATTCGGATTCGGGAGATAAAGGTTATATCCATTTAACAGTTGCAGAATCTCCATTTGATCCAAAACGAGATAATAAGGAACTAATGATTGCTGACTATGTTTTTGATCCCGTTGGAACTGGCGAGGAATTAAAAGAAAAGACCGATATGTGGATTTGAGGTGGTATAGTGGCTTTATTAAAAGAACTAACAGAATATCGGAGTAAAATTATGAAATTGTTGTGCAGCGATCAGCAAATCGTTGATTTGGTAAAAGACAAGCCCAATTCCCCTATCCCAGATCGCTCTTTAATGTATAAAAATTTCTTTCCATACGCTTATACTCCTGATGTAGTAAAAGACACAGATACCTTTATATGTTTTAGAATATATATTCCAGAGGTTTCATCGAAAACATTTAAAAAGATTAATATTGTCTTTTATGTTTTTTCACATCAAGATTACATACGTACAAGTGATGGTTTACGTCCTGATTTAATAGCAGAGCGAATTGAAAATTTGTTTAACGGAAGTATGGACTTGGGTGTCGGAAGAATGAAGCTGGAAGGAATTGATGACATTAGCCCATCGTCAACATTTCATGGTATTGCTTTAGAATATTCTGTATCAGAATTTAATCGCCCCACTATTAATGGAGATTCGAGGGCTGGTGCAGAATAATGATACAGAAGCCAAATTTGCTGCGAGTTAATGAATATCAAATAAATGATAAAATATCTGTTCATGTTCCAACAATAGAAGAAATTTTTGATTATGGAGATCAAAAATATTACAGTATTGTCCAAACTTTAGTTGCTACACCATTTGATTTAATGGTAGAACTTGATGATATAGGAATAGATTATGAAACAATTACAGATTTTCAGTTATTTGTACTAATGATAGAGTCTATTGCTATTAATGAAGAAGATACTTCAATTTTGTTTGGAAATTTAAATTTAAAAAATTTTCAAGAGGCAAAAAATCAGCAAAATGGCGAACATGTTTTATGGGATAAGGAAAATGAAATTGTAATTGATCAAATGATTGCATTAGAAATTTGTAATGCTATTCGTAAAATACATTTTTGGGAGGCTCCTATTGGACGCGCTGGTAATGTTGAAGCAAAACAATATTTAATTCAGCGTAATAGAATAAAAAAGCAACGGCTTGCAAAAAAGCCATATAAGTCCTTTTTAGAAAACATCATTATTTCTTTAGTAAATACGGAAGAATTTAAATATGATTATGAATCTGTTATGGACTTGAGTATATATAAATTAAATGCAAGTTGGAGACAAATTCAAAAAAAGAAGCATTGGGAACAGACAATGAATGGAGCTTTCTTTGGAACTGTTGACTTATCAAAAATAAATCTTGAAAAGATAAGTTGGTTATCACCGGATTAGTTATCCGGTGATTTTTATTTATCGAAAAAGGAGGAAGGATATATGTCTAATCTAGTTGTTAATGATTTGTCCATTACAAGTCTTGAGACTATTATGGCATTTGGTATTAATGGCGGTGCGCATCGTTTTACATTGGACGAGTTGCAGAACGCTACTATTTCTAACTCTCAAGAAAATACTGCTTTGACTGGTAAAGGTGGTCGTACTATCGGTCAGTTGAAGCGGAACAAAGCTGTTACTGTTTCTGGAACTAATGGCATGGTTTCTATGGGTATGGTTGAAGTAGATGTTGGTTCTGCTGGTGAGCATAAAGAGTCTACTCCGGTTAAGGTTCCTGATTATTTGACTGTTGAAAGCAATAAGGCTACTACTAGCTATAAAGCAATTGGTACTGCTGGTAACGAAATTCAGGAAGTGATTGTAAAAAATTCTGATGGTACTATTAATAAGCGTTTGACTCAGGACGCTACTGCTGCTGAAGGAAAATTCGCTTATGATCCCGAGACAAAAGAACTGAGCTTTAATACCGGTGAGATTGAAGATGGGACTTCTATTGTTGTGTATTATACTCGCAATGTAGAAGGCGACGTTATTAGTAATATTTCTGATAATTATTCCGAGACTGTTGAGATGTATGTGGATGCATTGGCTGAAGATAAGTGCCACAATATTTATCATGTTCAGTTCTATCTTCCTTATGCTGACTTTACTGGTACTTTTGATCTTGCTTTGGGTGATAGTCAGACAACGCATGGTTTTGAGGCAACCAGCCTTGCTTCCGCTTGTACAAACGGAGGTACAAAGTTCTGGGATATGACAGTATTCGGGGTTTCAGCCGAAGATGCTGATGGAACCCCTTAATTGGGTCTGATCTATTAACTATCCCAGCCCAAGGTCAGACCCTATTGGGCAAAACCGTATCTGAATTGATTGGAATAGACATTGAGGTATATGCCGACGGATCTGTGGCAGGTACGCTTAAAAATGTAACTGATTTTACAGAATTCAATTCTACTGATGTAAATGAGCAATCGGGGCACTATTTCCCGTTACATCTTACTCAGACAGGAACAAAAATGACTTTAAAGACTAATGGTGTTGCAAAGCCCGGAAAGGAAAATATGGACTTTGATCCAGATATTATTTTCCGTGTCGCTGATAAAGATACCACTTTCACAATTGAGGTCGATGGTAAAGAAGTTGTTACACTGAACTTTAAGAAAGCAATTTTTGCTTAATTGAGAGGTGTTAATTATGCAAAATCGCACTATTCCTTGTCGTGTCTGTGGAAAACAGTTTGTTCCATGCAATAAAACAAGTAGTGCGCTTGGAGCTTTTAATTATCATTCTATTGCTTGCAGTCCTGAATGCGGAGCAGAATATTTGAGGCGTGTTCAGGCTGCGCGGCAAAAGTCAGATAAACTAGCATCTATAACTGAAGAAACAGTAAATGATGAAAAAACAGAATCTAAGCGTACTCGCGGTAAACGGCGAGAATTGGAAATAGCAGAAAACTAAACTGTGGGAGGGTACTATGCCCTCCCCTCTTTTATTTTGATGGGAGTGAATAAATGGCAAAAGCATCGAAATTTAATGTAAGTACAGATTTAAGAAAACGTACATATAATGGAATCGTTTTTGATTCAAGATTAGAGATGCTTTATTATCGTGATATACTTTGTCCATTAGAGAAGAGTGGCGATATTGTTTATTGTGAGTTACAAAAACCATATGAGTTACAACCGAAGTTCGTTCATGATAATAAAACTGTTCAAGCGATTAAATATGTCGCTGATTTTTTTGTTCGTTATAAAGATGGACACGAAGAAGTTATTGATACAAAAGGGTATCCTGACTCTACTGCTCTCTTGAAAAGAAAATTATTTTGGTATCACTATCCTGATGTTATTTACAGATGGATTTGTTATTCTAAAATAGATGGAGGGTGGTGTGATTATGAATATGTTAAAAAACAGCGCGCAAATAGAAAAAGAGAAAAACAAAAGGAATTGACACTCCCCACGGATAAATCCGAGGGTATTACGCCACGTGTAATAAATTGATAACTTATATTTATGTGAATCCGTATTTCAAATATTGTTTAAAGGAGAATTGACAATGAGTAAAATTACAAAAAAGTCTATTAATAATCTTATGGAGATTTATAAGCGTGGAACAACCGAAGTTGTACTGACTTTGACTGATCCAAATAATGATAATTCTGTTGTGATGGAAATTCCTGTAAAAACTACTCTAACTGTTGAAGAAACAGGTATGTTTATAAATCGAGTAGTGAATGCCTGTTTTAACGCAGATGGAGAGTTTCAGCCACAGTACCTTGATCCCGTGTTCATGATTACATTACTTCAAATGACTACTAACGTTCCTGTATTTGAGGAAACAATTAGGCTGACAAATGATGACGGAACTGAATCTGAAGATACAACAAATGTTGTTGATATTGAAAAAACATATGAATTATGTAAGGCTATTAATCTTGTTAAGAATGTTAAAGATGCTTCTTATCAGACTTTAGTCGCTGGTTTAAAGGAAATGGTTCAAGACAAGCTGGAATTTGTTAAGCAACTTAGATACAGTCAGGAACGCCAGATGCTCTCTAAGGCTCGTGAAGAACTCGAAAATGGAGTTGCTATGGTAAGCGGAATTGGTCAACAATTAAACGAAACTCTTGCAAACGCAAGCACAGCAAATGAGATGGCAGAAGCTTTTAAGAAAATGAACTATTCTGATTTGGTAAGTGCAGTTATGAGTGCAACATAATAATTACGTCAATTTTTGGTTATTCATGATGTTTTTAATATAAATTTTGTAGACATTAAATTTTTTACAAAACAACCTTTTATCATGTTCGATTGCTAAATGATAATTAAGTAGTAGTTCAGAAACCCTAGTATATGAACTCAAAATAGATTGCATTGATACACTAATATTTTTTTTGATTTTCTTATAAATTATTTCATCTTAACATTTGTGGATTATAATATCAATATAGTTTATTTTTGGAATGATTTTTGTTATAATTAAGCTGTCAAATTCGACCAATATTATCTAAATCATTTCAAAAGGGAGAGAATATCATGAAAAAAGTTTTAGGTATGTGTCTATTGGCGTTTGTGCTCTTGTTTAGTGGATGCACAAATCAACCAGAAAATGTCACAAAAGAATCATCTATCGAGGATGCCGCTGCTACATATCAAAATGATGAAACCACATCGGTCTCTGACATTGACAACATTGTGGATGACGAAAAAATCGTTGAAACTTCAGAAGCTGATACTAACCCAGAAAATGAAGTGTCAATTGATGATAGTACCATTGAACAGCACAACGATGAAACCACATTGGCCTCTGACTTTGATAATATTGTGGATGATGAAATTGCAAATACTGATACTGAAGTAGATGCGGAAACAAAAACGTCCAATGTTGAGTCGGCTTATTTAGAAGCTTGTTCTCTTACAATACACGATTTGGATGAAAAAAACTCTATTACTGGTACGAATTTCTATTATAAAGGACTAATTATTCAATCAGAAGACGAAGAAGATCTAATGAAAAGTTGGAATACCGAACACTCATTGAATCAAGGAGCTATATATAGAACAATTGCCAAGGCTCTTATAGGATTTAAAGGAGGGATAAACAGCGGTGAAAACTATGCTGAAATAATGTGTGGAATAGAATGGACAAGCAGAGCTGAATTTGAACCATATGTAACAAATGCTTCTGAATTTATCTGTACTGAAAATTCGGTCACACAAGTAATGAAAAAACTACAATCCTTAACTTGTGTAAGTGGCAGTTTTGATTATGAAAATGAAAAGTATTACGTTACAATTTCTGATCTAACAGATTGCGCAGACGAAATGATGATTTCAGAGGAAATGCTTGGTTATATTTTTGCAATGCTGGACGAATATTCACCAGCAATAATGTTCGATGGGAATAGTTGCACAATTGACTTTGAACTTTATGTTTCTAAAAATTGGGGATGATCAACTCTGATTTTGAAAATATAATTGTAGGGGGTTACATTATGGCTTTAATTAAATGCCCTGAGTGTGGCAAAGAGGTCAGCGATAAAGCTTCTGCTTGTATCCATTGCGGGTATCCTTTGCAAGAGCAACAAAATGTTGATACTGTGTATAACTCTCCAAAAGTAGAAGAGAAAATTATAGATGGCAAAATATTAAGGAAAACAACACATAGAAAAGTTTTTTTGTTTGTTATTGCTATTATAGTTATTTCCGCATTTTTTATAATTTTGATCTCATCTGTTTTTCTTACTTCCTGTACTTCAAATTCTAATATTATCGGAACATGGACAGTTGAAAAATATATATGTGGGGGTGAGTCTATAGCAACAGATGAGATTGCTGATTGGTTTGGAGAATATTTTGCTCAAAATAATGATATAAAACTCGTATTTCAGAAATCCATGCATGTAAAAATTTATATTCCAAATGTGTTTGATGAGACAGTGTTTGATGAGACAGCAAATTATACAGTTACAGACAATTTAATTGAAATTTATGATGATGATTATGATTCTGAGTATCTTACCATAGCAGATGGAAAGATACTAATGAAATTGGATTTTAATACATATGCCGTTTTATCTAAATAGTGTGGAGTGATGGTACAAGAGGATACAGTATTGTGACTGGACTTATAGGAAGCAATAAGACTGTTCTTACTTGTTTGAAATGTGGGTATCGATGGAAGCCCGGAAAATAATTTATTGTCAAAGTGAAATATGGAAATAATAATATATAACATTTTGACAATATGATGAGTTTTATAGTAATAGATCTAATTTCTAAGGAAAATCTTAGGAAAACAATAATATACAGTAACTGACCGAGAGTATCATTGTACTCTCGGTTTTTTCCATATTAGGAGGTGTTTTATGTCTTTAGAAAAAATTATATCAAATCTTGACCTAACTAAAATTAAAGCGCCTTCAGGATTAACTTATTCTCAGGAACTCGTTCGTGCAGCATATCTATTAAGAGAATGTATCCAGTCCAGAATCAATAGAGGCAGTATGGGAAACTGTATATCTGCTGCTGATATTGCAGATATAAAAATTGAAGGACTGACTTTACGTGTAACTTTAAATATACAAAATTCGTTACGTCCATCTAAATTTTATTCATGGAACAAGAAATATGCTAACGTATTTTGGCTTTTAAATGATGGATATACAGTAAAAAAAGACGTTTGGTTTAAAAACATACCAAATTTCGGTTATCGAGTTGGAGAACAATTTGTTGAAAAAGGAATAAAAGATTTTGATTCAAAAAATTCTCTTGGGATTAAAATAAATGTTACTCGTCCTTCTAGTGTCATCATTTAGAAAGTGTCCGTATTGTTGGTTAGTAACAATAAATTCGCCTCGCTCTTATTGAGCGAGGTTTTATTTATGTACAATGGAGGTGAATTGAATGGCTGCTGATGGTCAGATTACGCTTGGTCTTGATATATCGCAATCTACTGCACAAATTTCTTCTGATCTTAATGGGATATTAAAAAGTTTAGGTGGCAAAGAAATTGTTGTTAATATTGCAACAGAAAAAGCACAAGCACGAAAAGATATTGAATCATTAGTAAAGGAAGTTAATTCTAAACAAGCAACGCTCGGAGTTAAAATTAATGCCAGCGATATAAATAAATCAATTTCACAACAGCAGAAATTAACAGCCTCTATTAAAAATGCACAAGAATATGTAGCGTCTTTAGAAAAAACATACTCTAATTTGGGAAGCAACAAGGCAGCACAAGGATTACAGAATGCTATTGATAATTTAAAATCGTCTTTAAATAACGATGGAAAACTAACTTTAAATGAACAGTGGACTTCTGTTAGTAATGCAATATTAACCGCAAAAGATGCTGTTAGTGCATATAAAACAGAACTGTCTGCCATTCAAAAACAGAGTGCTGCGCTTGATAAAATAATAATTGGATCAGATTCAATGGCTGGATACGATTTGATAAGCAACTCTACCAATGAATCTGTTATTAAATTAAAGAAGGATCTTGTTAGTTTATCAGAAGAAGCAAGGAAGATGAAAACAGAATTATCATCTATTGATTTCAGTGATGATAATCAGGTTGAAAATTTCCAGAAGAAATTAAAGGATTTACAAACTGAATATAAAAATTTATCAAAAGAAGCAAAAACTTTTGAATCATCTTCTAATTTCGATAAATTCCAAACAAAAGTTGAGAATTTACGTCGCAGAGTAGAAGAATTTGCAACCGCATACAGTTCAATTAAATCTAATCCTAAACTTTCACAAGACTTAGATTCAATTAGGAACAAATTAAAAAGTATTAATACGGAATCTGATTTAAGTGCTGTCCAAAAAGATTTTGCTAATTTATCAGCCGAAGTAGAAAAGGCAGGACTAAAAACACAAACTTTTGGAGATCAATTAAAATCTGTATTTCAGAATTTTTCTTATATTTTTAGTGCCAGCAATGTCATTTATCAACTAATTGGATCATTTAAAGAAATGGTACAAAATGTAATTGCACTCGATTCGGCAATGGTTGAATTAAGAAAAGTAACGGAAGCAACAGATGGAGAATTTGATACATTTTTAAATAATGCTAAAAGTGAAGCTGTTGAATTAGGCAGCACCGTAACAGATCTTGTAAATGCTACAGCAGATTTTTCAAGATTGGGATTTTCTTTAGATGAATCTGAAGAACTCGGTCGTGTCGCAACAATATACTCCAATGTAGGAGACGATGTTGATAGCATTGATCAGGCTACAACAAGTCTTATTTCTACTATGAAAGGCTTTGGACTCGAAGCAAGCGATGCAATGTCTATCGTTGATAAATTTAACGAGGTTGGTAACAAATTTTCAATTTCTTCTGGCGGTATTGGCGAAGCCTTGCAACGTTCAGCAGCTTCTTTTGCCGCTGCAAATAATACAATTGATGAATCTATTGCGTTAATTGTTGCAGCAAACAATGTTATCCAAGACCCCGACACTGTTGGTACAATGTGGAAAACTGTTACAATGCGGATTCGAGGGGCAACCACAGAATTAGAAGAAGCAGGACTTGAAACGGAGTATATGGCTAAAAGTACAGCCGATCTTCGTAAGCAAATAATGGCACTGACAAATGTTGATGGCACCGGCGGTTTTGATATCATGCTGGATGAAGATACTTTCAAAAGCACTTATGATATTATACTTGGGATTGGTCAAGTATGGGAACAGATTTCAGACATCGATCAGGCTGCATTACTTGAACTATTAGCCGGTAAGAGACAAGGTAATGCACTTGCCGCAACATTGTCAAATTTAGAGGATTTGCAAAGTGCGTTAACTGTATCTGAAGAATCTGCTGGTTCTGCTATGAAAGAGCAAGAGATTTGGATGACAAGCCTTGAAGCAAAAATTAATCAATTCAAAGCATCTTTTGAAGCTCTTTCAAGTACAGTTGTTAATTCTGATTTTTTAAAGGGAATTATTGATCTTGGGACTGAATTAATTTCAATATTAGATAATGTTATCCAGTCTGTTGGTGGTATTGGAAATGCTCTTTTTATTGTTTCTGGAATTATTGCATCTCTAAATTTATCAAATATAATTACATTATTTACCAAATTGGGATCTTCTATTTTTAATAGTAGTTTTGTTAAGGGAATACAGGCAATTCAGGCCGGTTTAACTGCGGTGATTACTAAATCGCAAGCTGCGGCTTCTGCTTTTACTATGCTTGGCGGCGCAACAAGTGTGGCGACTGTTGGATTAACAGCTCTTGTAGCAATTATAGGTGTTCTTATTACAGTATATCAGAAACAAAAACAAGAAGAAGAAGAAATTCGACAATCTATCATTGAAAATGCGGAAGCAGCAAATGAGTCAACACAAAACATTCAAGAGCTTATTAGTAGTTATATTTCCCTTTCTGAAGAATTTAAAACAAATACTGGTGTTAAAGATGAATTGGAAGCCACTACACTAGAACTTGCTGAAGCTTTAGGTATTGAAAGCTCTGCTGTACAGACGCTAAAATCAGATTATAATTCTTTAACAGATGCTATTAAAGAAGCGGCTATTGAAAAATTACAAACCGATAGAACGGATTTGGCTGAAGGTGTTAGAGTTGCACAAGAGGATGTATTAAATGCCGTAAAAGACCCAACTATTGATATTAATGGTTTTTGGAATGATAATTATAATTATGATACCATGAAGATGCTCGATGAAATGGGACTTATAAAGAGCAAACTATATGGGCCAGGAGGCGGCAGTATTTACTTAACTGATGCCGGAGATCTTTCTACTATTGAAGGCGTAATTGCATCATATGAGTATATGGAAGAGATTTTAAATGCCATTACAGACGAATATGGTCAGCAAGCAGCATTAGAGGATGAGACATACAATACAGTTTATCAAAAATACAGTGAATTAGGTACAATTATTGATGATTATTATGATAAAGTAAAGGCTTACAATAACAATTTAGCAACTGAAACTTTGATTTCTGAAACTCTTGGGAAAGATATTCCAAGGACACAGGAAGCAGTTAATGCTTTACAACGAAGCATGGCCGACAGCTTGTTTAATAATCCTAACTGGATTGGCGATAAAGATGAAATCTATGATACTGTAAATGATCTACTTAGTCAGCAAAGCTGGTCTGATGATTTTGTCCTTAAACCAAAAGTTCAATTAGAATTTGAAGATAATTTATTAAAAAATTCAAATCTATCAGATATGATTTCTAATTCACTCGAAAAATTCCAAGATTCTTCAGGGAAACTTGACATAGAACGTTTAATTGATGTTGGGGAAATTTATGAAGAATCTAGCAAAAAGAATAACAGATATGCAGATTTAACAGAGGAAGAAGAAGCATATGTTAATTTGAAATTTGTCATGGATCAATACGGTCTATCTGTTGATCAGTTGGCAGATTACTTAATTGAATTAGATTATGCGAATGGGATCGTTCAAAATTCTTTATCTGCGTCTAATATTGCTTTAGCAGACTTAACTTCTCAAATGAATGATGTCAATTCAGCTTCTGAAGTTGTCAGTAACGCTCTTTCAGAACAAGCTACAAATGGTTATTTATCGGCAGAGTCTTATAATTCTTTAATTTCATTAGGTAATGAATATGCTGATTGTTTGGAATGGAACGGTCAAGCTATTGAATTAAATAATGAAAAAGTTCAAGAATTAATTAAGTCTAAAAATTTAGATATAAAAGCTTCTCTTGAACAATCGAAAGCACTGGATACCCAAACTTGGTTGGGAAAAGTTTCTGAATTGGCTGAGTTGGAATCAAGATATGATACATTAACAGATGCTGAAAAAGAAGATTTAGAGATTCTACAAGAACAAACTCGCGCATTAGCTGATAATATTCAACAATATCAGTTACTTATATCTCAACTGGACTATGCCACAAGTGGCTACAAAGCATGGATAGATGCTCAGAGTCAACCCGAGAGCGGAGAAATGTTTGATTCTGCTATTTCTGCTTTAGATGACTTGCAAAAAGGTTTTGAAACTGGCAAAACAGGAGTCGAAAAATTTCAAAGTGCAATGGATTTCCTTGTTCCAGACGATGTTATTGATCAAGGACTTGATGCAGTTCAGCAATATCTTTCTGAAATAGAAACGTTGCTTGATGGTACAAATGGATTTGAGGGGCCTAAAGTATTTTTAGATAAAGCTGTTGAGGCAGGTCTTGCGGAATATAGTGAAGATGGTACTCATTGGGAACTAAAACCCGGTGTTTCTACAGATGATTTAGTCGAAGGGCTTCATATGACCAAAGACTTGGTGTTGGCTACTATAGGTGAGCTAGAAGAATACAGATTTGAATTCGATTTTCTTGATGAAGATCCAACAGCAGCTTTATTAGCAATCCAAGAATTAATAGATGCAAAGGCAGAACTACGAGATATTGAAGCAACAAGTGGAGTAGATTCCAGTGAATATGTTGAAGCACTATCTAATGTCAAAGAGTTGGAACAAGAAATCAAAAGTTTACCAGAAGAAACATTGGCACAAATTGGTATTGAAATTGATCCTGAAACTCAAGAACTTTTATATAATGGAATAGAAATAGATGCCACAACTGAACTAGATTTTGGTAAGAGTGAAATCGAGCAGCTAATCGAAGATTATCGTGTTGCATTTCAAGAGCTTCAAGAAGATCCCGGAAATTTAGCTGCTAACGAAAGAGTAAACGAGCTTCGTACATCGCTTGAAGGATTAAGCGATACTACTAAGCAAGCATTTAATATAGATACTTCTTTGTTTGATTCTGGTATTGCTAGTATTTCTGAAACTCTAAATGACTATAAAACTGCATTGCTTGAATTGGAACAGGCAAAAATCAGTGGTGAAGGTGTTGATGAAGCACAAGAGAAAGTAGATTCTTTAAAATCTACAATAGAAAACATTCCCGATTTAGAGCTTAAAACAAATATTGATCTTGATACGCTTGAAGAAGATCTTCTTAGTGATGATTTTGAATTAGAATTAGTGGAAGTTCCTGTAAGTGCCGATACATCACAATTACTAACAGATATTAGTGAAGCAGAAGATAAAATCCAAGAGATACAATCAACTCCTGTGAAAATTGATGCTGATACTTCCATAGCTGAGAAAAAAGTTACAGCACTCGATCAAAAGGTTGATAGTGTTGATGGGAAAGTAGTTACGATTAATGCGGATACTGAAAAAGCTGAAGATAATGCAAATAGATTATACGTTGCAATTGATCGGATTAAAGGTAAGACAATTAAGTTAAGCGTAAGTGTCAGCGGACAAAGTGCTTTGAATACTTTGAAGAGTACGCTTGATTCTATTAAAAGCAAGACAGTTACCGTTACAACAAAATATGTTACAAAAGGAAACGGTTCAGCCGATGCTGGTGGTAATGAAGGAGCCAAGAAAACAGAAGTTGCTTTAGGTGGCGAATTGGGACAAGAAATTGTTGTTGATCCTAAAAGAGGCACATGGAGAACAATTGGTGATAATGGAGCAGAATTCTTCCAAATTCATAAAGGCGACATTGTTTTTAATGCTGAACAAACAAAAGAATTACTAACCACCGGTAAAGTTCAAGGTCGTGGCAAAGCATATTTAAATGGAACCGCTATGGTTAGGGGTGGCGGTAAGTTACCCTCATCCTCTTCATCTTCGTCATCGTCCTCTTCGTCTTCATCTTCATCATCCTCTTCATCATCTTCTTCGCATTATAATAGTTCTACAGCAAGTCAAATTCAGGCAGCAGCCGACGCAACAAAATCTCTTGAAGAACAGTTAGAAGATACTCTTAAAGAGATGCAAGAACTTATGGATGATTTAATTGGAGATTATGAGCATCGAATTTTTCTTATGGAAAAGAACGGTGCCAATTACTCTGAAATTATTCAGGTCTATAGGGAAATGCAACAAGCCGTTCATGATCAGTCAGAAAAATATCGAAAATTAGGTCTTGAAGAAAATTCTGATTATATCCAAGATTTACAAAAGCAATGGTGGGACTATGAAGAAAATATTCAAGATCTGATCATCTCCAGTTATGATGATGTCGTTAAAGAGCATGAAAATTCTATTACACTAACACAGAACTGGCTAGATAATGCAATTGCTTCTGGTGATCGAGGTCAAATTACACAATACATCAATGATATCATAGCGTATTATAAAGCAATGCAAGCTGAAATACACGAACAGGCAGAGTATTACCGTTCGCTTGGATATTCAGACACCTCAGATGAAGTATCTGAATTGAGTGATTTGTGGTGGGATTACTATGACGAAATTAAGTCTGTTTCAGCGGAAGCTTGGCAACAGGTACTTGACAATACGAATGATGCGTTAGATGAAATCACAGGATTGTACGATACTCTAAAGAATGCTGCTCAAGAGTATTCTGAGAGTGGATATATCACAATTGACACTTTGCAGGACATTTGTTCATGGGGTATCGAATACCTTGCTTATCTGAAGGATGAAAACGGACAACTCGTTATTAATGAGGAACGAATTCAGGAAGTTATAGCTGCCCGCACACAGCAAATGGCAATAGAAACTGCTTTAAATTATATTCAGCAACTTCGGGAAGCAGCAACAAATAATGATGTTGCCGCCTTAATGAATCTGACAACAGCAACAAATAATGCGTCGAGTTCTACATGGGATTTGGTCTATGCACAATTACAATTATTAGGACTAGATGCTCAACAGTATAAAAATGCTTTGGATCGTATAAATGCGTTACGTTCTTTGACGGATACAACTGTATCTGGTATTGGTAAAATAGATGGTGCGTTACGCGAGACTACAGAAAATCAGGCCGATGCCTTAGAGAGTTTACTTCAATATGTAGAAAATATGATCAGACAAGAGGTTCAAAATCAAATTGAAGCTCTTGAAGAACAAGTCGATTCATATAAAGAAATAGTAGATTTGCAAAAAAAATCTTTGGACTTAGAAAAGGAAAAAGATGAATATACAAAGACGGTTGCTGAAAAGCAAGAGGAAATTGCAAAATTACGTCAACAAATTTACATGTTGGATTTGGATGATAGTCGAGAGGCAGCGGCTGAAAAAGCAAAATTGCAAGAAGAACTTTCTGAATTGATAAACGATTTGGCAGATTATCAATCAGATCATGCTTATGATGCTGCAAGCGATATGCTTGATGATATGGCAGATGCATATGAAGAAGAAAAGCAAAAAGAAATTGAAGCTTTGGAAAATAGCATTTCTTCTGAAGAAAAAGTGTATCAATTGGCCATAGAACGAATCAAGGATCACTGGGATACTTTGTATAGTGATTTGATCAACTGGAATTACGAATATGGATTAACAAAATGGTTCATAAAAAACCTATTGAATTGCTGGAATATCCTTAGAGCCATATATACTACAACATACAGATGAAATATGCTGATGTGTGAATGTGAAAAAATATATGGATTGGACAATCAGCAGCCAAGCCCCGAACAGGGGAAGGTTCAACGACTATCCCATAAGGGAGTAGGCCGCAAGCGGTTGGCGGTCGAAGCGGTAGGTATTCAGAAATGAATAAAGATATAGTCTGTTCTCACGGGAAACCGTGAGCTTTTTATTGCACTATATGTAGCGAATATTGTGAAACATAATTTATAGATTGTTTAATTTTGTAAGAAAGGAGGTGGAGACATGAAAGAATCTGGAATCTATAAAATAGAAAATATAGCAAATGGAAAGGTGTATATAGGGCAAAGTTCTTGGTTGAAGAAAAGAATGAGTGTTCATGTTTGTAAATTGCGAAATGGAACACATAATAATGTTCATTTACAACGATCATGGAACAAATATGGTGAGGACTCTTTTCGATTTGATATTGTGGAGAAATGTGATGCTGATAGATTAGATGAACGAGAAATTTATTGGATTGATTCTTTTGATTCATATAGAAATGGATATAATCAAACAATAGGTGGTGGCGGCAATAGAGGTTACACATATTCAGATGAGGTTAAGCAAAAAATGCGCAATCATCATGCGGATGTTAGTGGTGAAAATAATCCTATGTATGGCAAAAACATTAAGGATTATATGACTGAAGAAAAATATCGAAAATGGAGAAAAGCGATTGCTCAAAATCGCCCATCCATGAAAGGTATACCTAAAAAGAGAGAATCAGTTATTAAACAGTCGCAATCTCTTAAAGAATATTATAAATCACATAAACATCCATCGCTTGGGAAAAAACGTTCTCCAGAAATTACACAACGGGTCTTGGAAACCAGGATAAAGAATGAGAACATAAAATATTATGGAGATTCGTGTTCTGCAAAATCTGTTGTTTGTTTAAATACTGGGATTATATATGATAGTCTTAAAAGGGCTGCCGAAGATGTACATATATCACCAAGCCAGATTTCTCAATGTATCAATCATTATAAAGGTCATCATAGTGCTGGTATCGATAATGATGGGAACCGCCTTGTATGGGCTTTTTATGCAGAATTCGTTGAATTAACTCAATCAGAAATTGATGATTTGATTGAAGCAGCGCAACATCCAACTTTGGGATTCAAGAATGGAAATTCTAAAGCTGTTCAATGTATTACAACAGGAGAAATATTTGGTTCTGCAAAACAAGCTGGAGAAAAATACAGGGTAGACAACAGTTCAATTTTAAAATGTTGCAAGGGAATCATGAAGTTTGCTGGTAGAATTGATGACACAAAATTGAAATGGAAATATATTTAACAATCTATAATAAGCTGTTACAAATGATGAGATTACTTCTGCTTGGGATGCTGCAAGTGCTGCTGTCCAAAAATATGGAAGCTATCTTGATGCCGTTCTTGAAACGCAGAAGCAACTAGCAGAGTATGAATCTGGATCTGGGTCTGGTTCCATTGAAGATCATGATTCAAATAGTTCCTTAGGCAATGTTGGCGATTATGACACCAGCACTGGAACAATAATGGCGATTGTCCATAAAATGAAAGAAAACTCTGTAGCACACCATAGCGCAGATAAAGCGGAGCAGAATCGTTTAGATAATGAGAATATTAGTTTAGGTAAACAATTACAGGGCTTGATTGGGCGCGTTGTTATTCGCGGTGGTGACGGAGTATGGTATTTGGATCGGGTTGGTGGATCGAAGCTTTATGAAACTTATCCGTATAGTACGTATCATACTGGTGGATTTGTCGGAGATACCACGTTAAAACAAGACGAGGTATTTTCTAAATTAAAGAAAAATGAGCTTGTCTTAACGGAGGAACAACAAAAGCCGATATTTTCTGTGTTAAATTTTGCAGAAACAATGCTTGGAAGGTACGGCGAATTGTTTAATGCAGTTTCTAATGGAGATTTGCTTTCTTCGAGAATAAATGATCAAATTAAACAAAACGCTCAATCTATTCAAAATGAAGTAAATGATAACTATAGTCTCACAATCGCTCCACATGTTCAAATTCAAATTTCTGACAATATCAAAAATACATCTGATGCACGTAGACTTGGTAGAATTGCTGGTGAGTCCGCTATTTCTACAATTACAGATGCTTTTGCTAAAAAAGGTAAAATTCCTATTGGGAAATCGTTAAAACCATAAGGAGAGGGGCATGTCCCCCCTCCCCTTTTATATTAAGTCTGCAAAGAAGAGTCCATAGGAAAGGAGGTTAATGTATTGGTTATTAATTTTTCAAAAATCAATTTAACAGAACGTCCTTGCTTTATTTTAAGAAATTTGGATGGCACGGCAATTGGATATTTAAAAAACATTCTAAATCCAACAGGAAAGCTTTGTTATAACGAAGTGTCTGAAATAAATTTTGAATACCCTTCGCAAATTAATGGAGAAAAATTGGACGAATACGATCTCTTGACCGGAATGAGAATTATAGATGTTCAAAACTTTGGCTTGTTTTTGCTGCGAAATCCTGTTGAAACGGACAATGGCATTGTTAAGAGAAAAGAATGTACAGCATATTCGTTAGAGTATGAATTAACTAATAAAAATATATCGCTAGAAGAAGGAACGTACAATTTTTGGAATCCACTTACTCCAGATAGTACAATTTTGGGGATTATTTTAAGCGAAGCAAAATCGTGGAGTGTTGGAACTGTATCAACAAATTTAATTGGAAAATACAGAACATTTAGTGTAGATAATAGAAATATATATGATTGGATGAAGTCAGATCTACAAGAAACATACGGATGTATTTTTGATTTCGATACATATAATAGGAAAATTAATGTCCGAAGTATCAATGATATCGTTCTTCAAAAGCCTGTGTATTTATCAACTAAAAATCTCATTAAAGAAATTGAAATTGAAGAGAATACAGATGATTTAGTAACTGCTCTTGATGTTTATGGTGCAGATGGCGTGACTATTCGTAGCGTAAATCCTATGGGTACAAATCGGATATATAATCTTGATTCGTATATGAATAGTAATTATTTTTCTTCCCAAATTATAGAAAGATGGACGCAATGGAAATCAACATTTGAAAGCTATCAACAAACATATTATCAAATAGTTGTCGCCAGAAACATGCAGATTAGTCGATATACTGTTGAGGAAGGTATATTGGCAGATTTACAAGGTGAATTACTTGGACTGGAATCAAAAAAGGCAGTTATTATACAAGCAATTGCAATAGATGAGGCTGTTGAATCTGAATTGCAAGCCATCAATGATGAAATTGATGCCAAGAACACAGAAATAAGCAAGCAGCAAGAGATTTTAAAACAGGTACAGGATGAAATTGATAGCTACTCTGAACAATTAAAAGAAATTAATAATAAAACCTCGTTATCTTCATTTTTTAGTGATGATGAGCTAATAATTTTGGATCGTTATTTTAAGTGCGGCTCCCTGACAGATAGCACATTTGTTGCAACGACAACAAATTCGTATGCTTCTGATACAAAGACCGTTAGAGATATTTCGTCTATCTTTAATATCACAGAGATTACCTCTATAACTAAAACGCCATATTTAGATGATATTACTTTCTATATTATTCACGGTGGCTCTATTAACTTTAGTAATGCAGACATATCTTTAAACGCAGAAGTTGTTAATGGCACTTTACAAGTAAATAACGATATGTCTTTTGTGTTGTCTTTATATTTAAATCAAGGATCTGTGGATGACACTGATTTTTCAGGTGGAACCCTTTCAATGACAGGCACACTTTCGACAGATGTCATTAGTACAGATACTTCTATACAATTTAAAACTACATCTTCAACCATATATATGACACAAGATGTAACTGAGTATCAGAGAATGTCTGTTGAGCAAGAACTATTTGAGTATGGTTATGAATATTTGGAACGATTATCTTCCCCGACATACTATTTCTCTGTTTCAAGTGCGAACTTTTTAGCTCTAAATGATTTTATTCAATTTGCCAATGAATTTGAATTAGGCGAAAAAGTATATATACACACTAGTAGTGGTGTACTTACACCTATTGCAGTTGCCGTATCTATTGATTTTGATAATTTATCTGATTTTACAATTGACTTTGGTAATTCATTCTCTTTAAATGATTCGTCATTTAAGTTAGAAGATTTGTTAGATCAAAGTGTTTCTATGGGTGCTTCTCTTGATTTTAATCAATATAATTACAGTAATTTTGTAAATAGTGGTGCTAAAACACAGGTTAAAAATTTCATGACTAATGCCATTGATACCATGAAAAATCGCATTTTATCTGGGGATCAGGAGCAGATCACTATAGACCGGGCTGGTTTGCGTTGCAGAAAATATGACGAGAATAGTGGAACTTACAGCCCTAAACAAATTTGGCTTGCTCATAATGCATTGATGTTTACTAATGATAATTGGGATTCTGCAACAATTGGTATTGGGGAATTTATAGACAAAAATTTAGGAAGTATGTTCGGTATCGTTGCTCCTGCTATTGTCGGTACTATTTTGGCTGGATCACAACTCGTTATTGAGAGTGAAAAACAAGATGGTGATGTAGCAGTTTTTAAAATGGATGCCGAAGGTTGTTCTCTTCATAATGCTTCTTTTAATTTATACGGCAATACAACTGGAAGAATTGATCTTGGTGCAACATATGGAATTATCGGTGGAAATGATAAAAATATAATGTTTGATTATGATTCAAATAATCAGCCGATAGGTGTTAGAACTGAAAATGGAGAAACAGTTACTCGTATTAGTGAGCTTGATTTGGACGATGCACCTAATGCAAATTTTTGGATCGATATGTATGGAGACGTATACTTAAAAGGAACTATTGATGCCGTATCGGGTGTTTTTCGTGGTTCTTTAGAAGTTGGTGGAAGCACAGCTTTTCGTGTTGATAAGCAAGGCAATTTAAAAATTGGAGGTACTGATACCAATCCTAATTTCTCAGTTGATGCTAACGGTAATTTGGTTTCAAAATCTGCAAATATTAAAGGACGTATTGATGCCTCATCTTTATACATAAATGGGAAGAATATTCTAACAAATTGCGATGATGGATCAGCGACGGATTCTTCGCAAATTGCATCTAAGTATTTAGAGTTGTATGGAATTACAATTTATAATGCTTCTACTGGTGGTATATCATTTTCAGTAAGTGATTCTGGTGCTGTAACTATAAACGGTAATGTAACAATGGGTGCCGGTTCATCAATCAACTGGGCAACGGTTCAAGAAATTAATCCTACAAGCAGTTTAGCTTACGTTCGTGCAAATTCTGCATATAATTTAGCTGATAATGCTTTTACAAATGCAGGTAACGCATATGATAGAGCCGATGCTGCTATAAGTGACGCTGCGTATGCTTTAAATTTTGCTCAAAATAATGCTTGTAATGATAGGAATATATTTAGTGTTTTAACTAGCGGTGGAAGTAAATTTGGTATCTTTAGTGACTCTGATTCAAATAGACTTTTACTTAACGCTAATTATATTCGTTCCGGAACTATAGATGCCGATATAATTACTCTTGGCAGTAGTTGGGGTGGCTTCTGCTGTGCTGTTGGAAATGATGGAATTAATAATACGTATGGTGCAATGATGTATGGATCAAATTCACAATATTATTTTATTGCTACCAACCTTGGAGTTCGTATGCAAGCTAGGAATACAGGCATAACATGTATGGCTACAAGGATTGCTGCCGATGTCCCCATTGATGTTGATTCTGATAGACGTGCAAAAAATAATATATCTGACGATTTAAGTAAATATAAAAAGTTTTTCATGTCGTTAAAACCAAGTTATTTTAAATATAATAATGGAACCAGTGGCAGATACCATATTGGGTTTATTGCACAAGAAGTCGAAGATGCTCTCTTGAATTCAGGAATTACAACAAAAGATTTTGCTGGAATTGTTCAGTCTCAAGGGGACAATGATATTTCAAGAGAATATGATAATCCATATTTCTTGCGATATAACGAATTTATTGCGTTAAATACATATATGATTCAGCATCTTTATAAGCGAATTGATAAATTAGAAAAAATTGTTAAAGGAGAATAACTATGAATAAAGACGATGTTTGCCAGAGGATCAATGCGGTTTGTAAAACATTAGATGGAGGAATTACTGTGTCTGGTGTACAAAATGCCGGAAATCTGGCAGGTTGTTTTTCAATTTTACAGGAAACATTAGCCTTCTTGTCAACGTGTGAAATTATTCCTCCAAAACAAAAACAAGATCAGGAGGATAATAAAACATCCTGATAAAAAACGAGGTGAGTAGATGGGATTTCTTGCAAAGAAATTTTCTTATGATCGAATTCCATGTGAAGATTATGGACTGCGGATTTATGATATAGATGGCAACAACAACGATGCTACTCCCTTTGCAAGCGTTGGAGAATTACAAACTGATGTTATTCCGTCTAAAGGACGGAATTTTTTATATGGTAGGACTTTTGAGTCACCATTAGAATTTAACTTAGTTTTTGGTCTTGATCCACTTTTCTTGAAAATGAATGAGTATTTTGATCGTTACGAAATGGATGCAATAGCGAACTGGCTAACTGGAACAAATGAATATAAATGGCTTGATATTGAGCAACCAGATTTAGAGGTCATTAGATATCATTGTGTAATAAGTGAGTTAGAGCCTATTCAGCTATCTTGGCTACCATGGGCGTTTACTGCAAAAATCACTTGTGATTCTCCTTATGCGTATATGTATCCACAAAAATTTCATTATATATGTAATGGGACGACAAACATTGATTTAATAAGCAGATCCACAATTAATCAATTGTATTATCCAAAACTTGAGATTCAGTTAAACGGAAGTAATGAAATATCTATTATGAATAAATCATGTGATAATGCAGAAATGAAATTCAGTGGATTGCCGCAAAATTACTTTTTAACTATTTCAGTAGATAATGATCTCGGAAGAATTACGTCCTCTGACGAAAGTTATTCAAATATGTATCAATATTTTAATTTTATATGGCTGCCATTAAAGAAGGGTATGAATAAGTTAGAAGTTAAGGGAAATTGTATACTTGATTTTACATGTGAGTTCCCAATGAATTTTGGAGGGTAGTAACATGAGACATGATATTTATACGTTGCCAGAAGTCGTGTTTGTTTCGGGACAGTCAATTACTCTTCGTTGGAGATTATTTACACAATCGAAGGTTCCATTCAATGCAGATGGATGCACGGGGAATTTTGCTGTAGTTGATTATTCTGATAAAACAGGAGAGACTTTAATTTCTAAACCGCTTATTTTTAGTATCGGTGATACCGAGAATGAAATAAAAAATCTTGCATCTGTTGATTTAGTTCCATCTGATACTTTAGGTTTGCGTGGTAAATATATTTATCAAATTACTATCAAAGATGTTTATGGTGAGGTTGAAATTCCTAATCATGGGATTCTTCTTATTACTCACAATATCAATGAGAGTTTTTTGCAATAAAATTAAGAAGAAAGCGAGGGTGAAAACAGAATGACTTCTACATATTTTCTTAATTGTATTATGGGAAATGTATTTAGAACAAAGCTGACACCAAATCTACCAACAACTGTTTATCTTGGTTTAAGCTCTACTGAGCCTTCGGTTGATGGGTCGGGTGTGACAGAACCATCTTCCGTTGACGGGTATGAACGCGTTGCACTGAGTTCTTTGAGTGAACCAGAAAATGGCGTGATACAAAATGAATCTGAAATTTCTTTTCCTGAAAGTACTGCAAATTGGGGTACAATGACACATTTTGTTATCTATGATGCAAAAACTGATGGAAATCTACTTATGTATGAAAACTTGTCACAATCTCGTAATGTTGAAGCTGCTACCATTGTTATGGTGAAAACGGGCAGTCTCAAACTAACGCTTGCAAATCCATCATAAAAATTAGAAAAAGAAAGTAGGTGAGATGGTGCAGACATTTGATGTTTATTTAAAGAAACGACTCACCGAAATTGATGTTATTATATCGCAGTTAGTACAAAGAGATGTGTTTTCTTTTTTTAGTCAGCTTTATTTGCTGTGTTCAATGGAAGATGTAAAAGTACAAAAAGCCATTGATGTTATTTCTAAACTTGAAATCGATTTAAATATTAATGATATTATAAAATTCGTCTATGAGATTTTAACCAGTGAAGTATATCTAGATACTGAACTGGATTTAGTAAGCCAAAGTTTTTCTGATGGAATAGCGGAAATGGTTTTAACTATTGATGAAATGACTCCTGTTAGTAAAGATTTCATTGATGTTAATTCTTCTCTGGAAATTTTCGTAAATACATTAGACTATTATATCGCTCATTCATTCGGCAAGATTGAGTTTGATATGAGTTTGGTAATGAATCAGGTCGAATTTTTGAAATATAGTTTAGAAAAATATAAGAGCGAATTAAAGTTGCATATTAGTTCTAATTTTGCAAGTGAAAAACATATCGATTTAGACGAAGTAAAAACGTTTTTAAGCATTGATCCAACAGATATTTTTTATGTGTTTAATATGGAAGGCATGTCAACCATGCTAGTTTATGCTTCTTCCATAGATCATTATGTTTTTAAAAAAGTTTTACATGATTTAAATCCTACAATGATTTTTAATACATTTTCTGATGAGGCTCTTTCATTGTCTAAATATATAGAATTTGAAACCACATTAAATCTAATTGCGTATGTAACAGATGTTTTGATCCAGACTATTTCAATGGAATCGAAAACGTACCTATCTTGTACAGCAAGTGCAGGATTAAAACGTTATAGATTGCTTGAGGAAATGGATAACTTTACTTTGGCTGATTTTGATAATATGAATTTGCAAGAGCTTGATTATGTCATAATTGTTGACGAAACATAGAAACTCTGTAAAAGGTGGTGAAATAATGGTAAGAAAACAGGGTGGATTGATTACTGGATTTCAAGCAAATGAAAATGTAGTGGATAAATGCTTGGAGAAAGTTCGAGAAATTGACCCTACCTCTCTTGCTGATAAATTACTTCACATCACTATTAAAACGGATGCTTATACAAAATTTAAAATGGATGGCTTTGATTATACCACTGATGGTAACGGAAATTTTTCAAGCATTGCTATTGCTGGTATGACTACACCTGAAATTTATGATTTGCGTTTTCAAACCGATGTAACGGATTGCGTTATCTGTTTTATTTATTAGGGCGGTGATCTGTTGTGTCTATGGCGTATGGATTTTATTGGGGTGTTTTTTATCCAAGCAATAGTCCATTGTATAATCCAGATGGTGATGAACCTGTAATTAATGGCGCATGTTTTGCTGCTGTTGGTCAGCCAGAGAATTATCGTGGGTTTCTTTATCAAACCGCTGAATTATTGGCAAATTATATTCTATATGCTTAAAGGAGGGCGGTGACTGATTGGATGGATTTTATTTATGAATTATTAAGAGCTGGAACGACACAAAATGATTCTGATTCTGGCTCTGAAGTAGCTCGAAAATTTAATGATAATTTCCAAAAAGTCCAAGAAAAATTTTCTGAAATTGATCAAACATTAAAGGATCAAGCAACTGGACTTATCATTTGGGAGAAAATGTAACTATATATGAACTCTTAGAGAGAGTTGGTATAAAGACGTTGTAATGGGGGTGAAATAAATTGGCTAATGTAATTTTTAAGGTTGGTACAAAGGCACTCTTTGATGCGCTGGAGCAAAAAGACACAAATACTTTGTACTGGCTGGAAGATGTACAGGAACTCTACAAGGGGAACCTTCTGTTTGCTACTGGTAAGACAGCCTCTGAAACTGCTGCCGGCTTGATGTCTCTTGCCGACAAACAAAAGCTTGACTCTATCGATCCAGAAACTATTTCAAGTCTTGCGCAAAGCCTTGAATGGGGAACGATGTAATTTTTGAGATAAAAAAGGAGTGATTGAATAATGGCTATTGTTGCTTTTAAGAAAGGTCTATTGGCTAATCTGCCTGGTACTTATACTGAGGGTACTTTCTATGTGACCACCGACGAGCGGGCGCTGTATTTGGACATTGATGGCTCTACCCGTGTTCGCATTGGCGACTTCCAGGAGTTTGCAAACCTTGATGCTCTTCAGGCCAACACGAACCCAAGCACCACAGCACTGTACTACATCACTGATCTGAATGTACTGGCTAAGTGGAATGGCACTTCTTATGTGCAAATTAACCTTGATACTGGTGCTACTTCTATTGAGGTAACTGGTGATGGCAACGCTGTGACCGTTGCGGCTTATGATGCCGGCTCTCGCAAGATTACCTTAACTAAGGGAGCTACCTACACCACTACCGAGGATGTAGCAGGGGCCATCTCTGCCGCTATTGGTGACTTGGGCAACAACGATGAGTCTGTCCCTTACGAGACTGTGAAGGATTATGTGGACGATAAGGTTGCCGATGTTGTTGCTGGCTCTATCGACGGTTTGGGGGCTTTGGCTTCTAAGGATGAGGTTGCTGAGTCAGATCTTGAAACTACTCTTGCAACCAAGATTAACGGCAAAGCGGATGTTGGTACTGTGGATGACACCTCCGACATGGATACTTTGAAGGGTGCCAAGAAGTATGCAGACGAGAAAGCAGCTGCTGCTGAGACTAATGCAAAGGGTTATGCGGATGGTCTGATTGGTGCTCTGGATGTTGCTGATAGTGCTGTAGCTACTCAGCTTGTGAGTGCTGTGTCTGAGGAAGACGGTAAGATTACTGTTACCCGCCGTGCTCTGGTCGCAGAGGACATTCCCGAAATTGCTCAGTCTAAGGTTACTGGCCTAACTGATGCTTTGGCTGGTAAGCAGGATTCTTTGGTGTTCAACACCGCTTATGATGGATCTACCAACAAGGTCGCCACCATGACTGACGTGACCAATGCGGTTGCTGGTCTGTCTGGTGCTATGCACTACATTGGTGAGTCCACCACTGATCCTGCTACTGAAGTTACCGTTTCTGATGTGGACGAGTTCGCCAAGGGCGATGTGGTGACTTACAACGCCAAGGAGTATGTCTATGATGGTACTACATGGCGCGAACTGGGCGACGAGTCTTCCTTCACTGTGAAGGGTAGCATTAAGGACGCTGATATCGCTGCTGACGCTGCGATTGCTCAGTCTAAGGTGGCTGGTCTGGAATCTGCTCTTTCTGGTAAGGCGACTCCTGCCGATATCACCACTGCTATTGATGGGCTTGATGTTGCAGATGAGGCCGTGTCTGGTCAGCTCGTGAGCGCCGTTGTTGAGACTGACGGTAAGATTGCTGTGTCTCGTCGCGCCCTTGTGGCAGATGATATTCCTACCTTGGAAATCGCTAAAGTGAATGGATTGCAGGATGCTTTAGATGGCAAGGCTGTTGAGTCCGACATTACTGATGCTATTGCTGCTCTTGATGTTGAAGACTCTGCCGTTGAGGGACAGGTTGTTTCTGCTGTTGCGGAAACTGACGGTAAGATTACTGTCACCCGTCGTGCTCTGGCAGCTAACGATATCCCTGAGCTGGCGCAGGATAAGATTACTGGTCTGACTACTGCTCTGGCTGGTAAGCAGGATAATATCACCTTTGAGACCGCCTATGACGCTTCCACGAATAAGGCCGCTACTATGACCGATGTGGATGCTGCTGAGGCCGCTGCGAATACGTACACTGACACAGCTCTGACTTGGGGCAGCTTCTAATCAGTGTATAACAACTTCATATTTCCCATATTTGGGGGCGGGGTAACACCCGCCCCTTTTTCATTTCTCTGTAGAACGGAGGTAAAGTAAAAATGGCTCTTTTTAAGATTTTGAAAGGCAATAGTTCTCGTATTTCTGTAGATATCACCCCTTTTCATGATGGATATGCATATTTTACACCAGATGATGGTGGTTTTTATATTGACACAGAAGTTAATGGCGAACAAAAAAGAATCCGTATTAACCCTAATGACGAAAGTTTAAGTTTTGAAGTAAGCACATCTCTTCTTGCTGATGGGTGGATTTCAGGGAAGCAGACTATTACGGTCGATGGAATAACGGAAGATACAAATGGCATTGTTGGCATTGCTCAGGATATTTCAAGCTATGAGAATGAAGCTGCAAAGAAAGCAGATCTTTATGTATACGGACAAGGAAATGGGACTTTGACGATTGGATCATTTGGTAATGTACCTACTTGTGATATCCCAATCGTAATCATTTTGTTTCGTTAAGGTGGTGTTGATGTATGAGTGAGACACCTAATTATGGCCTTTATTTGGAAGATGATGCTTCAACAAAGTTCAAAATATGGAGAGAAAAAATAAATGGTTCCAATGATTCTAATATGGTCAAAATCGACGCGGCACTAGGGACAATGGCGCAAAAGAGTCGAGAAGTAATAGGGACACTTATGGCATCATCATGGGATGGAATCAATTCTCCATTTACACAAGAAATTGCTGTGGATGGACTAGGGGCAGACCAGAATGGGAATATTTCCGTATCGCAAAATGCTACATTTGAACAACGCCAAATGGCGCGTGAAGCACAGCTTTGTGTAACCGGGCAAGAAAATGGAAAATTGATTATTTCAGCAGACGGTGAAAAACCTAATATTGATATACCAGTCTGCATTACGTTGATAGGATAAGGAAGGTGAGTATATGCCAATTGTTTCAAATTTCCCATCTGGATATGGAAATATGAATACCAATGTATATGATACACAAAATAAAAAACAAGATATTTTTGAATATGTTGATGATTCACTTGCTGAAGGTCTTGCGGGGAAAGCAGATGCAAGTCATAGTCACGATACGGCTACAACATCCGCACCGGGCTTTATGAGTGCTGAAGACAAAACGAAATTGAATAATATTGAGGATGGTGCGCAGGTTAATATTGTTACCGGAGTAAAAGGGGATTCAGAGTCATCCTATCGAACAGGCAACATTAATATAACTTGTTCTAACATAGGTGCGGCAACATCTTCTCATGCACACAATATAGCTACAACATCAAATTCTGGTTTTATGAGTGCTTCGGACAAATCTAAGCTGAACGGCATTGCATCAGGGGCACAGGTGAATACCGTGACCGGGGTAAAAGGCAGCTCAGAATCTACCTACCGAACCGGAAATATTAGTCTATCCTATGCTAATGTCGGTGCAGCAGGAGAAAATCATGTACATACTAATGCTACGGGGTTAATGTCTGGGTTTATGAGTGCTTCAGATAAAACAAAGCTTGGTGAAATTGTAGATTATGTGGATACAAAGTATTATGGTGGTTCTCCTTGGAGTTATCGTATGTGGGACTCTGGACTTATGGAATGTTGGTATAAAGCAAATTTCACAATAGGTAATATGTATAGTGATGGGAACGTATGGTATTACTCACCGTCCGCAATCAGCTTCCCTCGCAGTTTCCTCAGCGTTTACGATATTCAGGCCGTATGTGCCACTGCGTATGGGAACATTATTTGGACATCTTTTTATGGTATTACAAATTCAGCTTGTACTCCACAGCTTTTATCTGGAACAAAACTTTCTGGAAATACTGGAACATTATATATATATCTAGTTGGTGCATATAAATAAGGAGGTGTCTGTGTTGCGTGTAGTAAATGAAAACATGGAAACGATCACAGAGTATGATCTTACAAAGGGATATCTGATCCCCGCGCTGGTCATCAAAGAAGATGCAACACCAATTGATGATGAAACTAAATTTGCTTGGGAAGATGAGGACTATGAAGAAGCACAGATGTATATTCAATATAGTTGGGTAAATCAAGATCTGACAGATGCTAAAAACACTATAATTCAAAAAATGTCAAGAGAATGTGAATATCAAATTTGCTCTGGAGTAACTGTAGACGGCGCAAACTATAGTTTGAATATAGAGGATCAGATGAACATGTCTGTTTTGCTTGCACAAGTAAACGCAGGTGTAAATTCTGTACCTTATCACGCAGATGGAGAAGCTTGTAGATATTATTCAGCAGAAGAATTTTCTAATATCGCTAAAAAAGCAATTGATTGGATTGCTTATCAACAAAGCTATTTCAACAGTTTGCGTGACTATATCCTTTCTATAACAACAACACAAGAACTTAGTAATGTAACATATGGAATGGATATACCAGATGATTATCAAACCACTGTTCTAAAAGACATTCTTTCGAGTAATAATGAAGAATTTTAAAAAATCATTTATCTTGTTTTTGATTGGTGGAATAATTTATTTTTGTATTGAGCTAATATGGCGGGGGCATAGTCACGCATCTATGTTTATATTGGGTGGCATTTGTTTTATTGCCATAGGTGCAATAAACGAATTTATTCCGTGGAACATAGGATTATTGTGGCAGTCTATTATTGGGGCATGTATTGTAACAATACTTGAGTTTATTACTGGACTTATTGTGAATATTTGGTTGAAGTTGGGAGTTTGGGACTATTCCAATCTTCCTTTTAACATTATGGGGCAGATATGCCTCCCTTTTTTCTTCGCTTGGATAGCAGTATCTATGATTGCTATTGTGATAGATGACTATATGAGATATTGGTTATTTGGAGAAGAAAAACCGCACTACAAGTTTTTATAACTGTGTATGAATTGTTGGAGGTGATATTTTGAGCGCATCTAAAGTCATTGAAATTGCACGTGCCGAGGTGGGATATCTTGAAAAGAAGTCCAACAGTCAATTGTATGACAAAACCGCTAATGCTGGTAGCAATAACTATACCAAGTATGGCGAGTGGTATGGAATGAATGCACAACCTTGGTGTGATATGTTTGTATCTTGGTGTGCTTATCAGGCTGGTGAATTGGATGCTGTAGGCAAATACGCCTATGTACCAAGTCATCAAAATTTCTTTGCAAATCAAGGGCGTTACTATTCCAGAGGTTCAATTACACCACAAGCTGGTGATGTAGTAATCTTTCGTAATGAAAGTCATATTGGGTTTGTTGAATACGTTTCTGGGGGTTATGTACATACCATCGAAGGAAACACCTCTGGAGGAAGTACACTAGTAGCCAATGGCGGCGGTGTATTCCAGAAAAGCTATCCCCTTTCTAGTAGCTATATACAGGGGTATGGACGACCTGCATATAGTTCAAAAGATAATTCTATCAACTATGATAATGCTGTCACCGTAAATTATCGCGGGACTATACATGCTAATGGCGGTCTTAATTGTCGCACATCGCCTGTAAGCGGAACCGTTATTAAAACATATGCTAACGGTTCTGTGATTACCATTACAAAAGAACTGGACGGATGGGGATATACCGGTGAAGGTTGGGTGTCTTTACAGTATGTTACTAAAATAGTAGATTCTCAACCAGAGCCAGATCCTGTGCCAGAGCAACCAACAATTACGGAGGATGATGAAGATATGACACTTGACAGATTTAAAGAACTGATGAATGAATATCGTACAGAACTAAGAGATAATGACTGCGGAGAGTGGAGCAAAGAGGCTCGTGACTGGGCTATTTCTACTGGACTGATTGAGGGTGGAGATCCGATGCCTGATGGAACTCCAAATTATATGTATGAAGATCTTGCTACACGTGAACAACTAATTGTGATCTTGTATAGGTTTGCTAAGAGTATGGGGATGGCATAAAATCCATGGGAGTTATCTACAAAGTTGAAAACACATTGAATAATAAAGTATATATTGGTAAAACAACAAGAAATATTGAAATTCGTTGGAAAGAACATTTAGCTTGTAGTGCAACTAAAGATAACAAATTTTATAGAGCTTTAAGAAAATATCCACCATCCGTATTTAAATTATCTATTATTGAAAAGGCTTCAAATGATGAATTAAATAATTTAGAAACGTATTGGATTAATCAATATGATTCTTTTCGTAATGGATATAACAGTACAATGGGAGGCGATGGAACTCTAAAGACTGATTACGATAAAATTTATCAACTGTGGGATCAATATTTAACTTATGATGAGATCGCCAAAATTACAGGATATCCGCATACTACAATTCGTCATATATTAAATGGATATGAGAATTATTCTACTTTTGACGCGAGAAGCAGAAATAATCCTAAGCGAAAATCTGTAAAACAATATACTCTTGACGGAGTTTTTGTTCAAAGCTATAAATCATTAAGTGACGCAGCAAGGACAACAGGATTAAGCGTTTCAATGATATATTCCTGTTGTGAAAAAATAAGATTATCTGGTGGGGGTTTTCAATGGCGATATGCTAATGATATACCTCCATCAAAATATACATATCGTTTAACAAAGAGCGTAATACAATTAACAATAAATAATGAATATGTTAATTCTTATAATTCACCACAAGAAGCTTCAGATAAAACTAAGGTTGCAAGAGACGGAATCTATAAATGTTGCAATGGTCGGATTAAATCTTCTGGTGGCTATAGATGGAAATATTCTGATAATAGTGGGGTGGCAAACAATGTTGTCTAAGTCAAGGCAAAAGAAAAATGTAATAGCCCATGTTTTCCGATCTGTTTTAAACCATTTTATTTCTCTTGGTGCTACAAACCGTTTGGCAATATATATTATTTTTCTTTTGTCCGCTGGTTTAGCCGGCGGTTTTTATCTTGCTCGTTTAAGTATCATATGTGGGTATACTGGCGCATTAGCTTGTTATACCGTAGCATTTACGCCAATCGGGACTGCTTGTAGTGTTGTTTTGTCCCGAATTGTAGATAAAAGCCGGGACGAAAATACTGGAGCTGATGGCGAAGGAATTAAATTTGCTCACGCAAAGGCAAATCAGTTCTCAATAGATCAAGATAAATTTGTAAACAGCCCACCAATTTAAATGGGAGGTAATGTAATGAATATAAAACGTAAACTTTCAAGCCGTAAATTATGGGCTGCTATTGCCGGATTTATTGCTGGTTTAGCTATAGTTTTTGGCCTTGATGAGAGCATAATAAATACTGTCGCTGGAGCCGTTGTATCCATTGGTTCCGTCGTAACTTATATTGTTACGGAAGGACATATTGATAAAGAATCGGTTGGAAATGCTGCTGGTGCAATTCAAGATGCAATTGATTCATTAGAAGAGACAGAATAATCATTTGTTAATCAAATGAGAAAGAAGGTGTCTCTTGACTGGATTTGATGAATTTATTGATACTTTTGGCAATATTACAATTGGAAATGTAGTTACTGCTATTTTGGCTTCTGTATTTTTGGGATTAACTTATAGAAAAATCAGAGATTATCTCATTAAAAAATATGAAGCAGAAAAAGAAAAAGACAAGCAATTAAAAGAAGCTCTTGACTCTGTACGAAAGTATCCAGAATATCGGCAACAAAGTATTCGGATACAGGAAAAGTTAGAGAACGAGATTCAAGAATTGCGAAAAGCACAAGAGGCAAATACGAATCGTCTTGTAAAAATGGAAGAAGATTCTCAGCGTCGAGAACGGAATAAACTTCGTGACCGACTTTTGCAAAACTATCGGTATTATACAAGTAAAGAACATAACCCGATGCAAGCATGGACGCACATGGAGTCAGAAACATTCTGGGAGTGTTTTGGCGATTATGAACGGATGAACGGGAATGGTTATATGCATACAGTTGTACAGCCAGAGATGAATCTTTTGACGATCGTTGAAATGGATGATGATATTGGCATTGCTGAATTGATGAATAGCAGAAAATAATAAATATATATGGGGTATAGGCATTTTTGTCTATACCCTATTTTTTCGTCCTAATAAAACTTACTTTGACCTTTTAAATTTGGTGCAAAATACTTTTGTTTCGATTTTAAAAAACTTTATTTAAAAAATTTTAAGAAAAAATGTAACAAAACACCATAGCTGTGAAATATATATAGTGAAGGGATTCTTATATAAAAGAAAGCTAGTGATGAAAAAGGAGAGGATTCCAATGCAGAGTGAAACTTCTTATTAGATTTAATGACGCCACTATGTATTTTTAAATATCCATTTAAGGAGGTCGTATGAATGAAACATCTCTACAAAAAAATAAGCCTTTTTCTTGTGGTTTCAATGCTTTTTAGTACATTTGCATTTGCAGTGAACGAAGAACCTAGTAACAGTTCAGTAGATAATCAACAATATAAACAAGCAATCAATCTTAACGAATACGTTGATCAGCTTAATATTGATACAACAGATGCAATAAGTGTACAATGGGAGACAGCCGAACTGTGTTCTGAAAGCACAAATTCTATAGCTGCTAAATCTATAACTAATTCGGAAGCAAATATTCCATCGGTTGCTGTTGTGACACAAAATGAAGATGGGTCTTACACCAAAAGTTTTTATGTGGAACTTGCAACACAAGATGATGGTAAATTAGTACCTGCAATCAGCCGTTCTAGCAGCGGTACTTATTATAATGCTTTTGCAAATAGCGGATTTGTAATTAGATTTGATGCTACATATGATGAAGTAAATATGGGAACTTATGGTTATTCCGGTTATGCATTTGCTCCAAGATATTCAAAGTATAAAGTCTCTTCGAGCGGTGCTTATGGATATCCAACAGATCTTTATTTCCATGTGTTACTACATGGTCAGTTCTCAGCTAGTAGTTCCAATCCAGCATCCAGAGACGATGATTGGCCGTATTTTAGTCGTACTACTAATATAGGTACTCCCACTTTAGGATATCAGTATTCGTATTACGATTATACTGCCTATTCAAATGACTATAGCGGAAGACTTGTGCATATTACAAATGGAGGTCAAGGATGCTACATGCTTAAATGCGAATTCACCTATAAGGGGTACGATCATCAAGTTAAGGCGTTTATTTACAATGGAAGTGATGAAAACTATTAATAAACAAAAGTAAGTTATCTTACTGTCTTAAATAGGTTGGAATATGTGTAAAAATAGAGTAATTGTACGTGTAGTGTTTTTTGCTATTATACTATGTATAGTCTTCGCGTTAGTGCTTAACAAGTCAATAACGCACAGTATACCTAGTGTATCTTTTGAGGAACTCTATAATAATGGCAACATTACATTGATGGGGTTGGATGAAACCACGACTAAGGCAGAATTTGAAGAAAGAATTGGAATGTCTTACTGGGAATACCTAACAATGATGGACAATGCTCAAATTAACAACAAATTGGAACCCTATACATTTCTATTTGAAGAAATTCCAACAATTTGTCTTGCAAGGTTTGAATATGAAAAATTACAAAACCTTATATTTTATTTTTGGGATGAAGACGCTTTCTTGCCGAATGAGTGGGTTCGCGTTACAGAGTCATTGATTCAAAAGTTAAAAGACGTTTCAGAGAAAACAGTTCATTGGACATATACTTTGCCAAATGCCAAGGTTTCACTGGAATTTTCAGGGGTTGATATCGAAGGACGGAGGTATCCGAGAATTTCTGAGATGTGGATTACTTACACAAATGATATCCAAACTTTTGATTCAGTAGGTTATATGTATGAGACAGTTCAATTCAATCTTCCAGTCATATATGCGAGATGGAAGCATATCTTCCTTAGTAGTATGCATATGATCCTGTAAACACTTGTTTCAAATGAATTGATGGAGTTTTGTGATACACCACAGTAGGCAAAGAAAAAAGTCTTCATCGCAAAATAGATATCTCCCCATTTGATATCAAATGGGGAGATTTTAGTAATTGGTGTATTAAATATATTTTCATATTTTTATTATGTATTTGATCGTGCATAGAACTTTGACAAAGCTGAAAACATCACGTACAATAATCATAGGAGAAAAACATAACAGATGTATAAACCGAATAAGTTACTGAGTAGTTTCTCTTTGATTTATAACTCAAAAGTTTACGAAAAAGTATTTTGCATTCAGAATGCGATTATAACAAAAGAGCAGGCTTTGTACCCACTCTTTCTACTTTCTATATTCGTTTCCTATTTTTTTGTTACGTATCACGGCAACACATACATAATTTACAATCAATTCAACGGGCACTGTGGAAAAGTGAATTTATTTACCCGTCCCAGATGGCTTGGAAAATCTATGAACATAAGTATGCTGAAGGTCTTTTTTTGAAATTGGGAACGATTCATCATTTTTAATTGGTTAAAGATCACACAGGAAGAAGAACTGTGTGAGAAATACATTGGGAAGTTCCATGTGATTTCCATTAGTTTAAAGAATGTGGATAGTTTTAAAAATATGAAAAGACAATCGCAGCACTATGAAAGGATATGATCCTCTCTCGTACAGTTATTGTCCGCAACTTCAACTATAACCGATGAGGCCATATCCTTCATCCTTTTTTACTTTATCTGTCCAATACGTATTGTAAATTATATACACTTATGTTATATTTAGTGTGGCAATTCACTTGCAATTTCGACATTTTTTGTTATACTATCAATGTATAATTATCAAGTTAAGGTGATATTCTATGTTTCTAACTGGATACCATGGAACAAGCAATGCTTCGGCAGATGAAATTGTAAAAACAAAAAAATTTCATATCTCAAAGGGAGATAAACAGTGGCTTGGTGATGGAATTTATTTCTACCCCTGTTTTGAAGATGCGTACAATTGGCATAATATTAATACTGGAATGCCTACTGAGTCCATAATACATGCAATTGTAGAGATTAAAGAAAGTGAATATTTAGATTTAGATACGTTTGATGGAAAGGCCCTCTTCAATTCAATATCTAATTACATTTGTGAAGTTCATGGAGTTTCGGTTAAACCATCTAGTGCTCAACAAAATCAGTGCGCTGTGGCACGGATGATATGGGATACATATGAAGAGTTAAGGGTGGTTTTTGCAAGTTTTTCAACTGAACCAACCAAATTAAAAACACTGATTGATGCAAGACCTAAGCGAAGAGAATTCTGTATTCGAGATAACAGTTGCATAAAGTATATTAGCCAAATAAAAAGGAGTGATTTTGATGATTGATTCAAAAGCTGCCTTTTCTGCATTTAAGCAGAAATTTGATGCAATGTCTGTAGAGGAGAGAACAAAATATTTACAAAAAATTGGATTTGAATCAACGCCAGTAAAAGCAAAAGTAATGTGTAAGAAAAATAATAGTATGAAACTTGCAGTGCAAGCTACTACTCATGCTTCCCCAAAAGTGAAATATGCCGTTATAAAAAATAGGAGAATAGCAGTTCCTGCAAAAACAACACGACCTGGTGCTGAAAAGAAACAAGTGGAAACTTCACGTGACAAACTTGGCGAAATGACTCAATGATATCAGGAGAATATAATGCTTCTAATATATATTATATTGATATTTCTTTCAGAAAAGTGCCTGAACAACATTTTTGTTGTTCAGGCACTATGTATTACGGCTATATTTGATGAAAGAAGAAGGAATTTTGTAACCGTAAAATCTATACGCCAATAGCTTTGACAGTTACGTTAAAGCCTTCTATTATTTTGATATTCTATTATCCACCAGATTAGTCCAATCGCAAATAGAACAACAACAGCGATAAAACCGTATTTGAACGGGACACCAAAATGAGCCTCTATGACATCAAGCGTTCCAATAGCACCCAGTAAAGAAATGATATACAGTAGAATATTCAAAATTGTGGCGTTTCTATTTTTCTTCAAGTCATTTTGCGCAGACAAATAAGATATTTTTAAACAAAGAGCCTCTGAATGCTTTTTGTATGATTCGCTTTCCTTCACGTAATTTAATAGATTATGAGTTTCTATTGGAAGATTAGGTGAACAGAATAGATTTTGCAAATATATATCGTTTCTGACTAGCTTATGAATATCATTTTCATATTCAAGATTAGATGTTTGAAAAACATGGATATAAAGTTTCACAGCTTCCAATATAATCGCTGGATACAAAACTGTATCGAACTGGTTGCAATCAAAATTAGAAATTACACTGCAACCGTCTTGCGGATAATACTCATATATTTCCACAGTGCTGATGTCTTTGACTAAAGAAACAAGTGCTTTGATGCCTATAAGTTTACAAAGGTAATCTGATATGTTTTCTATATTGTTAGAGAAAACTACTGTATCGTGAACAAACGAATATTCTTTGGGACAGAAACATTTATTTGTTAATTCCCATGTAAAATTGGACACTATTTCATAGATAATTTCGGGAATTTTCATGCCTGCATTTATAGGCTGTTCTTCATCAAAGAATTGATATTTCTCAGCGAGTAATAAATTATAGTTTTCGGTCTTGGCACCAACATCATCTTTCGTAAGCGGTTTTCCGGTTTTGTAATCTATAACTTCAAAAATGACAAACCAAACATCGTTCATCATAAAAGCTCCAGCTTCAACCTGATATGTCTGACTATTTATCCAAACAAGGAAGGGAGAGAATTGGAAGGTAAGGTTGATTTTGAAATAACGATCATCAACAAAAACTGATTGTGCGTGCCGAAGATTAATATAAAAGCTAGAATGTTTCGCAAAAGGCATAGTATTACTATTATTATCAGTCACATCCTTTGGCTTGAAAGAAAATGTGTTTCTCTGATACACATAATCATAATGAACTTCTACATTTGCTTTTCCATCAACAGAAATAAAAACCTTATCTGTTGCAACAAAAGAAAAGTGATACTTTTTTAGTAAAGATTGTACCTTCATCTTTTTTGTGAGTGGAAATGACTTACAAATTTTCCTTAAAGTCCAGTTTAATTCTTTATAGTGAGTTGGATCATATGCGCTTATAAATAAAACTGTATCGTCCACTTGTAGTAACCTCCGAAAGAGTTTATAGATTTATTATATAAATAAATCGCATATATAACAAGTTTTCTGCAACGGTTATTTGCTTTTACTTATTTTTTCCACCTCCATTTTGTCCATGTTTTGGGACGAAAATTAAAACTTTTTTCAAATACCGTTGATTTTTTGGGACGGCTATGCTATTATGCACATAGAGCCATAAATTGGAGGTGTATACATGAGTGAAATCTCTGACCGATTACTACAGGTTATTAACTATCGAGATATTTCCTACGGTGATTTAGCCAAAGCAACAAACATTCCCAAATCTGCTTTGCAAAGATATGCCACGGGCGAAACAGAAAAAATACCGATTGACAGATTAGAGACAATAGCGGGGGCACTAAACGTCAGCACTGCATATCTAATGGGGTGGACTGATATTATGGAGCGTAACAAAAAGGAAGAATTCCCGTCTGGTGTCCTCCCCATGCCAAAAATGAATAAAATTCCGTTGATTGGTACAATCGCTTGCGGCACACCAATTTTAGCGGATGAGAATATAGAAGAAGAAATTGATATTCCAAAACACATCCGTGCAGATTTTGCCCTTCGGTGCAAAGGTGATTCCATGATAGGGGCTGACATTCGGGATGGAGATATAGTATATATAAAGAAAATGGACGAAGTTCTGGATGGACAAATAGTTGCAGTGCTGATCGAGGACGAAGCAACTTTAAAGCGATTTTACTATGATAAAGAATCCGGTATAAGTACATTTGTATCCGAGAACCCATCTATTAAGCCAATGATATATCACGGGAAAACGCTCAACCATATTAAAATACTTGGCCGCGCTATTGGACTGACAAGGAAAATTTAATCAACAATTTAAAATAAACCTAAACTCTCATAATGGGGATGTTATTTTGTTTCTTGACGGATTAGATACGCTAGACCAAAAAATCATTCAATTGCTGATTGAAAATGCAAGGGCATCCTATTCTGAAATTGGAGAAAAAATTGGAATTTCCAGAGTAGCAGTGAAAGCCCGTGTTCAAGCCCTTGAAAAGCGAGGAATTATTGAAGAATACACTACAATCATCAACCCACAGAGAATTAGTGGTGCCGTGTCATGTTATTTTGAGATTGAAACACAACCAGAAGCACTATCAATGGTGAGTGAAATTCTTAAATCGAACGAAATAATTACTCAAGTGTATCGAGTAACTGGCAGGGATAAACTTCATGTCCACGCAGTATGTTCCTCTAATGATGAGATGGAAATTTTGATTCGTGATGTTATTGATCCTTTGCCCGGTATTATTAGTTGCAGTTGTAATATAATTCTTGCTCGAATTAAAGATATCAAGGGGCTGCGGCTTTAATACACATAAATCAAGAGATTAAGTTTATTCTGGTATGAGAAATCTAACGCCTTATATATATGATGAAGCAACCACCAAGGAAATCTTCGAGAACATACGGAATGTCTATTATCTATTGTTCAGGAAGTTAATTGAAAAATTAAAATAAAAATCCCGCCCTGATGCTCACAACACTAGGGCGGGATTTGGTTTAAACATTCAGTTGTTTCTTCAACGCATCCTGTAAGACTTTAGAAAAATTGACATGAGCAGCCTCTGCAAGATCATTAAGCCATGCTGGAATAGAAAGTGTTTTTTTGACTGCATGGTTATTATGTCTTTTTGCATAATCCATGCTATCATACTCTACCATCATAACAAAATCACCTTCCGCAACTTTCAACTTTTCAGGAGCTGTTGCATCAGGTAGTTCTTCTCCATCCAAATACAGCCCAATGGCATCACAGATCATTTTCAATGTCTCTTCTATTGTTTCGCCTTGAGTAACGCATCCCGGCATATCAGGAACAGAAACAGAATATCCCGTGTCTTCTGAATGAAATATTACCGGATAGAGTTTTTTCATAACAATACCTCCAAATCTATTATCGGAACAGAATGTGGGATTATTTCAACCCCGCCATCTTTAAGATATTTTCCTCTGTTCCCTTTTTTAAGTCTTTGCAATGCATCGGAACAATAACAGTTTTCTTTGTTGTATAATTTCGAAGTTTGAAATGTGAACCGTTACTGCTGATGACTTCAAACCCATTATTTTTTAAAAGTTTGATCATATTCTTTGGTGTCATCGGCATTGATTATCCCCCCTATTGCATTAATATAATAACACGTATTTTACGTATTGTCAACACGTTTTATGCGTATTTTACGTATAAAAGAGCAAATCAGATTATGATGCAGATGTAAAACGTGAAAAGTCCATTTTAAAGTAATTGGAGTAGCACTATGATTGATATAAACAAATTAAAAAATGCTAAAACTGGCGCATTTCCAGACGGCTTATCGACTGCTGATATTACTATTGCAAAGCTCAAAGCGGATCTAGCAGTATATGTATTTAAGCACAGAGAAAACGCTGGCCTTACTCAAAAACAGTTTGCGGAAAAATACGGTATTTCACAATCAACAGTATCTAAAGTTGAAAATGGAGATGATAACATATCGCTGAGAGCTGTTGTTGAGATGTCCACAGCATTTGGACTTGAACTTAAATTAGAAAATCGTATTTAAAATCTTTATTTTTAAACATTAGAAATAGGGTACAGAAATCCATCGAGGAAATCTGTACCCTATTTTTTTACGATTACAACGACACCATACAAGGCCATATAATGCGTTTTAAACGGTTTTTATTTTTTATATATAAATCCAAAATAATTTAAATAGTTATCTAAGCAGGCAGTAATCCTCAGTAGACATAGCTATTATAATTTTAAATAAAATCATCTAGCGTTGCAACAGCACTTTTGTCTGGATCATTTATAAGATGTACATAGGTATTTAGCGTAACTTGAATACTAGAATGCCCCAACAGTTGCGATACAGTTTTAACATCTGTGCCATTTGCGAATAAGAAACTGGCAAAAGTATGTCGAAGTGAATGTGGCCCAGTTTGTTCAATACCAATATTTTTGAGCATTCGGTAAAATGTCCTAGTCAAATGATCAGGTGGAACTATATTCCCTTTTGAATTACAAACAATATATTTTGAATTTGGATATTTCGCACACATTTTTTCAATTGCTTCAGTTGCTGAATTATTTAACGGAATTATTCTATCTCCAGAATATGTTTTAGTTGGATTAAAAATCAGTTCGTATCCTTTGCTATTGCCGTCCTTATCACGTTTTTTTACAGATTGAGCCGTCCGTTGAATATGCAATGTTTTATTTTCTTTATCCCAATCTTTTCGTTCAAGAGCAATTAATTCTCCTATACGAAGTCCAGTGTTCAATGCAAGGACATATGCTTCTCCATAGATATATACCGGTGCTCCAGTTGAGTATGTTCTAGCAGCTTCTTCTACAATGGCTTTTGCTTCTTCTGGTGTAAAAAAACGAATTTCTTTATTTTTAAATTGTGCCTTGCTCGGCATTTTAACAAGAAGCATTGGATCTTTTTCGATGTCACCGGAAATAAGTGCATGTCTCATAACCGAATTCATACAATCATACACTTTTTTAATTGTGGAGTACGACGATCCTCCATCCTTCAAGTTTGAAAGCATAGTCTGAATATCATCCGATTTAATTTGTTGAATTTGAATCATCCCAATATTCGGTTTTATTTGATGATTTATTGTATTTTCTAGTCTATCATAACTAGATTTTTTTAACGAATCCTTTTTATACACTTTGAGCCAATTATCAAGATAAGCTCCAACGGTAATCTTATCAGCATTTACGCCATTTATTCCTGATTTATTATATTCCCTGATTTTTCTTTTAACCTCTGCTTCGCTTTTCCCTGAAAAATATTTAATTGCTGGACTGCCATTCGACTTCTTTCCTACATTTAATCTTCCAACCCATTTTCCATTGGAGCGCATATAGACATTGCCAGTCCCCTTTTCACGGCGTTGTTTATTGTCTCCCATAATAGTACCTCCTTGTGACATTATGTAGGAAAGATAGTGTGACAGAAAATAAGTTTTGTCACACTGTTGTCACACTATTTTTTAATATTAGATGATATTTCACATATTTAAATGGCATATAACCAAATTTTTTCAGTTTTATATTCATATTATATCATCAATAGAGGTAAAAGTAAACTTCAAAAAATGTTCCAAAAACATCAGAAAATTAAGCAAAAAGCAAGATTTTGATACAAAATAGTCCTACAAGGATCATACGAAACTTGTAGGACTATGGAGGTACCACCCAGATTTGAACTGGGGAATCGGGGTTTTGCAGACCTACATTTATTTCTCGTTTTTTCTTTATATTTCAATGCATACAGAATAGCATTTCTTATTTTTGTCACACTATTGTCACACTATTTTTTAGTATTTGTATGTCTTTCCGCAATGTTTCAATATCCATTCATCAAGTTTTTGTTTTGGGACAAGAACTTTTCGATTTAAATGTATTGACGGGAACCCATTAGAACTTACTAATTGATATGCTTTAGTACGTCCAATTCCAAGAATTCTTTGTATGTCTTTAATATTATACATGATCATGTCTTGATTGTCCATATATCTACTCCTTTTATATTTTATTGTTTTGTTAATATCATAGTTTAACGAACATTTATTATTCTCCCAAAGCAAATCAACTTTATCTTTCTAACATATCTTTCTTAATTATTTTTAGATGTAGAGCCAATTCCACCAGTACGAATAGTAGTTACATTATCATCATCGGTAGTCATAAAAGGAACGATAATTCCTTGAGCAAATGCATCTCCCTTATTAACTACAAGACATTTATTATTTTTGCTATCATTTGTAATCTTAACAAAAATATGGCCTTCGTTACTTTCGTTGTTATAATAGTCTTGATCAATAATCCCAACTGTATTGTCAAGTTGCATACGGAATTTAAAACCGTAGCTGCTTCTTGGAAATAGCATTAGAACATTTCCTTGATTCAAATTGCATTTTATACATGTTGGAACCTTAATCGCTTGTCCTGCTTTTAACTTAAAAGAAATCGGAGAGAAAAAATCATATCCAGCACTTCCTTGTGTAGCTCTACAAGGAAGTTTTAATTCGTTATAATTTAAATATCCCAACACTCCATTTTTAGTTTTAAATCCTTCTACAAAAGTTTTATCGTATTCATTTTTAGAAATTAATTCAAACTTGTTCATATATTCTCCTTTAATCGTCTTTTATCTTGATATACAAACCGCAATGGCACATTCCTTCTTCCATTTCAAGAAACTCTTTACACATACATTTAGTATCAGGAGTTCGTTCTAATGCGCAAGGACAATATCCATCATTTTCTTTCTTTTTTTGCTCAATCTGTTGAACAAGTTTTTTATCTGGATTTTTAAATATTCTCATTTTACACCCCCTATTTTTCAGTTAAATATCCAAGACGTTTCATATCATTTGTAAAAAGAGTCCAAAATCCTTCAAACCTTTGATCATCTGAACTTTGAATGAGTCCTGTTTGCAACATTGATAAAACAGCAATCCCTTTTGGTGTGATTATATAATGTTTTTCATCTTTATTTGTAGTTGGAGTTTTATTTTTATATTTCATTATAGACCACCATCTCATGAAATTTTTTCTGCGTTTTGCCCTTCTGAATTTAATGTAACACCAAGAACATCTTCATAATGAGAAGTCGAATTTGGAATATAACGCCCAAATTTAATAATAACATTAGGAAAAATAGACAATTTATTAATCCATCCATTTTTTTCACACTCTTGTTTTGTGTAGCCGGTGTAAATTACAAAATCATCATTTGTTTTATCACGAACAACATGTAATAATTGATATAACTCTTGAAAACTATCCATCGGTTCAAGGCCACCGCATACAATTGATTTTGTAATTGGATTAGAAAGATATCGGCTAACAATATTTTCTTCGCTTATTTCAATTATTGGAGAACTGGAAAGGTCGCTGTTTTGACAACAACGAACCTTTGCCTCATTCTCGCATTTAAAAGAGCAATAAGGAAAAATAATGAACATGGATGGTTTTTTATAATTGATAAAATCTTCGTCAACCAGTCCTTTAATCAGCAACCTTCTCCCACTCCCTCATCTGATATTCTGCTTTACGTTCCTTGGAATATGTCTTAACCGGGGTGTAAAATCCGACTATCCTTGTATATTCAGTTTCAACAGGATTTCCACATTCAGGACAAATCTTACCAAAGAATGCGTGGTTATTTTTACAAGCCTGAATTTTAGTATTGAACGCAAAGTATGTAACTCCCTGATCTGCAATGTAATTTAACATACTCCAAGCTTGTTCAAAAGTATTAAATGGTGCTTCAATATTAACATGAAGAATGCTGCCACCATTACAAAAACTATCAAACATAGACGCAATACGAATACGTTCCTGCATAGTAGTCTTAATGCCAAGAGGAATAAACTGATTACCATATAGAGGCAGATCTGTCACAGCTTCATCAGGATAAAAGAACAGGTCTTTCTTCATTAGTTTTGCAGCTGCGGTTTCACCGGGGATTTGTTCGCAATTTATTTGATAATCAACAGTTTTCACAAATTCATTTTTTGTATTATGAATGACTTCAAAAATTTTCTTTCCGAAAGATTCCGCATTTTCGGTATAATATGTATTACCGAATTCGTCCTTACGAATATATCCAAAAGTTTTCATTGTTTCATAAATACCAATAAATCCAATTGTATTATAAAGATGTGCAAAATCCACAATTCCGAGAGAAAAATTACGAAGCAATCCTTTATCTACATTACGTTTAATAATACCTCGCACACAATCAAGAGCTTTCAGATTCAGGATAACCATTTCTTTAAGCGTTGCAAGATATTCATCCTCGGTCTTATTTTCAAGAGCAAGTCTTGCTAGATTAATCGTACTGACCTTGACAGAGCCAACCTTGAGAGCAGTACCGCCAATAGAGTTAAAATATCCTAAATCCTCAATATTACTTTTCAAACGACAACAATTAGATAAACTAGTAACAGAATCATCAATAAACAAATTGCTATCATTCCACTTCATATTATGTTTGCAAGCATATCGTGCGAATTCCTCGTCTATAAATTTTCCATCAACACGAAGCAAAGAAATAGAATTTACGGGGAATGTCATCATATTCTTGGAACGAATCTTTGCCATCGTTTCAAGGAACACTTTTTGAAATTCCATAATCCCATCAATTTCATCAATCATAAAGGAACCATCAGGAAATTCAGAACCACCAAATAAAGCTTCAAGATATGGTCTATCAAAAATACTTGTATTGGTAAATGCAGACTGGATACCACCACGAAGGAAAGGCTGATTTAGAGCATAAATTAAACGTTGAATCTGCTGACGAGCCGCACGGTCATTATCAACATACAGATTTTCAGTACAATCCTTTTTCCAAAAGTAATACATGTAAGGAATTAAATTTGGCAACCCAACTGCACCAGAGCTTCGATTACAAGTCCAACTTACAAATTCTTTTACAAAGTCCACAAATGTTTCAAGATGCTGTGGAGGTTCGGCATTGAAGTTTTCAATAAAAAATAACCCCTTCTCTGCTAGATCCTTTAAATCATAAGCAAAACAGTAATGGACAAAAGTAGAAGTATTTGCATCATGTAGATATAAATGTCCATCCCACTCATTACGCAACCAATCATTAGCTGTTTTAAATCCATATTTCTTATTAATTTCATAATAAATTTTATTGAATGCTAACAATTTTTGATGTGGTTTTGGCATTTCATTAATTAAAGTAACGATGTCTTTCTGTCCAACATTTGCATTTCCATCAACAGATGCATCGGCAACGGTATCCGAATCAATAAAATTATCAATAAAATCTGTGTAACTTAATTGGCCAGCGGAAAACCCGTTAATTTTAGCAATTTCTTCTCCATAGTCATTTTGCATTGTATTGTATGCATTGACGAAGTTCTTTTTCAACTCAATATTAATATTCACTGCACACTCTCCTGTTCATTAATCCACTTATTTGCTTCCGTAAAATCCATTTGTTTGCCGTCCACATCAAGAACAGGAACACGAACAAAATTCATACTTCTCATTAATTCTCGATCTGTATTTTCTTCAAATTGAATTCCCTTTGCAGACAGCTTCTTTTTTAAAACATTGCAAGCTGGACATCCTGTCGAATACAAAATAATTTTGCTCAAAATACTTCCCTCCTTAATCTAATATAATGGAACGAATTTCTTCCCAATTTGATACACGGATAATGCCAGCGGATTGAGCATCAAAAGACCTGTTATGTGGGCGACTAAATAAGATCCCCTGATAATCTCCACCAACAACATTATGTACTCCGTCATCAATTAGGTAATCACCATGAACAAGCTGCTTGTGAAAAGTAACAATAAATTGGTTCCAATTAAGAAATGGATACAACTCTAAAATTCGTTCCACTTTTTTATCACAAGTGTTATAATGCGAAGCAGTAACGATTCGCAAAATGTGTTTGTCATTAATTTCTTTCAAAACTTCAAAGCAATTTGGGATTCTTTCTAAATGACACCAGATTTCTTTTTCTTTAATTGGAGCGAATACATCTTCCTTTGTAAGTGTTGGGAAAAATAAACTTATATCCCAATCTGTAATTTCTGATGGATCAACATTCGTCCTATGTTTCTGATTGATCGCAGAAACCCAACAATCAATTAGATTTTCGATTACATCATCGGCATCACAAAGAATAACTTTCTTTTTTTGATTCATACCAAACACCTTTTATAGATATTTTGAAATTTCCTTTGCTTTGATTGACAAATCATTTAACGTACCGTTATTAACTACATGTATATCAACAAGCGGGTAATCGTCCATTGCTGTTTCAGATGGATGATTTGCTTGTTCAGGTGTTAAATCTGACTTAAAATTCGGACGATCAATATGAATTAAAACTGTTTTTATTCCATTTTCACGAAAACATTCAACTTCATCAGGGAAACGACAATCTGGAATTAAAACATAATCCCATCTATCAGGGAATAACTTTAGAATCCCAACAACAAAATCTGTCCAGTAGCTTGGACTTTGAGTTCTAACAATATCTGTCCCCACATACTGAAGTAATGTTCGTCCCTTTTCGTCTTTAATACCATTCCAGTTAAAGAATTTCTCACAAATATACTTAACAAGATCACCAAAATGCGTAATTAATACATGATGTCCATGATTTCCCAAGTTTTCTTTAAGCATTTCGGCTAAAGTATCTTTTCCATGACGAGCCTTTCCAGAGATACAAATTACTCTCATTTACTCACCTCCGCACTCGATATCGTCAAAGAGAACTGGAATTCTTGCCTTAAACTCTTTCAACAACATCATTGCAATTTCTCTCATTTGCGGATGTGATGCGGGAGCGCAACGTAACTTGAAGAAATGCCGCCACTCGCGGATATTTGCGGTAATACAAATTTCAGTCTTTGTAGAATTGTTCAGTACGGAACGGGCAATTTGGGGAGATGCCCCAAGCTCAATCATACGTTTATAATGACGCTCGGCATCAAACATTGCATTTCCCCAAACCCACAATTGCTGACCAGACAAACCATTTTTACCACCGTTAATTTCATAAGTAGGCGAGATTACATTGAAGTTTTTTACAGATAGCATATCTGTTTTAATGGGGATTTCCAATTCAAATGCTTCAAAATACCTTGCTGTTTTTGAATGCCCATACGGAAATTTGAAATTTTTATAAAGATTTTTACAAAACTCTTTACCAACCTTGGAATCTGTAATAGCAAGTCGTGCATATGTATCATATTTATATATTTTTACATGGTAGTTAAACTTTTCCATCAAGAAAGCCTGAATCAATTGCATCAAATAGATGTTTCCTGTAAATCCAATATTACACGATTGTGTTTCAGAATTTTCTTTTTGGTAGAACCATCGAATATTCCCATCCCCATCGAGCAAACCTCTGAGGAAATCATATTTAAAATCTTCAGGAACAGAATTCCACAACATATCTGCATTGTGCTGATCCATTTCATATGTCTTATTGGGAACAATGCCACACTCATACAAATCCTTACAAATCTGTTTATTGTGGATTGTTAAAGACTTAGCTTCTGGTTGAATAAAGTCTCGAATCATATTTAATAGCCACCACTGTTCATCTTCCTTTTGGGAAATAGTAAGTTGTGACAAATCTTCACGCAAACAGCCATCTGCTTGAATAAACCCAAGTAAGTATGCTTTTTCAGGGGTATTGATCTCGGAAAAATAATCCTTATTAACAATTCCCCTACTGCCTTTGCTTCTTTTTTCAACCCCATTTTGTTCCAAGAGTTTATATACATCCCATTCGGTATATTTACCCTTTGAACGTTCAGAAATCTTTTTCATTGATAGACCAGACAAATATAGATCAATCACTTCTTCATCGGTTGTCACAATATCAGGCTTATCAGAGTAGCAAACATATCTCGTTGACTCTTGTGCATAGCTTGCAATTCTATGTCTGACAATTTCATGTGTAACACCACGATCCGTTGTGACTTTTGCAGTCATGTCGATATGCGTAAATTTCTCTGCTTCATCCTTTAAATCATAAACACTCAATTCCTTGAAAGAATTTCCCGTACTATTCCAACTGGAAAACTCAATTTCTTGAAACTCAGGGAACAATACTGGATTTGAATGAATGAAATCAGACATGAACTCTGGAACGCCAACATTATTAGCTAAACACCATTTAATGAAATCTCTCCATGCACGAATATTAGCTGATACAACAGGACGTGTTTTATATGTAATACGCAAAAAGCTATTAAATCCATAGTCCTCTAAGAGATTAATAATGTTTTTCATTTTCGAATAACTGGCTTCATCCAATTCAAAAATAAATGTGGAATGCTCAATCACAGCTTCATGTCCGCGCTTTATGATATTGGAGACAAACGACTGGCAAGAGTTCTCTGTAATCTTGTCTTCGCTCTTATAACATGTCCTCCCTACTTTTTCTAATGTTTTCAAGATTGATTCACCATCAATAGGTGTAATAATTTCAAACGATGGGGAAATAATTTTCATAAGTCATCCTCCTAAAAATTGATTTTATTGTTATTTGTTAATTATTGCGCCATTCATCAAAACAAAACTGACACAAATACCCTTTTGAACCATCAGACTTCTTGATCTTGTGCATGGTTCCATGGGAAGAACCGCATTCCATACAATATACTTTACTATTAGATTTTGGTTTTTGTTCTGTTTGCTCTTTTAAAGTTTTAGAATTAAATTGATTTTCTATATTTTTTACATTCTGGTTATAATTACGCTTCATTTTAAATTTCCTCTCTTATCTTTTTTAATATAAGAACTTAGATTATTTATTTCTTTTCACGTTTACATAAAAATATAATTGTGTTATAATATAATATAAATTTAAAAGGGGATAGACTTTATGGATACTGAGAATATTATAAAATCAGAAACAACAGAAGAAGAAATATCGAAAGAAGAAGAAAAAGCGAAGAAGAAAAGGGTTCGTCGAACTATTGAAGAGCGAGTTGCAGAAATCGATGCTAAAATTGAAAATCATAAAAATGCAATTCAAAAACTAGAACAGAAAAAGCAAGAAATATTACATCCTCAAATTCATCTTTCAAAAGCTGCTGGTCTTAAAAAAATAATGATAGCCGTACAAAATAAAGGAATGGAAAATGAAGAAATTGCCAAAAGACTTGATCTTAATTATGATGAAGTTATTCGTAGTTAGGACGTGTTTATAACACGTCCTAACTTATTTTTGACATAAAATTATATAATAGGACTTTAATTTAGCATTTTTGTTAACTCATCTTCTGATAAAATTTTAATTCCTAGTTGCTTTGCTTTTGTATATTTTGAACCAGCCTTATCCCCAGCGATTACATAGTCAGTTTTTTTAGAAACTGAACTAACAACTTTTGCACCAAGCATTTCTAGCTTTTTAGTAATTTCATTTCTTGTGAAACATTGCAGTGTACCGGTAATTACAATTGTCTTTCCATAAAATAATGTACTTTGATTCAATTGAATTTCTTGTTTTTTGATTGAAATACAATCGAGCAACTTGGCAAATAAGACAACATTATCTGGATTTTCGAACCACTGCTTAATATTGTCCGAAGTTGTTTGTCCAAAATCACTCAGAGCAGACCAGTCAAAATTATTACTGATCAAATCTTCAAAAGCTGATATATTTCCACTGCAATATTGAGAAATAGCCTTTGCTGCGGTCTTACCTATTGCAGGTATTCCCAATGAAACAAGAAATTTATCAAATGAAACATTCCTTGAATTCTGAATCGCATTCCAAAGTTTTTCGTATGAACGTACTCCAAACCCATCCATATTCATAATTTCATTCTTGTGTTGATCTAAATGATAGATATCAGAGAAATTATTTAACCAACCATTGGAAATAAAGCGTTTTAATGTAGCTTCTGATAAGCCATCGATATTCATAGCTGATTTACTAACAAAATGTTTAAATGAACTTAGTTTCTTACCAGCACAATTAGGATTAGTGCAATAAATAGAATCTGTATTGTTAATACGTTCTATTTGCGTATTGCTACCACAAATAGGACAAGTATGAGGGTAATTCACTCCTTTCTTTTTAATCCGTTCTGTAGCAGATAAATTTTTAAAAATTTGAGGAATGATCATGTTTGCCTTGTAAATCTCAATTCGATCACCAATGTTTAAATCATGATCCCTTAAATAACTAAAATTATGAACGCTTGCTCTAGATACTGTTGTCCCTTCTAATTCAACTGGATCGAAAATTGCTACTGGAGTAAGCTGTCCTGCACGTCCCAAAGGCCACTCAATATCTCTTAGTATTGTTTCGGCAGTCTCGTCTTCAAACTTAAAAGCAATGCCATCATTGTTGTGATGTGACGTGCCGCCTTTCTGTCTAGAAAATGCATAGCTATCATATTTTAATACAAGACCATCAATAGGAATTCCCTTCTGAATTGCGTCTTGTTGCATCATATTAATTACATCAGAAATAGAATTGACATTTGTTTTATTTATAGAAAAGACATAAGGCTGCTCAAATCCAAGACCGGCACAAGATAGAAATTTATTTTTTCTACTATCTGGGTCATTTGTAATATCATCAAGTCCTTCAAGAACATCCCATAACATAAATGATACATTTCTTTGAGCACAAATCGAGCTATCTAACTGTCGTACCGATCCAGAAACAAGATTTCTAGCATTAGCATATGGCTTCTCCCCTATTGAAAGATTATCATTAATTCGTTGAAAATCTTCACCATAAATAATAGCTTCTCCAACTACTCTTAAAAAACCTTTATACGGAACGGTTAATGGAATATTTTTAAATACTCTAGCATTATGAGTGATATCTTCTCCTACATAACCATCACCACGAGTAGACGCTTGAATTAACTGACCATTATTATAAATTAATTCTACCGTGATTCCATCGTATTTGAACATGAAAATACAAGGATTTTCAACAGCAAATTTTTTCAAATCTTCAACATTCTTTGTTTTGTCTAAAGAAAGAAGCGGGATATCATGCTGAACTTTTGCAAGATTGCTTTTCACTTCATACCCAACCGTTCGTGTTGGTGAATTACTTAATATAACACCAGTTTCATTTTCTAATTTTTGCAATTTATTAAACAGTTTGTCATATTCTGCATCCGTCACCAAAGATTCGGAACGGTTGTAATAATAATCTCTATACTTATTTAATCTATTTACAAGATTTTGCATTTCCATAATATTATTGCCTTTCTTGTTATATGGATTTAATTAAAACTTCTTACATCTATTCATATTATAATTGATTTTCTCGTTATTGTCAAGAACTTTATCTCAATTTATGCTTTAAATAATAAGTAAATACTCCATACATAAACCAGCCAGAGTATGCTGGATCTGGCATAAACATAAGTTGAAGTCCGTATCTTTGATTAAATGTATGAAGGCTTGCGAGATATGCTTTGTGGGAGAATTTAGTATCGTACTTGCCATCAACTATATCCTGATAGTTGGCGTTCTCTACAAGCAAATATTTTAATCCGTTGTATGTAGCCATTTCTTCTTCAAACCTTGCTCGGTTCTGAGAAAAGTTCCCGCTAAGTTCTTCCAACGAACCCTTTCGTTCAATCATAATCTCATGATCAAAATATAAATCACGGTCAATATTCAAATCAGGATTGGCAGGAACATAAAAGCTATAATCACCATTTGAAAGCGCTTTTGACTTATGTAGGATTTTCTTTCTGTCTAGCCAGTCGATAATATGAGCATTACTCTTTTCTCTGGAATCAGTGAGGATTACAATAGACTTTACAAGCTGCTCAATCTCTTTGTCTGTGTATTTATATAAACTAAGCATACTTTTTGAAAAACACCTCCAAACGATTTTCTATTTCATCAAATTCATAGAAAGGAATTCTCAATAAAGGGAACCCATGTTCAAATGCATAAAGATTTTTCATCTCGTCATGCTCTTTTTGTTTTTCATAATTTTGCCCCTCATAGATCTTTTCATAATGAAACTCTCCATCATATTCTATGAGAAGAAAATGATCATTAACAAAAACAGCAAAATCATATCTCAGTGGCAAATTGCTTTTGCTTCTTAAATCATCAAACGAAAATTCTCTATAATATAAATATCCGTGTTCGTATAAATAGTCCTCAACTTTTCGTTCACCATTAGACTGGTTACAGTATGGACAACGAGGATTTTTTGAAATTCTATCAGGAATTACGGAAACAATTTTACCGCATTTTCTGTGTATAACATCAACTGCCGTTTTTGCGTTGATATATTTGCCGACCAATTTATACTCAGGTTCAATTCTTTTAGAAAAAATATCTTGAGTTATAATTGGATTTTTACAACAATATGGGCATCTGCATCCTTGCAAAAATTTCTCCAATATCACATCATATTCATTACCGCAACTCATATGAAGAATGCGAATATGAGATTTTACAGACCTGAATTCACAAGACAAAAGTCTGTATTCTTCACCAGCTTCAATGATGTTTTTCACCAATTCATAATTATATTTTCTCGGCTTGTTGTTCTTGATGCCATTTGCATGACCATTTTGTTTGTAACTACAATATTTACAACTATATATTGATGGTTTTATTAGTCTGCGAGGGTCTGCCATGTATTTTCTGCCACATACTTTGCACTTAACTAAGACCTTTGTTTTTGCATCTACATATTCTGATAGAAAGTTCAACGCATCCCCACGATTCCTAATAACCTCTTCTACGAATTCGTCATGTGTTTTCTTCTTCAAGTAATCACCTCCCACTTAATATTATATGCTTTGTTACATCAAATGACAGGTGTTATACCAAATAGGGAACATCCAACCCTTTTTACTGGCGTTTTGTAACCTATCGGGGTTAATGGTTATTTCTCTCGTGCAGCTCTCATGCGTTCTGCCATTTTTGCCCTTTGTTCGTCAGAGTATTGTCTTGGAAATGAAACCTTAATCCATTTCTTTGGCAAGCTATATTCCGCAAAATCTTCTCCTCTATAAATAAGTTTCATATCTGGCATTTCAGACAGCATTTTATCCAGCTTGCGGATTAACGATTTATCATATGTAAAAATTGATGCTGTTTTTTCTTCATTATTATAATTGATAATAGTTTCTTGTTCATATTTAGATAATTTCATATATTCTCTCCTTCTGTATTATCACGGACAAAAGACCACTTCTTCAAAATGACTTCTTTATCAGAATTGTTCTGCTGCCAATCACCATTCTGGTCTTTAGACCAACGACCTTCCTCAGAGCATTCAATGGTCTTAATAATATCGCCGACATTGATAGGAGCTTCGTCATATTTTTTGCGTCTGACTTTGACAACTTCAGTAGTGCCATCACACAGACGATAAAGTGTCAATTTAGGATTTTTATATTTGCATTCAAACTCCTGAACGAAAGCATAATCAGGTGACATATCAGGAACCAGCGTTTTAATATACCCAATATTATCAAGTTCATATTTTAATCTTTCATTAAATGGAATTTCAATATCTTCAAGCGTTTCCCAAATCTCAGCCAAAGCCGCATTATAATCAAACTTACGATACTGTTTATCTGTTTCCTCTGAATATTTTTTGATAATAGAAAGGAATTCGACAGGGGGATTAGTTTTACTAAATTGAGAACGATCATAAAGTTGATCGAGAATTTCAATGAACCGTTTAATTTTACCAATAGTACCGAAGTCATCAAAATAGCCAATCTCAATCAGTGTGTTTATCTTACCGCTATTGAGATTCTTTTTCTTTTTCATGACCTTCCATAGTTCATAGAAGTTGTCGTATTTCTTTTGTCCCATTGCATACAAATCATTGGCACAACCTTGGCTTAACCCCTTAATGGACAGAAGTGACGGATAAATTGTTTGATTATCTGGATCGGCTTTGAACTTACGATTATCAAGGCCGAATTTATATTCGCCTTCCTTAATTCCAAAAGCTTTGTTCATTTCCTGCTTGAGTTCCGCGACCTTATCTTTTTTGCCCTTATCAGAATAGGTTTGAAGCAGAACCTCATAAAATTCATAAGGATAATGTGCTTTCAGATATGCGTTATACAGGCTATCCAATGCCATACAGTAAGCATGTGCGCTGTTCGATGTCACAAGACCATTCTCCGAAACAAATGTATGTGCCGGATCTGCCATTTCAATATCATAAGTCTGCTCAAAACCATGCGAAGTGATAGAAATAATTTCATCAAGATATGTAGGAATACCTTTTTGGTATCTACCATTTCGTCCGCTCTCATAATGAATTTTTTTATGACAAGAATTACACAACCACATAAAATTATTTATACTGTTATTATGTCGGTCATGGTCAATATGATGCAGCTTAAAATTACCGTCATGTGAATATTCTCTACCGCAATTCTCACATATATCATAATTTAGTATGTGTTTTTGTTTTTCGGATTGGAATATGATACTTGCACCATCTGACATATTACGAAACCCCTGCTCACCAGTACGAGGATAATTTCTCTCATAATTTCCATCAGTTAGTGATGAATTTGAAATATTAATTTCATAATCTCCCATGCAGTACAACAAATCTCCAATTTTTAACTCGTCAAGTCTTTTTTTCCCGTTAGGGGTTGGAAATCTGTGATTATCTGTACAAATAAGACTTTTCCCAGTTTTAGTCTTAATTTCAAAAGTTTCTCTTATACCAGCAGGATATATACCAATAATTCGATTTTGATAAATTTTTTTATCATCAAACATAGAAAGAGCATATCCGTATCCAGAATAATGATATTTCTTATAAAGTGCCTTATGACCAGTTTGTTCAGCAAATTCCTTATCGTTCATAATGCGATACATTTCTTCAACCGTTGGTTCAAATCCACCATTGCGTCCTGATTTTTTTATTCTTGTTGTTCCAGATACACAATTAAATCCATATCCACAAGAATCTGAAATAATTTGCCAAACCTTTGCACTATCTTCTTCTGCTTTTTTAGCAGAAACACCTTCATCTTGCATTATTTTATCTTTAAATCCTGTAATAAAACGATCTTTTAGTGGCTTAACTTTTTCTGGATGCTTCTTGGCAATTGCTTTAATGATTCCATAGCACTCGTCAATTGGAAACCCGGCATAGTTCAGTGTGTTCATAGTCTGTTCTTGATACAAAATAAAACTCTGTGGGAGTTCTTCTGTCTGTAAAATCTTATCAAAAGCAGGGATACCGTAAGAAAAGTCCTCTCTATTTTCAAGTTTTGAATACATTGACTTAAATGCAGGACGAATAGCGGCAATAAACGCAGACAACTCAGATACATTTCGAGGCTTATATTTCATGGACTTTCGTGTAGTAGATGACTTTTCTACTTGATTAACGCCCATCGTATATCCATTGGCATAAATATCCCAAACCGCTTGGTCATTTTTAACCAGTTTCATTAGCTCATTTACAGTATGATGTTTTAGGCCAATCCGTTTATAAATTAAATCAATCAACAATACAACATCTACTTTTAGGATGTCATTCTTCAAAAATTTGTAATTTTCAGCAATTGCACCATCGATTACGGCGGTTATATATTCTTTTTTAGTAGATTCACTTTTACATTTTATCAATCCAATTTCTTCACGAATACTTCCATTATATAACAAAAAAGCGCAGGGAGCTTTTTTCTTATCCATAATAATGCCCTGATACTTTTTACTTGCATCAATATAAGAATGATATTCTTCATCCACGTAATCATAGATATTAATGTCTTCTTTTTCATCATCGTCTGCGTACTTGAGAGCATCATCATATTTTTCAATCTGCCCCGAAATAGTATTCGCCAAATCAAAATCCATATTCTGCGATCTTGCGTATAATTTAAATGCACTCTTTTTCTTACAAGTACCAAAAGCAATCATAGGATAGGCGTGATCTTTTCCAAGAATTTCTTCTTGTGCTTCTGCTGCAATATCTGGTGTGCCCCAATTTAGATCGATATCCGGCAATGATTTCGTTTCTAAAATACGACTCTTACTGATAAATCGTTCAGGATACAGTTTTATAGGACTTTGAAAACGGTCTACTTTAGAAAATCCAAGCAATGTATTTGTAAAGTATCCAACTGAGCTGCCACGCCCTGAATCAGTTAAAACACCCCCTTTCTCCAACGCTCTTTTTACCATATAATAATCAATCAAAAAATAATCAGACATATTAGTATCTTTAATTGTCTGTACTTCATTTTTTACTCCATTAAAATATTCATCATATTGTGATCGATCTATACCTTTCATATATTCTTTAAAAAGACGTGTGATTAATTTGCTATATTCTTTGTTACGTTCTTCTTGTGTTAATTTGGGAAATAATACTCCATCAATTTCATGTTTCCCATCATAAAGTGTTGGTAATTTGATATCCTTAGAAAATATAGGATTAGGTGTGCCATCTGATAAAACATCATAATCATCAAATTCAAGCAATAAATCCGTATTATCCATGGCTCTTTGAACCTGTTCTTTGGTAAATACTTTTTGATCCAAAAATCTTTGCATAGTAGTTTCATCATCTGGATAATCCATGTACCAGCCATCTTCATCTTCATAATGGATATTTTTAGCAGCAAGAATATAATCACGTTCTTTCGCCTGTTCAGGATAAATATAATGGCTATCCATGCCAACAATCATTTCAATATCGTACTTTTCAGATAAACTAAGAATTTTTCGGTTTAAATTAATTTGAGAGTCCGTATTATGATATTGAATCTCCAAAAAGAAGTTTTTCCCAAAATGATTATGTAGCTGTACAAGAATATCTTCAATATCATCATAGTGCCAGAATGCAATACACGAAGTTGTGATCATTACATCATCTGCTGGAAGTGTTAAAAGTAGTTCAAGATCAACACGTGGACGAAAATAGTATCCATCTTCATTTGCCGTGGAAAGAATGCCATTGATTGCTCTGCGTCCATTTTCATTTTTAGCAAGCATTATAATATGACAATTCGTGCGATCTTTTTCATGGCGATCTTTTACCCAATATGCCTCTGCCCCAAAAATAAATTTAAGATCATATTTCTTTGCTAGTTCATATGTTTCAAAGTAGTATCCTTGCCAACCATGTTCCACACTGGAAATGACCTTATGACCAAGTTCAACGGCTCGTTTTGCATAATCCTCATTAACCGCAGCAGAGTCTGCAACAAAAATATTACTATACGAGGTATGACGGTGATAATTATTAATGATAATCACCTCCTACATAAATGTTACTCTCAGAATCCCGCGAACTATATTCCCATTTAAATCCATATGCGGTATCAAGTTTATTTTCACAACATTTATAAATCACACTTGAATCATATCCATAATAACTTGAAATTTCATGTACACTATTCCATTGCTTAACAAATTCTCCACGAACAGTTTTTTGAATTACCTTATATGTAGGCAAAATTCGTAGTTTTGACATTACAGCATGAGTCGAGTTTTGTTTTGCTGAAACCCATTCAAGATTTTCAACACAATTATTTAATTTATTTCCATCAATATGATTAACTTCTTTCAAGTTGTTAGGATTTGGAATAAAGTTCTCAGCTACAAGTCTATGAACATATTTATTTTTCACTTTACCATCTTTATATAATGCAACTTGATTATACCCATCAATTATTCTTTCTGATAAAATACGCTCTTTCCCTGTCCGGTTATATGAAATTGATTTGACAAAACCCCTATCGCTAATTTTATATTTCCCTTCATACCCAATAATATCTTTCCAAATTTCCACTCAAACCACCTTATATTTCTTGTTATGTTATTAAAATAAATCTGCACACTCGTTTTTGTCTATCTTTCGTAAAGACCATTGATCATTAAAGCGTTTAATATGTACACATGTATTTCTAAAATTACAAAGATTATTACAAAAAAATGTATCTTCAACTTCTTTCCCTCTTTTATCAATTCTAATAAAAGAGCGCGGAATCCATTGCATTTCATCTTTTGGATCGAGAGATTCAAACCGGTCTGCCATAGCATTTAAATAATTAATAGTTTCTGCTTTTAATTCATCCGTCAATTCATATTTCCGAACATAGGGCTTAACAGAATATTTCTGCTTAATTTCATCTGGCAATCCGTCAAACGAATTGCAATCTAAAGCAGATTTAATCATAAATTCAATGTCTAACTCATCATATCCTAATTCTGTTAAATCAAATTCAATGTAATTGCGTAATTCACTAATTAGCTTACCGCGACTAATCACTTTTGTAATTTTAGACTTTCCTTTTGAATCGGTTCGTTTCTTACCCATAAATGTAACCTCGCAATATTTCAGCATGATCCAAGAAACATCACGAACCTTAAACCCATCATGCTCTTTTGCCAGTGCATAAAAGATTAGCTGTCTACCATGATGAAGTAAGTCAGCAGACTTGAAATTAGTAGATGTTTTCCAGTCATAAATGGAAATTGTACCATCAGAATTATAACGTGTCAGATCAATATACCCCTGAACATAACGATCTTCAGAAAGAGGATAGATGACTAATTCCTCAGTAGTAAACTTTCCAGAAGGTGCTTTAAATGTCTGGCAGAAATGTTTCATATCGGCAATCCAATTATTTCGGATCGAATCATTACCTTTAAAATCCTTTGGAAATTGAATATTTAACATATCAAGATCAAGAAGCTCTTCATTTAATGTATCTAGCAACTCTGCCTCAGTTGCAGTACCTTCGATAATTTCCTGCAATTTTGAATGAATCCTTGTGCCAAGAACTCCATATATACCATTCACGCCTTTTTTGTGTAAAATATAAGTATTATATGCTTCATACAAGCATTCTTCAATTGTGTTACATTTAGAAATACTATACACAGACTTTCCAAGATTAAATAATTCTTGTAATCTTGAGTCTTTATCTCGTTTCGCCATTATTATCTCCTTATCATGGATTCATCATATCGTGAACAATTTGTTGCACATTCATTTTAAACATACCGCCGAAGTATCCTGTCGAAATATTTCCAGCAAGCGCATTTGCATTTTGAAACATCAACTTGAATTCCATTAATATTTTCATTCATTTTTATTTCCCTCCGTTGTAACACTCATTGCAATAAAATATTGTCTTTGAAATAATAGGCGCATCGTATGAACATAGAATACGATATTGTTCTGGTTCGTCCATTTCTTTCCCACAGTTTTGACATACAAACTTCATTGCAAGTAAGCCAGTTTCTTTATCTTTAAGATATAATCGAATACCTTTGAAAAAATCCATATGTTCACCTTGTATTTCTTGTTATTTAAATCCATATAACATGATTCTTCATCAATTCTAAAAATGCTCCCTTACCTAAATCAGATGGACTTGCTTTACTTCCTTTTGGCAATATAGAATTGTCCTTATCATATATATATCCTACCTTGTTTTTAAACATAGAATTATTCAAAACAAGTTTTTCTGCTTGCATTCTTATATTGTCCTCTTCCAGCCCTTCATCGTATGCTAAAATAATTTTAGAAGTCATTAAAGCTTTTAAGTGTCTTGCTTGTACATCACTTACGTCACAGCCACAAGTTGCCAGTCCAACATAACAGCCCATTGAATGAAGCTGCTGTACAAATTTCTCTGATTCTCCTATAACAACAATATTTTTTTGTTGGATGGTTTCATAATTATGATGGTATCCGTATAATGTTAAACTTCTTGAACATGGAATGATCGGGAGCCATCTTTCTTCTTTTAAGCATTTACTATCATTTAATCGTCCCATAATACCACATAATTTCCCATCCAAAGTATATTCTGGAACTGTGATTCTTAATGATTCTAAATCAAACCCTATATGAAAACACTCTTGTGTTTGGAAATCAATCCCATCATTGAAGAACATCATATTATATTTGCCAGAATACTCTATTAAAATAGATTCATCATATGTAGTCATAGAAAATTCTGGTTCTTTAATTTCTTTCATTATTCCTTTATAAAATCCTCCAAAAGGATAGTGGATCTTTTTATTGAATTGATTTTTTTCAAGTCCAAGAACACTGGTAATATATTTTAATGCATTTGGAAACGATAAATTTTTTGTTTTCATAACAAGGGTATATATATTCCCATGCACGTTGATAGAAAATCCATCAAATTTGAGTGTGTCAAGTTTTAGACGCATTGAGGTCGGATTATGACCGTATTCACGGCTAAATCTTAATTCATTCTTTTTTGACCTATATGTTATATTTGTGTAATCCATAGATTCAAGAAGGGCAATACAGTCATCTAAATTATTAGATAAGTAATTAGACAGCGATAATGAATTTATTATAAATATCGCCCTCCTTTCATATCTAAAAATTTAGTGTGAATTAAATGGCAGTATAATAGCGAGTTGTCCGTAATATAGTGCTTCGTTTATTTATTCAGACAAAAAATCCCAATAAACGTCCATAGATTCCTGACAATCTATAATTTCTTTATTAATAACTTCATGAATTTGTCTGTTTTCACTTACAAGAATGTATAAATTCCCACATTTACTTATATATGATGTCTGGTATAAATTATAATATTCATTTTCCTCGTCCCAAGGTACAGCAATATAGTCGTGAGTCCCGTTATTGTAATAAACGTCAATATGCGTAATATCTGGACATTTATCAATTCTTTCAAATTTTGTTTCTTTACTTGTAACACCAAACAAATCATAGGTTTGATCTGCATCCTTATGTATCTCTAAGAATAATTCCCCGCAAACCAGATGCTTTGAAACACAATTACTAGCAAAACGTGCAACTTCTTCACTAATTTCATTACACCAAAACATACCAATTTGTGGCCTATTGAATAGAATTTCTTCACAATTTTCTAATATTAAAGAAATTGATGTTACTTCTAACATTACTGATCGCTCCTTCTTTTCGGATTTAGAGATTTCCCCAGCTTTAATCTTTACTTGTGCTCATTAAATACAGAGCAATATCCTTTCTCTCTCCAACGATTGAAACGTCCGTTGAACTCATACAGAACTTGAATTTTATCATCATCATTTCTGGTCTTATCCAAAAATGCTACAATATATTTTTTGTCTCTATCAAGCTGCACAGCTTCTCGAACACTGGAATATTTACCGTTTGAATCCTTTTTCAATTGATACGGTTTTACATCATATTTTTCTCCGGGGAACTCATCGTCCCAAAGTGGGCGGCAATATACCATTTCAGAAAATACTTCTTTAATTTGCTTTGCATTAGAAAGGCAACTTGCGTCTAAATACCGCTTGTTCAATGTATGTAACGCAAGTTGATAAGTGCAGATCAAAGAGATATTTTCGCGGCTTGTAATCTGAAATAGTTTACGACTGTGAATAAGTAATTGCTGCCACATGGCTTCATCAATCTCGTCCTCGGATTTCATAGTATCAAACATAATTGTCTGATATCCAAGCTTTGATAATTTCTTGATGATTCGTTTAACTTTATTCATGTCGTTGTCAAACATCTTGATAAATTTAATATTAGAATATTTTTCTTTTGAAACCTCTTTTGCCTTTCGCAAATATTCCCATTGTTCGTCTGTAAATTTACCCATCTTTATCTTTTTACGAGTTAATCCCCAATAATCAAGATCATTGGTCAGAATATGGACAAGCAATAGTTGTTTAAAATCTTTCGATCTTTGTTCATTACTAATAACCGCACATTTTACTCCATCCTCTGTCATTGGAATAATCATATTTTCAAAGACAAATGAGGTCTTTCCAACTCCTGAAAACCCAGCAAACATGTACATATCTCCAAGTGGAGTACCAAGAGTAAGATAATTTAAAATCGGGCAGTTCTTACCATAACTAATACCCTGTGCTGATCCATCATTACATTCTTCAAGAAATTTATCATCAATCTCAAGTGTTTCTATATCAATATCATGCGTATTATTGATACTAACACTATTTAATATGTAATCATAATAATCATAAACTTCTTGATTTGTCATTTTTGTAAAACGATCCATATTTTGAGTTACATTAAACCCTTTATCATAAAGTGTCATTAATGTATTCATCTTTGCAATTTTGTCGTAATATGCTTCCACATTTTCTGGATCAACTAAAGAACACAATTCACTAATGGTGGAATACCCACCAAGTTCATCAAAATGTTTCTTTACCGTAGGTTTATTTTCTAAAAATGTATATATGGTAACATTATCAAAAGATTTAAACCCCTGATTATACATCTGTCTACCAAGGTTCAAGTAAAATTTACCATCTTCTGTTTTTAGTGTTTGATCATCATTTGTATTAATTCTTCTAAAATCATCGAATAAATCAGGTTGTTTCCAAAGACATGCAATGAAAGCCCCCTCTGCACTTTCTCGGCCTTTTATTAAATCTTCAGGATAGTCTTTCCAATTCAAATGCTCCCCCTCCTAAAATTCATCATCACTGAGAAAGCGACTAATGTCTTTTCCGTGCTGCTTAGATCCAATAAGAGATAAATCATCACATTCAATTACACTGCTTTTTACTCGATCGTTTAACGCAGCTTTTCTTTTTTCCTGTTTGGCAACATCGGCAATACGACCTTTTACAATTGTGAATATATATGAAATTCTTCCATATTCGTTAGAGAATTGTTTATGTTCAATCCAGTAGTGAATATCATTTGCACACTCTTTAAAAGTCTCTAAAATAACCTCATTACTGTAAAAAGACAGTTCTTTAATTTTTTTGGGGAGAATGGGTGGAAACGGTTGCCCGTTTCCGTAACCCAAAAACTCTCTGCAAATATAATCAATTAATTTTTTATATGACTGTTTCTTTTTTTGCTCAGCATCATATATTTCTTGGCTTTTATAATATTTGGAACCAATTTTTATAAAGGTATCTACAGTCCCTATTTCACCAGTGATAGCACATTTGCATTTTCTAGCCATAACTGACTTCCTCCATGTCAATTTATTCCTGATTCAAAATCTTAACAATTTGCTCTAAAACAGAAGTTGGAATTTCATCAACATTCTTGAAATTCGGAATATCATGATCCTTCATAATTTCCTTTACAGATTTTTTAATAGCGGCATCAGCATCTGGAAACTTATTCTGAATGACTTGAAGCAACTCATCATTACGATCTTCATCAATCTTATTTGCTGCATCTGCCCTTTGCTTTTCAGCTAATTTCTTCTCTTGTTGCTTACGAGCTTCTTTGAGTTCCTTTTCAGACTGCTCAATTGATTTTTCTCCCTTACTATGTTCCGCAAGAATTGCATCCTGCAAAGCCTTGATAAATGCGTCTGCATCCAAAGGAATTTCATCAACAATATCCGCAAAGCGAGATTTGGAGTCAACACTATAATTATCATCACGGAAAGAAATTCGGCGTGATTCGCTCAATACTTTACCCTTAACTTCCTCTTCCTTTGTAACAATATTTTTTTTACCAGTCTTTTGTTTTACAATTTCACGATCAATATAGGCAACTCCAAGAAAATGCAGCTTTGTCTTAAGCGCATTGAAATAACGCTGGCTCATATTAGTAGTCAAAATAGAATATGTCTCGCCCGTAATAGGATCTTCAATATCTTTTTTCTTTGTATGTCCAATGGCGATAAAAGAAATACCTACACTTTTTAAATCCCAAAGCTTATCAAGCACAATCTGAATTGCCTTATCCTCTCCGGCCATAAAACCACCAAACGCAGCTTTAATAGATGTAATTTTAGGCTTATCAGGATTTGCTCTATTATGCATCCGTATAACTTCTGGCTCTGCAATTTCCAGCAATTGATCAAATGTATCAAGAACAACAACACGCAAATCTTTATAGTCTGTCAACTTATTTTCAATTACATCATCACAAAATTCCTTGAATGTTGACCAATCAGGAATCTTAGCTGTTACAATATTATGGATTGCACTATGTCCATCTTCTTTACCAATATCAAGCGCAATATATCCGTCCTCTCCCACCAATTTTTCACACACTTCTTTAATCAATGTTGACTTACCAATGCCACTCTCGCCAATCAGGCCGATATTATAAGAAAGAGGATCGATACAAATTTCCTGTTTATGCCCAAACTTTCTTGCCATTATGTATCACTCCTTAATATCAATTCGAATTATATTTTTTACTCGATAAATCGTAATGTTATCCTTAGTAAGTTTATCTGCAATTCCAGACTTCACAGTATCAATTGCAGACTTCATCCAATCCATATCCATTTAAATTCTCCTTAAAACAAATCTTCAGAATCGTCATCATCATCTTTATCAAAAGGAGGCTCGTCATCCTCGTCCTCGTCCTTCTTAACCTTAGAACTGGACTTGGAATTCTTTTTTGCTTCTTCTAATGTTTCGTCTAGAGCTGGCACATAAATTTTTTCCTCGAATTCATCAGCAGTATCATCACATTCCAGCAATCCATCTGCATAATCGCCTTCCAGCTTAGGCTCAAACAAACGAAATTCGTCAATTCGATCTCCATAAATATTACCTTTCGGACGGAAATCATCAACAGTCTTAATTCCAAGTTCAACCTGTTCCCTCTGTGAATCTGTCAACATACTTTCATCAAAATCCGCTTCCTCTGCACCACGAAGTAACACAATTTCCCAAGGAATATGTACCATGTTCTTATTCTTAACCTTGATGTACTTCATTTTATAATCAAACAATTTTTTATGCTTTTCGTTCTCAAAATCATACTTTGCACAGGAAAACACAACCTGAATGGGAACATACTTTCTGCCTTCATCTTTATTTATGTACTGCTCAATATAGCAATCCAATGTCATCTTCTTATTCTCTTCAAAATCACTATCATCAAAACTATCCTTGTTATAAAACAAATCCATAGTTAACAATAAGCGATTTTTTCTTTCCTCAGAAGCAGCAAAAACATTTTGAATATTGAATTTAGAAAGATACATTTTCTTCTTTGAATACCAACTACGAGTAAACTGACCTGTAACAACAACACGTCCATCGTAATCAGGTAAATACTTACGCAAATGCTCAATCATATCATAACCTGTGATAAACTCCTGCCTACCACCATGATCTTCTCCAAGATCAACAATATATTTACGATAATTCGCAACTCTCGCAATTACATCTTCATCGAATCTATCATCCCAATCTACATTCATTTTTTCATTATCAATATCTATTGTTTTAATGACTTTTTGTTGGCTGCCAAAGGCTTCTACAAAAGCCATATTCATATCGCTTTCTTTAACACCGAACGCCATAGAAAGCATTTTCTTGTTCTCTTTCGTCTTTTCATCTTTTTTGATAATTTCCTTACAGAAAGGACGCTTTGCGTCTGATTTCTGCTTTGGAAGTACAGGTGTCCCACAAAAACTAAATCTTGATTGATAACTCATAATTAATCTCCTTAACTTTTAATTTTTATCATTTTTTTCAGATGCTTTATCATTAACATTTAGACTATGATTGCACCATTGGCGCAAAAGAATTAATTGCTTTTGTGCATTTAAATTTTTATTATTATCCATTTTCTCAAGAATTGATCCGCACATAGTTTTCATTCCAGTTGAAAGTCCAAGAATATATGCTTTTTTCATTAATTCTTGAATCATATTTTCTGTATTTTGTTTTGCTTGATCTACCGGGTCAGTTGAACCTTTAATTTGTTCATCATTTTTCAATTCAATAACTTTCCCCATATTTACCTCCATTATATTGATTATATTGTTATATGCCTTTAAATATATGTTTGATTACTTCCTTAGTCCAACCATTTCCACATAAAGTGCGCCTAATGTTATCAGAATATCCCTCAGTGAAACCATCAGGAATGGTTTGTAAACGCTCATATTCTACAGGAGAAAGTTTGCGTATACGACCTCGATCCCAAACTTTCTTTTCTTGATACCCACCGCTTACACATGTTAATGTTGCACATTTAAATTTAGGATTATAAACGCGCTTTAACATATCATGCGCATTTACTAATAAGGTAGCAATTACTTTTTTGTCATTTCCATGAAAAATATAAGGTTTATTGTAATAATATTTTTCAGGAACAAAATCTTCCATTATATTTTGTAAGACCAAGTTATTAAATTTCGGCAACGGAAGTATCGGAATGTTTGTCCAATATAGTCTCTCTCTTTCTTGTGCAGAAAATAAAGCAGAATTTATTCTATAAGGTTTTACCCCCATAATTTTAGAAATAATATTTTCATCTGATTTCTGCTTTGGTATAACATTTTCTAGTAAAAACCACCTAGGTTTAATTTCTTGAATAGCCCTTGCATATTCAAAGAAAATACCTGACTTTCCTTTTAATCCAGAACAAATACGATTGTTTTCTTGTCGAACCACAGAAAGACTTTGACAGCATGTGCCAGCCATTACTAAATCAAAACCTTTATACTGAGAAAAATCAGCTCCAATTACATTCCCATGATGTATTATATAAGGAAAATGTTTTTTGCTTAATTCAATCGCTGGTTTATAAATCTCATATGTATGGTATTCATCAATTGAAATTCCTAACTCATTTAATGCAAGCAACCCAGTTTCAAGCCCACCACAAATTGAAAGAACTTTTAGTCCCATATATTTACTTAAAATGGAGAGTTAACAATAGCGTACATACTATTGTCTCCGCGAAAAATAAATTCTCTAAAAACATCCCGTACAAATAAATCGTGATCTAAAATTTCTATACATTCTGTTCCATAAAGCTGATAAACTTTTTTCTTATGATTCAATGCATAAATAATTTCGTTAAATACATCATGGTCAATAATTCCTGAACAAGTTGAGAACACAAGAATATCACACTCATCAATTATTCTGTAGGAATCATTTAAAATCATATCTTCAGTTTGATTTTGCATTATCAAAGATTTGGGATTTACAATTTCTGCATTCTCAAATCTTTTTTCAAGGCATTTCATTTCACAATCTTCAATTGGAGTACCATACTTCCATTTATGATGCGCATAATAAATTTTCATACGAATATTTACGTTTGAGGCATTCGTTTTTACAGTACTTGAATATATTGACATCTTCATAAAACCTCTTTTCTAAAAATAAAATGTGTCTTGTGTTTCAATGATTGATGAAAGTTTTATCGCTTGCCCTTGTTTGAGAGATGGGAACGCACCTTCCCGTAAGTAGATAATCTTACCGTCTACTTTTAGAGTGGTCATGTCACCAACCTGTTTTAGCTCACCGTCACCAACGGCTTCAAGTAAATTTTGTGCCATAATAATCTCTTTAAGTGTAAAATGTTGCTTACGGATAATAGTATTAGGTTTATTGATCATGTCAACAATATACCACGCTGGTACTTTCTTCTCTTTATAATCAGGAAATATTGGAAGTCCGCTATCATCAATACAAATATCTGCACCGTCAAAAGGAGACATAAATCGTTCTCCAATTTCTACTTCAAGCAACTCACAAATTTTTGGTTTTTTCATGTTATTCTCCTTTTTAAATATCATATCATTCACAAGATAGAACATAGTATCAAACTTCTTTAACTGCACTGCAAAACAAATCAATCTAATGGACATTTGTTATATAAGTGCGCCCAATAAAGACTATCTCTTTTTGCGGCCCATCCCCATTGCACAGAATATGGCCCAATATCTGACTCTTCCATGCATGGTCTATACACCAGTACTCTTTCATTATCAGGAGGTTTTTCATCATTCACGTTAATCAACGTTATTAGCATGGATAAGGTGCAAAGAGCTTCAAATGCATCTTTTGCTGAACCATACAAGCAGCCTCCCATAACAACTTCATTCCCATCAGTACATAAAGGACATATTCCCCACCCTTCATGATGTAACCCATAGGACAACCCACTCCATGGATCAGATTCATATTCACACCCAATCCTACCCTTATAGTTACCCTCGTCATCATGTACACCAATAAACAGTACTTTTTCGCCGCAAATCGGGCAGGAACAATTTTCATTCATCGCTCTTTCCATCTCTCAGTTCCTCCTTATCCATGTGTGGCTTCTCCTTTGTGCGGATTACTCATGTGTGGAATCATGACTTCTACATTCATAGGCAAGCGATTGTGGGTGATAGTGTCCATATATGGGTCATACGCAAAGTTTTTCATGCTCCATCGCTGAACCTCCTTAAAAAATGGATAATCCACTACAACGTCCTGCCCGATTAGGTTAATAAACTCAGGCCTTGTCATAATTTAGTACCTCCTCCGGCTTCGGTACGTACTCATCAAATATGTCATTCGGATTTCGTATACACTGTCTGCATGGATACAGCATAGACGGCTGATTCTCATAAAGGTATCCGGTACAATCTTTCATCGTATGTCCTACTCTCCTCCGGTGGGTTGGCGAAAGGACATTTGTGTGAACAAAACCTTATTTGTCCATCCATCTGGCATCGCCCACACCCTTCTCCATATTTGTCCATAATCCATTGACTATTGTCCCAATATTGACATTGATAACATTCACCCATTAGCTTCTCCCTCCGGCGGGCGGCGGTATATTTTCATTTTTCGTTCTTCAATGTTATATTCAAAATTTACCCCTCTCCATCTTCCTCGGAAAAATGGGATGCCGCCCCACATTCCAGCACTATCAACGGAAATAATACCCCAGCAGCTCCAGTCTCCATCGTCCCACCATGCCGACTCACCGTCCATCTCCCGCAACTGCTCGATATACGCCCAATCTTTAGCAGCACCATCATAGCGGCAACATCGACCCCATCAAGCTGTACGCCAAGGCATTCTGACCACAACCCTGCAATCACGCTAAAATTATCCTCAGGCGTTCCATAGTCCTGCTCACGATCTCCGCAAACACACTTTTTCGCAGCATCAAGTAATTCTGCTCTGTTCATGTTGATTTATCACTACTCCTTCAAAGATCACATCTGTTCCGCTGGGCAGAAAGCACACGGTTTCCCATCAAAGCTTGATGGCGGATTGTATGCGCAAAAATCACAAGGGAAAAGAAATTCATTCGTCTGGGTTAGTGTGGGGGAGTTTTCAATCAAACCCATCACATATTCCAACCCGGCATCAAACCCTTTACCTTTCTCGCTGTGCGATTCAATTTTCAGCGATGACGCAATTTCATCAATGACGTTTTCCACATCAACCCATTTTGCCATCTTTCATACCTCCAAGTCTCCGAGATCTCTCGGCATAAACTCATATCCAGCGTACTTGTCCGTATTGCTATTTGCGGCACATCCGTCTCCGTTTTGCAAATTGAAATAGTGGACTGTGCCACTGCTGTCCACCCACAAGGCATCGTGCGGGTCATCTCCGACCTTATGTATTTTGCCACTCAGCTTGTCTCGTACATACAAATCAATCTGGCTCATGCCGTGCCTCCAATCTCTCCATCACCATGTCCACGGCCTCGTCCGTCATGGGCGCGCCGCAAGCTGGGCAAAACGGGTTTCTGTCGTCGTCTTCTTCATCTTCTGTGGATGGATACCAATACTCACACTTTGAGCACTCAGTATATCCATCCTTCTTAATCCATTCACCCCTCCACACCTTCTCCACCTGCTCCCGGCTGACGGGGTGGAGGGCGGCGATGGCAATCAAATACGATTGCTTTGCTACCGGTGTAATTTTTGTTGGCATATGGGTTTCAAACCATTCAATCGCTTCTTCCCGCGTCATCATGGATGGGCCTCCCTTCGGTTCCACCTCTCTGCTGCTATCTCTTCACTGTAAAAGCTATCGCTGGAGAAGTCGCAACCATGACACCAAATGAAACCAGTTGTAGTTGTTTCAAGCAACTGTTCTTCATCTGGCGTAAATTCCACCTTGTCGCTTCCACAAAACGGGCATTTCTTCAGTTTAATCATTTCATTCCCCTCCAACATATTTATTTTCCATCCGTACTGTACATCGGGGATAGATCGATGTACTTACGCGCTATATTTGCATAGTCATGATACTCATGCGCATATTGATTATCTCCATGCGTTTCTGCGACCTTGCGCTCAAACTCGTCTATCGTCCCTAAAAAGCATCCGCATTTTACATATATTTTCAAATCTTTTGCCCTGAAAAATGTTGTAAAATCATTTCTACTTCCAGCTGGTCCAAACACACGATAGTGATTGCAAGACAATATTTCTGCATTGCCGTACACACAAGCATCGCTGTACACCCGAGCATTGCCGCATACCAAAGCATTGCCGCATACCAAAGCATTGCCGCATACCAAAGCATTGCCGCATACCTGAGCATCGCCGCACACATGAACATCACCGTACACCCGAGCATTGCCGCGCACCAGGGCATTGCCGTACACCCAGGCGTTGCCGCGCACCCAGGCATTACCGCGCACCTGAGCATCGCCGAGCACTCGAGCATTGCCGGATACCCGAGCATCGCCACCTACCCGAGCATCGTCGCACACATGAACATCACCGTACACCCGAGCATCGTCGTACACCCAAGCGGTTCCTTCGTGGCTTAAATTACTTTCTTTCTCAATCCATCCACCAAGATCTCCGCATTTCACATCTCCAAAATCCATAAGTGCACGGATACGATATAATGTAGTCCCATATATTTCTTTGGTTTCTGATGTTAATTCATATTTTTTCATAATTTGATCTCCCTATAGACAACTATATTTTTTAATTTTACTGATCATTTTCTTTCATAAATCCAGAAAAATAAGCAAGTCCGGCATTCCCATTTTTGCACTCATGCGGAATGTGCATAGGTGCTGTATGTAAAACTGGATTTCCTGAAAATAATTGATTTTGAATTACTTTTTCAAGTAATTCTGAAAGTTTGTTATATGGAACTTCTTGTGATTCTCCGTATCGGAGTAGTTAACCACATAGTAAACACTTATAAATTGCAGAATATTTCATTCCATTGCCTCCAACATCTCCATTTCCTCCGCGCTCAGAATCGGCGCGCGTATGTTCCATGCGAGGCGGGTAGACTGATAATCATAACTCCCGATTGAAAAGCTAATGCCGCACTCGCACTCAATACTTACTGGTTCGCCTCCACTATCAGGGTCATAGAAGGTCGGCTCCCAATCCTCTGGCCCATGTTCCATTGGCGTTCTACCACATATACACGGCACCAGCACCCCTGCATCCGTCATCCGCTTCGCCGCCTCGTGGTCGCCCAGCATAGCCAGCTTGATATCGTCCATTATGATTCCTCCTTACCATCACCAAGTGCAAGTTGGCCTCCTTGATAGAGCGAATACAATGTTCGCCCTTGTCTATCAGTCAGATATGGCAAAAAAACTTCGTCTATTTGCACCTGACCGGCCTCAATGATCGCCATCTGTGCCATGATCCAATCCCGTACATTTCGCCATGCTGTACGCTCTACTTGCCCTGCTTGAGATTTTACCTTCTGTTTGGCAAACACCGCTCGAACGCCCTCCACGTTGGCTGGAAGGGAGAATCCGCGTGGTCCGTCCGGCGTTTCAACGGCAAACATGACGCCAATCGGCTGTCCTGCTGCGTCATAATCCACCATAATTTTCCGCGCTCCATGGCTGGCAAGGGTACCCTGTATTTCGCCAAGGCTCTTGTATACATCAATTGTGGTTGTATAATTTTTAATTGCCATTGTTTTCCCCTTTTAGTTTTATCCATTTTCCAAGATTCGCTAATGCTTTAATTTCCTTGTCATAGTCTTTTTCTGTAAAAACAACTAATTCACTCGGGAATGGTGCTGCGTCTTTATTTCCAAATTTTAATCTACCTTTTATAAAACAGATATACTTAGCATTAGGAAAAATAATATTATGTTGTGATTTGGTATCTGTTCTTGCTGGAATTAGTAATACTACTGTAATATGATGCTCATGACTTTCATTCCAGCATTTTTCAATCCAATCTTCCTGTCCTGAATTGCTTTTTGTTTTGCGTGAATATGGTGGGTTACAAAAAACTGTTTGCCCCTCCCAACTTTGCACTAACCCGTCATCATATATCGTATAATACTGATCACATTTATGATTTGTTTCATCAGCACATGGATCAAGAGTAAAATTAAATATTGATTGCAAACAATTAAAAAACCACTGGGGAGTAGACCAATTGTTATTTCCTGTGCTCAATAATACAGAGTTTATATAATCTCACCTCTTTCATCAATTGATTTTATTGTTATTTACGTCTTGTTGTTGATAAAACATATCTCTTAAATCGATAATATTCATTGGATGATTATCTTGTTTCGCAAGTTCTTTAATGAATCCATAAAATTTATTTTCTAAAGGAGTAATTAGAGAACCTATATGTTTATATTGACCACTTCGAAAAATAGAATGAGCCATTGATCGCATATGTTTCCATAGATTATAGTAATGAAGTTTCATCTTGACCATATAGCCAACACTGTCCTCAACTACAAAGCCCTCAATCTCTTTGCCATCATACAAATAATCCTCTGCTATAACTTCCGTATACCAATTATAAAAATCAGTCCAGTTATCAATCTGAATTGCCTTTTTCTTGACCTCAAATCCGAACTTTTCAAACTGAATTAATTTGGAATATGGAAGCTTTTCAAACTGCATTTTATTCTTTACTACATCCAGTAAGAACAATCTTGACTTATCATACTTAATAATGTGAGGATCATTTTCCATATCAACACATTCAAATACAAATGTTACATCATTGTTTCTCATATAATCTTTGAGTTCATCCAAATTCTTTCCTACTTTGTAGAACATAGAACGCATATATCCTGCAAATTCACCCAGCGGATCGGACTTGCTTGAAATAAAGAAATCATCTATATCTGAATTATAGGATACCATACCAAGGAATCCGTTCTCTTTCACGTAAGCAGTTACAGGAAATTTTAGTTTATGTCGAAGCATATCAAATTTAGTTTCTGACATCTCATTTATATTAAAAAACTTATTGTAAGAGCGTGCAATAATCTTTCCAGTGACGGTATTAATAAACAATCCTCTCGCTTTTGTAGTTTGTTTATCCCATTTTTTATCATAAAAAGCCTCTCTGGTAAAATTAAAAGAAGAAATGTTACCATATTTCTTTTCAGTGATATACTTATTTTTTCGCATTTGATCGACTAATTCCATCACATCAAGTTCTTGTTCGGTATAAGCTGCTACCTTAGTTTCTTCCTTTTTCTTAAACACGGTATTTTTAATATATACAGGATGAAACCCGTCTTGATCCAGTACAACCACACGAAGATCGCCACCAAACTCTACTGCGCCCTCCAAATTAAAACAACGCTCGGATAATTCGATAGGCAGATTGCGAGTGTTTCTATGACCAAAAATCTGATATGTATTAAGAGTTGTCATGCGGTCAAAGGTCTGTGCAACATCTACATAATCATTGTATTGACCGACACCACGAATCATTTGCTCAGTTGCCAGTTTCGTTATATTGTCAGGGATAAAACTCAAACCAGCATGAGTTACCAGAACAGTCTTTTCATGATATTTGTAATAAGCACACTGACCAAGTTTACGATAGAGCATTCGAGCAATTTTGGTATCAAGTCCCCTAGCCTCAAGCTGATGGCGAGTTACCTGTTCAAACTCATGGGACTTACCTGTTCCACCATTTGACCAATACCAAAGCCAACGTTCATGATTTCCCTCCAGCATAATCACATTTTTGCGATCCATAATACTGTAAAGGAAATTAATAACCTCAACATTTTCTATACCACGATCAATGTAATCACCACAAAAAATATAAAGTTCATCATCCTTCAAACCATCTTTCAAATACTCCTGAAGAACAGTGTTACAGCCATGAATGTCGCCAATATGGTGAATCTTTTTATAATCTGAAAAATCCATAGGTTTATACCAGATACGATCCAGTTCATCAGGACACAGCTTCACAATGCCTGTCGGAATATACTGTGTTGCAAAACGAGCATACATCTTTTCAATCACTTCTTCTGGTACTTGTTTATAATCAGGACGAGTCAGATTTCTACGCTTACACTCTTCCATAGGAACATCAGTAAAATCCACACAATAAATACGATAGCGGTAGGTCTGTGCCATTGTCTTATAACGATTCATTTCAACTGTTTTTGAATTCGTTGCGTCAATTACAACAAACTCGCCACGCTGCATTCTAGCCTCCAAAATTTGAAACAAAAGTGACCAGACCTTTTTCTCATTCTCTTGACTAATTCCAAAAGTTCCATTGGTAGTCATCACAGGAGATTGACACAGCAAACGAATTTCATCAGCAGACAATGTGTATTGTTCCAGATTGTTTTCTTTGATAAATGTAGTTTTGCCAACACCGGGCGCACCACGCATTAACAATAAAACTCTCATATTATTACCTCTTACATTTGCTTTATAGCGTTCATCCGTCACATCTCTTTATTCTCGGCTTTCGCCTTGAATAAAGATGTTAGGATGAACTGATTAACTTAGTTACAGAAAGCCGGGGCAAACCAACGCGAATAGTTAGCGTCGTCGCCGTACGCACTCCCCGAAGCGTCGACACCGCAGAAGTCGCCCGAGTAGTCCGCATAAACAGAGCGCAACCACTGACAATCCTGTTCACCTTCAACATTCAGCTTGAAATAATTGATGTTTTCTTGAGCATAAAACTCATACCAGTGACCCTCACCACCATAAGAGCAGAACTTGCGACCATACAATTCCTGCTCAGACTTGAGCCAGAATTCATCCGCAGTCTTTTGCATAACGCCATTACGATCTGCACTCTGCTTCCAAACCTTCTTGACAATGGCTGCAAGATCATCAGATACGTTGTTCTTGAAATCACCATTCAGGAAAGAACGAATGTCGGTATCATTCCACCAAACAGAATTATCATCCTCACGCATGGTAGCTTCATCCTTATAAAGATTAACCATATCCCAAGAGATAGGAGCTTTACCATTATCATCTGCCAGATCATCGTGGTCAAAACCAATAATCTGATATGTAGCAACGAAACCGTTCTTCATATAGTCCTTTTTTGTTGCACCAAGTGCAAAATATTCTCTTGCCTTTCCAGCCTTTGCAATTTCATCTACTCTGCGCCAAGAAATATGATCAAGATTTGTCATGGGCAGATTCATGGGAAACAAAAAATCAGAATTGTTTTCTCCATCGAATTTCACTGTGACAACATCATTCTCCTGAACGATATGCAAGCTGGGAAATATGTCTAAAACATTCTGATCAATACATATTTTCATATTTTACAACTCCATTAATTTATTGATTTTATCGTTATATATGTAAGTTTTAAGAGGTGTGTCGCCCCTTAAAACTAAATTTCAAGAATACATATATTCTTTAAATTCTTGATATTCTTCATATTTACGAGACAAATCTGTTTTACGCTGTATTGTCAGCTCATCGTCTCCAATAAAGAATTGTTTCAAAACTTTAAAATTTGTTCTTCCGATTTCACCATGTTTTTGTTCATATTGGTATATTCGATTATATAAACCGGAAAGATATATTCTATTCCATTGAAATACTTTACCAAAGTCTTTTGCTACATCATTAGCCGAAATTGAGATATGATTAATTTGTTTTGTAGTAAAACAGGCATTCTTATAACTTCTAAACAAATATTGGCTATCTACATATGCTACAGTTCTTCCACCAAATTTTTGGGAATCATGCGTTTCAGCATCACGATAATTAGAAAGTAAATAAACTGCATTATCAGGTAATTTAATTTTTTCCTTCGTAACTGGATGAATGATCGTACCTTCATATTCGTCCAGATCTTTCTTTAAAATAGAAGGGATATCATTTATTTTAATCCCAAACCAAACCAAAATGGCTGCACATTTAAAAGTGTCAAACTCCGTTCCCCTATCAGAAAAAACTTCATCTATTGTATTAAATAAATCATTATAATCTCTAAAATAATACGTGTTATAAAAGCCAGATCGATTTATATCTGTAAATTGTATTTCCGAAAGATTCCTAATTATCTGTTCTGAACCGTACCCCTGCTCATACATCCACTTCATAAAGTCATTTATTTTACTTTTGTACGTAAAAAACGAATTTGCAGATATTATGACTAATTGTGAAAACATGTCAATTAGATCTTGTTTTGTTAAGTCGTTATATGAGACATCTGGTTTTAAATCAAAAAACTTAGTCAGAAAAACTTCTATTTGTCGCTTGCTTTTTTCATTCATTCTTAAAGTAGATTCTTGGATGTATTGATCCATGACAGTTTTTTCAATCATTGCTATCACCCCACCTACTTTATATCATATCAAATTAAATCTATAATGTCAATATTTTTTGAATTTATTGTTATGCAGACTGAATGCCAAGACTGATAAGTATCGCCCGATTTACCTCATTCATTTTTTTGCTAGAAATACTTCCAACATACTTTTCCAATCTATTCTTATCAATTGTTCTAAGTTGCTCTAATAAAATAGTAGAATCTACAGATAGGTTCCCCTCACCAGAATCTATTTTAATATGAGTAGGCATTTTCTTCTTTGCTTTAGAAGTTAAAATTGCTACAATAACTGTAGGACTATGATAATTTCCTACATTATTTTGAACTATTAAAACAGGCCGTACCCCCCCCCTGCTCGCATCCAATAACCGGACTTAAATCCGCATAGTAGATATCACCTCTTTTCACACTTTTCATACCAAATCTCCTTTTTTGATTATTGATTTTCTTGTTATTATAATAACATTTATAATTCTGTTTGTCAAGCACTTTGATATATTTTTTATTGGAAATATATACCTACATCTATTCGAATAGTTCCTATTTTTCCCAATGAAGCTTTTAATGTGGCGAAGACGGTGGGATTTGAATCCACGTTCTCTTGCGAACAACTCGATTTCAAGTCAAGCTCTTTACGGCCACTTCGATACTTCTCCACATGAAGCATATTATAGAAATTCCATATTACATTATCACAATTAACATATTTTGTCAAGCATTTTTGATACAAGAATTTGCATGTTCCAAAAGAAAGCAAGATTGTACATACAAGTCTTCCGGTATGATATCAACATCTAATTCATCAAAAATTAGTTTGCTGGTTATAGGGCGTTGATGTTCTAAATCATAAATTCCAGCATAAATTTTATTTCTTCCATTATCCATTTGAATCTGAAAACATACGGTTCTGCATATTTGCATAGATGCAGACAAACCACCTAAATATATGTTAATAATATTCTTAATTTGAAATTGTTCTTTCTTAGTTAATTCCCCTAATTCATATGGATCGACTACATAAGTTAATATTTTTTGTTCTTTATCATACGTAAAAAATCGATCTCCAAAATATGATATATCCATTAAATCAACAACACTATCCAATTTCTTTTGTGGACGAATTGGAATTTGATGCTGTTTTCTATGTAAAGCATAAATTCGATATATTCTATTATTTGTTTCACATACATATACCGTTTCTGTTTCTGCATAAATTTTTACTAATGCTCCATCTGTATAAACAGATGTTGCAAAAAGACGCTTGAATTCAAGATATCCATCACCCCTACCAACAATCTGAGTGGCGCAAAATTTGGATTCAGAATCTACTACAATACGAAAAAAATCGTAATTACTGAGCAATACAGTTAGTGCAAGCAATTTCTCATTTTCAACGCAAATTTTAACATTAGACATTTGAACCACTCTCCTATTTAATATTGACAAATTAGATAATTTACTATATTATTATACTGCATGAGATAATTTTCTAACGCTTACGATCACAATCATAGCAGATGATTTTCTCAAAGTCAAGCATAAAATAGAATATATTCTAAACCGGAGGATTTATTATGGAAAACGGGCTATATGATCGTATTAAAACATTGTGCGATAGTCGTAAGATTAGCATATCAAAATTAGAAAATGACTGTGGATTTGCAAATGCAACAATTTCAAAATGGAAATCTACAAGCATTCCCGGCGTCGATAAAATCAAAACCATTGCTCAATATTTTGGTGTTACTGTAGATTATCTTCTTGGTATGACGGACATCCCATCTTCCGCTGATGAAATTATCAATGACACTGACATTGTATCTCTTCAAAGAGCCAGATCGAAAATGTCCCAAAAAGATAAGCAGCGTATGATGCAAATGCTTAAAATTGGATTTGAATATGCTTTCAAAGATGACGATGATGATAAATAGTCCTTTTTATGGGACATGACTTATGATACGGTAATGATGAGGTGATGGCCTTGATTAGATACGCTTATATTTGTAACCAAGTTTTGAAATTATATAGAAATTTATCCACAATTGAATTTCCTATAGATCCATGCATATTGTTTGACCAAATTCATAACTGCAAAATTATGACATATTCTACTTTTGCAAAAATAAATGAATGTTCACTGCATGATGTTGTTTTACTATGCGAAAGCGAAAGCGGATGTACCCACTATGATGTTTCCAGTGATAGATATCTTGTTCTATTTAATTCATCTACTTCAAACAACAATGTATTGGGGCGTATCCGATGGACACTTGCGCATGAACTGGGACATGTCATTTTAAATCACCTTCCTTATGTCGCCGAACCACATATTGCGGAACAAAATTTTAACAACCTATTTGATCCTACGTTGGAAGCAGAAGCTAACTATTTTGCATCATTATTGTTATGTCCAATGCCATTATATGAACAGCTTCATATTCACTCTCCACTTGATATTCAAAATACATTTGGTTTATCTTGTGAAGCTTCCGATGTACGATGGAAAGCGTATCTCAAATGGAAACGAAATCATCGTAAAACTGCTTGGGAAAACGATATGAAACGAATTTATAATACAAAAAACAAGTCCTCATTAAATATACTGTGACACACTTTCTCTTTCCATGCTATACATGAATGTAGAACCTTTTCGTTACTAAAACAAATTTATATTATGTTCATGCATCATTTAATTTGTTTCTATAACCAAAGTACGGTTATAGCATTATTTTCCCCCTCCCTGTCCTGATACAGGGAGGTTTTACTAATCGTTCCAAAAAATTTTTAAATATGTCCATTCAGTTTGTCGTATTAACATGCTTGATCAAAGTAATCAACTAAAATTTGATGCGCACGATTGTATACTTGAATCTCAGTTTTTAGATCTCCCCAATTTATTTCGTTAATGATGTATTCCGGAACCCCAAATTCTAATAAAATCATTTTCTTATTTTTTATATATATCTCCACTATATACTTCCTCCAATCAAATATAAAAATTAACCTAAAACCGTATATTTTTTATAATTTAGATATATTGTTTTCTATATAATTTATTTATTCAGAACAGTAAAATATTTCACAAATTTAAGACGCATATAGTAACCTCAAAAAAGTCTTTATCCCCAATAGTTTGCTAGAAATTTTTTATCCGAGCACACTGTGGTCGGTGATAAAAATGAAAGCACGAGAAATCAAATTCTCTAAAAATCTTCAAAAGCTCAGAAAAAACTTGGCTATAAATCGGCATATGAACTTTCCATAGCTTTACAAGATGTAGGCTATTACTGTTCTCCATCCAGTATAAAATCTTTGGAATCTGGACATAGAAACCCCACAATTGATGCTATAGCAGCACTGTGTTCCGTACTAAATATTTCCGCAGATGACTTGTTATTCTAGTGAGAAGAAAAATCAATGAAAGTTTTAATCTCAGGTAAATCAAACATTTTGCAGACCAGATATGCGGTATATCCATTTCTAAGCCAACCGTGATCATCTATTTCTACATTTGTTTGAAAACCTCCGTATTTTCGAAATTCATCAATGCGTTTAGAAATTTTATTGCCGGAAGGAATTGTTCTCTTAAACATAGCGGGGATTTTAATTTGGTTCATGTTTATAATTTTCACAACTCCACATATTTCTTTTAGAGGGAATGTAGCACCATTGAGTTTTGCGATATCCATTGCCCCTTCTCCTGATATTACTCCTGTTGTTGCAATCCCATATTCAGTCCCATATGATGTATCACATAAAACTTTATCATCTTTATGAATTACATAAACAAATTTATCGGGAACAAAAAAGCAATAACGTTTTGGACTAAATTGATTATGTTTTACAAGCACAATGTTCATTTTTCCAGCCTCCATATTATTGATCTTATTGTTATATGAATTATTTAATATCATCTTTGTGAAATTTACACTGCGGAAATGGGCAATGCTCACAATCGCTGCTGTCGCATTTTCCATCACTATTTCTAGTTACTGCATATAAAAACATTACAAATGATGCAATAAGTAAAATAACATGTAGTACTTCCATTAAAATTCTCCTTATTTTTCCAGTGATAAAATTCCAAAATCTATAAGTTGATTTATTTTTTCTAAAAACATTTCTTGTATTTGTAAATCGTTTTCATTTTCAATATCCTCCTGTTGAAAAAATTCATTAAATTCATAATTATACATTCCACCATAAGAATATAAGTCGAAGCGAAATTCTCCCGCATATTCTTTTGCGTTCGTATCATAAATACCAATCCAGTAACTGCTATCCGTACAATACATCCTGTCACTACTAGAACCAGCAGAACCAGAAATACACCAAGCTTGTATCACATCATTTCTCCAAAATAAAGGCGAACATACTTTTCCACGATCTTTTATTTTTAATTGCTTTATTTTATTAAAAGTTAAATTATATTTGTTCTTTGTTTTAAAATCAATATATTGCATTTCTTGTTATTCCTCTTTAAATAACCAAAAATAATATTTTATCGTTAAAATCAGTAATTTTTCCGCTAATACATATAGTCACAACTTTTATTTAATTTGAATATCTACTTTGTTATCATACTTGGGATTCTGCACACTATTAATACGGAGCGTGGCGGCAGTTCCGTTCAAATTTTCCCATATATCTACTACAATTTCATTTCCCTCTTTATCCCACAAATACAAACAGCGAAAAAGAGGTTCTACATAATGATTTTTCCAGTTTGGATTATCCTGATATTTTTTCAAATAATATTCTTTTGCAAATTCTTCAACCGACAATCCACTATCCCAAAATTGACGGTTGCGTTCTACATCTAACAAACTCATTTTCCGAAGTTTGGAAGCATCGCCGCCAAATTTCACGTCACATTTATACCAATCCCATGGCTTATGATGAAACTCCTGATATTCTCTGATTTGCCGTTCTGCACTGTCCCAAACTGGCATTTCACGAAGTTCTCTATTCCATCGCTCGATTGTAGCCTTTGCATTGGCCTCTGCTAACTTTTCTTTTACTAATTTTCCTCCAAGAAATAACAGATCAAAAATCATTTTATCGCCACCTCCAAAAAACTACATCATTTTTCCGCTTTGGTCAACTATATCATATAGTCATTTCTTGATTTAATTATAATTGATTTTCTCGTTATTGTCAATATACAATTAATTAATTTTTCTCATTTTTCCGCTATTAAAGTTCAGTATCTTTGGGCGAGACAAAATAACATCAAGAATCACATTCATATCAAAAACTATCTTCATTTTCCTTCAATCCGTTTCTCTCGTTCCTTCTCAAGATCAACATCAATTCCTTTTGAAAATAATCCGAGTAAATGATCTAATGCTTCCTTTTTATCAACTTTCGCAGTTACTAATTTGGCTACAATTTCACCATTTTTTGTTATAATAATATCCTGATCTTTTGCCATTGTTACATATTTTCCAGTATTGGCCTTCAGTTCAGATACAGATATTTGTATTATATTAAGTTACTCCCTTCTAATGCCGATACATTATTATGCTTCTATTGCCAGTTTAGCATACTATTTTGTCAACAAATTAGGTCTTTTTCATGTTAGAGAACAAGTCTTTTAAGGCCCCAAAAAAAGGCTCATAAAATATCGTCATTTTTCCACTTGAGACAAAATGAGACATAAAACTGCAACATTATTAAACTTCATCAATGATACTCTTTCGTTTTTCCGCATACTCTTCCTCGGTAATGATCCCATGATCTTTAAGAGACTTTAATTTTAAAAGTCTTTTTTCTATGTCGTACGTTGATCCTTCTAATTTATTTATTTCTTCTGTATCCTTTTGATTTTGTATTGCTGCCAATATTGTTGCATAAATTTCGTTTGCTATATTCTTTTTTTGTTTATATTCTTGACTATCTTTTGAAATTTCGTTGAAAATTAAAGAAACGATGTACTGCGGATGATTTATTTCAGATGTAAAAATTTTTACACACAAAGAATTAACAACACCTTCACTTTTTCTTGTAACTGCTCCAACAATCGCTCCAGCTTGTCCGGCAATTATTCCACCCACAACAGCTCTTCCAACCCCTCCTCTTTCAATTATTTGACCATCTTCATCAATTTCGCACTTTATAATACTTGAAAACGGAATATTTAAAAAAGATGGAGTCTGCAAATTAAAATTATCCACTTTAACAATTATAAACTGATCGTTAGTATCGTCCACACAGAATGTACAACTGTATTTTCCTTCTGTCCATTCAAAGGTTTTGATAAAGGTATTGTTACGATAAAAATCTTCCATTGTTTTTGTATTTTTGTCGATTTTTTCATTTGTTTCTATTATTTTTTCTTTCGTTTCTATTATTTTTTTATCGTCGCCTTCTTCAGGCGCACATGCATATATGACACCTAATACAATTGGAATACAAACTATAAAAATTTTAATCGTTAAGATTATACTATCATTAAAAAACGCCCATTCAAAATGTTCATAAGAAAAATAGATACCAAATAAGATTAGACCGATAATAAATATAATTGTATAACCCAAGAACGATGATTTAAGACCTCTTCTTTCATTTTCTGTCAAATCCGTTCGAAACCCCACATACAATAAGTATAGACCACATCCACCAAATGGAATATAAAGTAGCAATAAAAGCACACATATGTCATAAAAACTCATTTTACTTCCTCCCCCTTTATACAACTTCATTATATATTGATTACCGTATATGTCAATATGTAGAAACAGATAAAAGATTGAGGATTTTTCCGCTACGGTTAAAGTGTTATATATTTACGTCGCATCTCCCCGTATTAACTGCTACAATCAATTCATTCATACATTCAAAAAACTTCTGAGAGTATTTCGCACCATTTTCCTTGTAATACTGAATATTTTCACATCGCCCACCATTGATATTCACGTTAACCAACTTTTTTATAATCCAACCTTGTGTCACCAAAGGGACACGAATGCCGTATTTCCGCATAAGATAATTGACAACCGAATAGCTGCTATTATTATATCGGCTCTTATAAAAAGTTACTGTTTTATTTTCCAGTTTTCCACCATTTCTAATAATGTCCAATGCTTCATTTACAATCTGTTCTGCTTCTATATTCTTTTGCTGGACAAAAGCCTTTTCTTCTGCCTCTCGTTTTTCTTTTTGTTCTTGTTCCCTCTTTCTTTGATTTTCCGCAAATATCCTTCTAGCGTCCATGCAAGGTTCAACCAAAGAGGGATCAATATATTTTAAGAGTTCTATCATACTTAATTGGACATGATCTTGATTTTTTATATGTTCTTGCATTTTAGAAACGAAATTTTCCGCTGTATCAATTGAGTTTTGCTTGCATTTTTCCACTACGTCCGCAACCGAACAATCTGTACTTATTGTTCCAATATCAAGCCCGATTTCTGGAGTTGCTTCAGGATAACATACATAAATCGTACAAAATTGATCGTTTCCCCCTGATTTTTCCGCTACGCCTCTATAAATATTACCATTTATATGCTGAATGAATCTGTTATGATATACAGCCTTCTTTTTGGTCGGACTATATGTAATAATACGTCGCAGTTCGCATGGTTCTGTTAATTCACTTAATTTCATTCAAATTGCCCCCCAATATGTTTTTACACTACATTTAATAATATATACCGATTACACCACGGAACGCAATTTATTTCCGGCTTAAATGGTAAATTGTCTACTTTCAGAAAATAAATTCTCTCTCATCAGATGTAATATACCTGATATACCATCCACAAGGAAGCTGCCAAATAGATTTTCCAACTTTATTTTTTAATTATTTGATACAGCTTTTCCATTCCTTGCAAAACCTTATCGAAATTATCTTTATCGAATAAGCCCAATATATCGGCAAATTTATCACACATTTTAGCACATCTATTTATGTGTTCCGTATATTCATGGAAGGAATCAAAGTCATTTGCCTTTGCTTTAGAAATATCGTTAATACGGCGCACACTGGATTTCAAGTTTTTCAACGCTTGCTTATTTTCTGCCATTAAGAAATCGTTTTCACCCTCATACCTGTTCTGAGAGAGCATGATTTCGATCTCAACAGCCTGTTCATCGGTGATTTCACCAAAGTATTCTTCGGGCAAATTAAACAGTCTCGAAAGCTTTTTTAGCTGTTCTGACGGAATCCTCCGCTTTCCGTGTTCCCATTCAAATACTGTCGGCTGCGATACAGTCAATCTTTTTGCCAAAGCTGCACCCGATAATCCTGCTATGCTCCTTATGTGTTTGAGTCCATTCATAATTTTTCCGTCCGTTTCTGACTCTGTATCAGCCGTTATTTATTCTCGCCTTGATAGCTATTCATGTTCTTAACCCCCTTTTTATCCAATGCATACGACAACTGTATTTGATGGATTATATTTCTTTCCTCTATATAACTTTACTGATACATTACAAAACCGTTTCATTTTTTTCTGTTTCCTTGTGATCTCTTGAATAAAATTTTCCGTTTGTTGTTTATCTATATAATATCTTTTCATTTTTACCATTCCACTTTATTTCATTTATTGTTATTATTGAATTTCTTGGAATGTCCCGCAACTGAATTCTTGCAGCTTGTTCAATGCGTCTTTTTCCGTCTCATACACTGATACATGATAAATAAAATCATTGTCATAATCTGCTTTTATAATCAATTTGAAGCTATTTTCCCGTTTAGATGCCCCTTTATATGGTAAAATGGTTACATTGTCGATCATTGCTGTATTTCCAAAATCATCTTTATAAATGTTCATGTTTTCCACTCCTTCTATAAAATATGTATGATTAAAATTTTTACATCATATAGAAAATGCATCTTCCATCATTTATTTCATGATACGTTTCGCCTTCATTTACTAAATCGTGTCCAAACTGTTCAAAATCAAAATATTGTTCTATAATCCCGTTATGATTAATATATCCAAAGTTTACAGCTTCTTCATAGCCAAGATCTTCTATACTGTCAAAAATTGCCCCAACAATGCTTCTGTCCTGATAATCAGAACTGAACGGATAATTTTCAAAAACGTCATTTGCCTGATCTTCCGTCATGTCGTATTCATCCATAACAACTTGTTTTTCTTCTGCGACAATTTTCTGATAAAACGCTTGTCCTTCTTCACTGTTAAGCTTTTCATATACCGGCTTAATATTTTCACATAATTCCATACCTGCTGCATAACGTTCACTGTCTTTTTTAATCCCGTATCCCAAATTTTCAATTTCTGAATCAAAACGGCGCAAAGCGTTATATTCGGATTCTGTTAACACCGTTTCAATTTCATCATAATTTTTCCAATCGCTATTGCAATAACAACTCCCGTGCAAAAACACTCGTCCAAAATAATGCCCGCATTCAAAACGCAATGGCGTATTTTCGATATAGGCACAACAGTCTCTATCATCACTGTTTTTTACTCTATACAAAAATACCATACTCATATTATTTTTCCCCTTTCTATTATTGATCTTATTGTTATACTTCATGTTCTATTGCGATAAATTGGAACTGCTGCGAATATAGGTTCATTTGTTTTTCTATCCCGTACTTCCAAAACATTCTTACTTGCGTTTACTGTAAATTTTCCGCTCTTTAAAATGATCCCCATCTTATGAAGATGATATAAAAACGCCTTCTTGTGGTTCTTTGCATTTGTTTGGAATTCGCCAATTGCCATTGCATTTTTCCATGTCCAAACGCCTTTTTCATTCTTCCGTGCGCTAATCTGTTTTATTTCATATTTCATTTTTATACGCTCCTTTTATGGTCTATCATCCGTTTCCATACCTAAATAATATTTGTCTTTTTCACCGTTCCAAAAATGTTCCGCTAAATCCTGTAAAGACTTTTCCCCGTCAATCAGGGCTTGAAAATCTTCCAACACATCTTTATTTGTGTAATTCTGATATGGATTAAAAGAAATGGTTAGTCTAAAGCGTTTCCCGCTCTCTACTAGTCCATATTCACCCGTTCTTTGCGCAATTGGATATGCGCCAATTGTAAGCCCGTACAAATTCGGAAAATCTTCCGTATTGTGTCCGCTCCAATCCTCTAGTTGAATATGCGTTCCGTCTTTTAAAGTTGATTCTTTTACTATTTTCATGTTAACCCGCCTTTCGTGTATCCGCTATATGTATTTCCTACGTTGTCAACTTTTCAACAAATTCATGTAACAAAATTTCTATGTTGTCCCGCCGTTGTTCATAGGTCATATCCCAATTATCAGAAATTTTTCGTGCCTGTTCGTTATACGTTCTGCATAGTTCATAATCTACTTTTTTTCCAATCGGCGCATAGCCTGTTGAAATGATAACATCGTCAATTTGGTAATAATCGCAAGCCCAACCCTCAGCCCTTGTAGAATATGCAAATGGATTTTGGAATTCCAACAAATAGTATGCGTCACAATATCCAATGCAATAAACTGGATAACCGCTTTCCCGGATTTCTTTTCTTGTAGCTTTATATTTCATGATTTTTGCCTTTCTCCCCGTTGTGCCGTTAGGTCAGCCGACAAATTGTTTATTTCACCTTTGGGACAAATCCGCACAACAGGCATTTTGTGATGTACTCATTTTTTAAATATGCTTTTGCAAATTGGAACGCCTGTT